AGGATAGGCAAGATAAAGCAGATAGAAAACAAAAGCAGAAGGGTTGGGACTAAATATGAAAAAGTATTTCTATGATGAAGCAGTTAAATATTTAGAACAAAATGGAATAGGTTGCGACCCTTGCGAAGATTTAGAGGGTGAATATGTTTGCGACTTATTAGATGATGAATATGATGGATGCGATAATGCAACAGATGAAGTTTACTATTATGAAAAAACATTACAATACATAATTAAAAGAACTCAAAATTATATAAATGAATTAAAGGGAGAAGATTAATATGGATAAAAGATTAAATGATGTAGATGTTGTAGAATTTGCAGAATACATAGTTGTATTAGAACATATTAAGAATACACCTAGTGGTGCACCTAGATATGAAGCAACAATAATATATAATGGTCAAGGCAAAGGAATTAATCGAGCTGGACACAAATATAGATTCACAGGTCATTATCTAAGTGAAAGACAAGAAGCTGAATATATTTTAGAACAATATTTAAAGGAGATGAACTAATATGGTAGTAAAAGTAAGATTCAGAATTAAAATAAATGGTGAATGGATAATTAAAGAAGCTATTGCAGATAATGAAGATTCTATAAAAGAGTTTTGTAGAAAGAATGATAAAATAGAAGATTGGGAAATTATTTCTACAGAGGAATTGAGTAAATAATATTCTACCATATATATAGTATAAGAAGAAAAGAGGTAATAAAGTATGATGAATGTTTATGAAACTACAAAGATATTAGGTGCAGCTTTTAATGCTGATAAATTTGAACTTTACTTAGTTAATGAAATAGATAAAATAGATGATGAGATGTCTAAGTTAGAACCTAATAATTATAAATATGAGGAATTGAAAATTAGAAAAAATACTCTACAAGAGATAAGGGAGAAATATTATAATTTAAAAAAATAAATTGTATAATTATATGTGATAGAAATATCACACAATCACCTCCCTTTCAGAGATAGGCTCAATTCCTCCTGGGCCTATCTCACTTAAATAGGAATATAACACAAAAGGCAGTGTATCGATCCAAGCTCTAAGAAAGTGAAAGGATGCGAGTATGTTGGTTCGAATCCATCTATTCCTACCTCCTCCTATTAAAACGATTCATATTTTTTGAGAATTAAGTTACTTAAATACTTTTTTATTTAGGTAACTTTTTTCTTTTAGCTCTTTATTTTTCTTAAAAAATATATTATAATTAATGTGTAAATAATAAATAAGGAGGAATTTATTATGGAAAAAAATTTATTATTAGAGAGTAAGGAAATTATTAAGAAATTCTTACAACAAAGAAAAATTGAAGTTGAAGTTGAAAATATTGAATATGTAAAATACTTCGATGAGAAAGGTGCTTATTATCATTCTATATATAATGGTCCTAAAAGAACATTTGGTTTTAGCTTATTTAAAATAGCTAATTCAAATAAACATATTCTACTTGAAGATGAAGATTTTGTTTGGGGAGGAGGAAGAATTCCTAGATTTATAGTTCTATTTAATGCTAATGATATTACATTTAGTACTTATCGTTATGGAACAAAAAGTCAAGGTCAATATTTTGATAATGATTATACTTTAATGGGTATAGATTATGAAAGACTAGATTTAATAAATGAAGTTAAAAATTATCTAATTGAAAATAAATATATAAAATTATATCCAACTAAATAAAAATTATTTTAAGGATTGATTTTCAATCCTTTTTATATTATAATATATATGTAAATATAAAGGAGGAATAATATATGAAAAATTTATTTTACAAAGGTGCAATTAATAAGAGAAGTGGAAAGGCATTATTTAATTTCTTAAACAATCATTTCACTTATTACACAATGAATAGTTGGAATGGTTTAGAAAGTATCGCTAATAAAGTTAAAATTTATGAATTAGGTTTAGAAGGCGATAAGTGGTTAGCATTAGGATTATTACAAAATGATGATTACGAATCTCTTAATAGAATGATTTATAATTGGGAAGAAGAACATCCTAATTACGAAGTTGTTTTTAATGGCAGAAGTGGTGGTTATCTAGTATTAACTAATAAGAATGATAATATAAATGTTATTCCTAATTGGATTAGTGATTATGATAATTATGAAGACTTCAAAGCTAATGTAAAAGATTATTATGAAACTATTAAAAATTGTTTAGATGATTTAAACTATTATGTAGAGTTAGTTCAAAGTTTCGATAAGTTATGTGATGAAATTAGAGAATACGTTAACGAGTTATCCTTAACTGATAAAGAGAAGTTAGCAGAAGATGAGTTACAAGGTATCGTTGATAATTTCAATTATGCTTATGAACAAGATTTAATGAATATGCAAATTGAAGAATTAGAAGTTAGTAAAGATGATAAAGGTTATTATATTGATACAAATCAATTAACTAAATCTAATTCATTAAGTGATTGCTTTGATAGATTACTTGACAAATTCGATAACGCGATATCATTATTCAATGCTAAATATGATGAAAATAACATATTAAGATTAGAATATAAAGGTTAGGAGTAATCCTAACTTTTTTATTTTAAGGATTGATTTATTGATTATTTTATTATATAATTATTATGTAAATAAGGAGGACATATAATATGAAAGAAATTAATTATATGAAAGGTCAATTAGAATTAATGAATAAAAAGGAAGTTGAAAATGTTTACTATAATTGGTGTAAGGCAAATGGAAAAAAGGTAGCAAAAAGGGAAATTAAAGGTTTAACAAAGGAATCAATTATAGATAAGTATATAGTAGCAAGAAATAAAAAGATGATATGGGGGTAGAAGAATATGGAAGTTAAATTATACACAAAGAAAGAAGCTAAAGAAATAATTAAGAATCATCCAGATAAGACTTTAAGAACAAAATGTGTAGTAGTAGACCTTGTTCAAGACAACGATGGTATGGACCATGAGAAGAGAATGTATTACATTGTAGAACTTATACGTAAAGGATGTTATATTTATTCAGTTTTATTTAAGGAGAAAGAATAATATGGAAAAGACAATTTATGAAAGATATGCAAGTCAAATAAATAACTTACAAGCTCCAGGGATGCCAGATAACAAAGTAGCAATATTCGTTGGAAAAGATGTATATACAGAAAGTGGTAGATATACTCTTGGCATTAGAAAGATAAATGAAGGACCTGATTATTATATAAATAATAGTTTAATACCTTGGGCATTCATGAATGGCATTTATTGTAAAGGAATGACTCATGGAAACTTTGTTGTAGAAAGATGTTATGATAAAGTAACTAATATACCAAATAAGAAAGAAGAAGATTATAGTTTAAATGTAGATGTTTTAAATTATGTAAATGCAGTTATGGTAGCTACTAACTTCTATAATAAAGAAATAGTTTCACATATTACAATGGTATACTATATTGGTGAAGCAGATACATGTGGTGTAAGAGAATTTAAAGATGAAGAAGAATTTACAAAGGCAATTAAAGAAGATTTAGAATATTTAGAAGAGGAATAGAAAATGGAAAGTAAATTATTTGAAACGATATATAATAATTTAAAAAGTAGAGTTGATTGGTGTAATAAAACTTTAGGTCCTATAAAAAGCAAAGCTGATTTGGAGAAGATGAGTTTAAAAAAATATCAAGCTATATTAAAGATGTGTAAAACATTAATGAGTGATATGGATAAAATTTATACAGAGCTTAATCACATTTATGGAATGGGAAACTTAACAGTTCAGCAACAAAGTAAGTTAATATCCATGATGAGAAAGTTTACAAATTATAGAAGTGATATAAAATGTTTAGCTTCTCATAAAGATATTAACAGTGTTCCTAATATTCCTTCAACTTCAACTTATCAATTATCAGTATTAGCAGATACAGTATTAAGTAGATCAGTAAGATGCGATAAGTCAAATAAGGAAACAGATGATACTGAAATAAATAATATACTACCATATTATAGCTTTGAAGGAAGCTCAAAGATGAAGGTTACAGTTGATATCACAGATCAAGAGAACATTAAGAACGTTTGGAAAGTTGTTGGACTAGCAATGGAACAAAACGTAGGAACAATGACTCGATTTAGAAATCAGATCTTTAAACTTGGTGATCATTATGGACTTAAATGGGATTTAGTTTCGCCTGGAAAGATTGTTGGAACACTCGTTAACGATAAACATCAAAGAGTAGCAAGATTCAGAAGTTTAGTAAAGATAGGATAAAACCTATCTTTTTTATTTTACATCTTGATTTATCATGAAAAACATCTTATAATATAAGTGTAAAAATAAAAGGAGGACTTACATATGGAAAAGAAATATTTAGAATTAACTTATAATGGAAAATTAATTGGAGCATTCGAAGATGTTAAAGTATTCGAAGAAAGAGAAAACGAGATCTATTTAGAATGTGCAGATGGAAACTTCACAATTCCAAAGAATACAACATTACCTAGCTATTATGGAAAATGGTATAGCCCTCAATTACATTTAGGATTTGATGAATACAATCTATGTGGAAGAAGAGCTTTAAGAAGACATTCAAATGATTTAGATAAAAGAATAGTAAAGAGAGTAGATTTAGGAGGTAAGTAATATGCCAAAGATTAATCAAGTATTAACAAAAGGTGATTTAAAATTCTTATATGATAATTGGGCAATGACTTGGGAAGGATTAACTGAGGAGTCTTTTGAGAAAGCATTAAATCTTTGTGGAGGTGAAAATGCAAAAGGCTATTTAATAAAAGGAAAAGTTATGAATGCTCTTTGTAAATTAACTGGAAGCAATGCATATCCAGATGATTTAAACATTTTTGCAATATATCCATTTAAAGGATTAGCAATGCAGTTTGGTGCAAGATGGATGTATGATATAATTGAGAATAATGCTTGGAGAGAAAATTATAATCCATTTAATAAGAAGAATAATAAATAACTAAATTAAATAAAAGAAAGAAGGATTATAAATTATGCCAAAATATACATTTGATTTTAATCTACAAGCCTGGATTCAAAATCTTGAAATTGAAGCAGATAGTTATGAGGATGCAGTTCAAAAGTTAAACACTATGGACATTGACGATTTAATTTCTGATGGTTACGTTAAGAGATATGATATCGACGATGTTGATTGTGAAAGTGATGAAGATGATTATGAGGAAGAAGATGAAGAGGAAGATGATTTTCTTGATGATGAAGAAGACATTGAAAACGAATCCTTAACTGAATCTGTTAAAACAGTTAACAATGGTAAATACACTATCAAATATAACGAAGATGAAATTAATGAGATAGATGCGAAAGAATTAGTAGATGAAATTGAAAGTAGTTATAGAGATGTTTTCGAAAACGTTAAAGAAGTTGATTTAACTAACGATGAATATTTCGTTATTGGAGATAAGAAGTATCAATATATTGGTGGAAGACTTTACTACTATAATGATTTAAAATAAGAATTAAAATAAAGTGAATAGAAAAATTAGGATAAGAGTGTTCTTATCCTTTTTTGTTTTTAGAGGTTGATTTTTAAATAATTGTATTATATAATATATGTGTAATTAAGGATAAAGGAGATGTTGTATATGAAAAAAATAACTAAATTAATTAATGGAAGTATAGTAGTATTTGTAATTTGCTTAATAGCAGTGTTAACATTAACAAGTTGTGATAACACAAATGATAATTTAAGAAAAGGACAAGATACTAACATAACAGAGATACAAGGAGATGAGTGTCAAGTGACAACAAAAGAACTTAATGAAGCAGTTGACTTAAGAGATGAAAATAATTTAAAAATTACATTCACAATAAACGAAATACAAAAAAATGAAATTACTATTTATGAGTATAGTGTTTATAACGATAACTTTAAAATGGTATGTAATGGTGATGTTTTTGACTATCGTAAAAAGTCAGAAATGGAAACTGTTTTAAATGTTTTTAATATTTATAGTGATAAAATTTCTAATAGTTTAAAATATGATAAAGAAACAAAAAGTTACATATGTAAAGACATAGAAATACAAAACTATTATTTATATAATTTTAAAGTAACATTTCGAAATAAAATGTTAGTTGAGCTTTATACGGAAATATATAATAAAGAAACAAAAGAATTAATTCAAACTGTTAATACAATTTATGAATATGATTGTGTAGAACCATTTGAAATACCAAATAAAGAAGAAATAAAGGATTAGAGATAATCCTTTTATTTTTCACTAAATTATTATATAATAAGTAAAGGAGTGATTTATTTTATGCCAGTAACAGTAATGGATTGAGATAATAATACAGCTAATTGTGTAAAAGGAATTAGTGATTACTCTATGCGTGATGCTTATAAAGATAATAACTTTTCATCATTTTATGATTATTTTGTTTATCCTTACTCTAAATCTAATATAAAAACTAGTGCCTTTAAATATAAACTTTCAACAGGTGATGATTATGTAACTTATCCTTTGGAGTATAATTTAACCTTAGATAAATATCCTACAGGTTGAGGAATACAGGAATGAAATAAGGCTATATTACTTAAAAATTTTAAATATAGTAGAACAAATAGTGGAGGAAGTCAAGATTTTTGTCCAGTACTTCTTGAACCTGGAACTGTTGTTTATGGTGGAACCTCAACTAGTGATACTTGTAAAGTTTTGAAATTTATTGGCGAGGATGTTACAATTGAAAGGGTAGATGATTTTACATTAAAAATAAATAACGAACCTTATAGACGTTTACTTTTTAGAGATAGTTGTGTGCCAAAAAGATTGTATATTACTGTTCAAGCTGCCGGTGGAGGTGGTGGTGGTTCACAATATATGTTTATGAGTACAGGTATGGGTGGCTGTGGTGGAGCCTCTGGTGCTTATGCTTGTATGATTCTAGATTTAACTGCTGGTGATAGAATTTGACGTATAACTGGTGGAAAAGGTGGGGCCGGTGGTTATCATACTGGAACCAGTGGTAAACATGATGGAACTAAAGGAGATGCTACCTATATATCCTTACAAGTAAATGGGGAATGGCAAGACATTGCAACCCTATATGGTGGTGAAGGTGGATTAAGAGGTGACAATGGTTTTCATCAAAGAAATTCAATTCCAGGTAAAATTGAATTCTACAATACAGATAAGAAATGATATTGGTGTCTGGAACATTCTCCTGAAAACACCGATACAGAATCTCCTGGACACGGTGGAACTGAAGGTAAAAAAGGTTCAGGTATTTCTACAAATGAAATGTTACTAGCTGATAATAGTAATAACATGTCAGGTTCTAAAGTTCAGTGACCAGCAACATCTGGTAAAAGTAATAACAAAAAAGGTGGAGGAGGAGGCGAAGGTTTAGTGTCAGGAACAGGATATTTTGGAGGTCTTGGTGATGGTGGAAATGGTGGCGATGCACCTGTTTCAAGTGGTGAAGATGGTAGAAAGGGTGATGATTCATCAATAACCATATACCTTCTATATGAAGAGTAAATAAATATAATAAAATAAATTTATTTTAGGACTTGATTTTCAAGTCCTTTTATTATATAATAATATTGTAATAAGGAAATAGGTGATTGGATATGAAGAATAGAAATTGCAAAATAGTAAAAGCTAGAAAGATTTATAAATGTGATTGTTGTAATTGTATGATTAATATAAATGATAGTTACTTAAGATTAAATATTAATAGAAAAGGTATATTCCATTTTTGTAAAGATTGTGAAGAGAATAATAAAGGTGGAATAATGCAAATTATAAAAGAAGATGAACTTGAATATAGTGAAGAAAAAGGTTCTGTATATGGAAATTCAGCATTCTATGATGAAGAAGGTAAAGACATAACTGAAGACTTTGGATATAATGAATTTTAGGAAAGGAATAATTAGATATGAGAAAGTTATATTATATTGTATTTAATAATTGTGAAGGTTCATTTCCTCAAAGAGATAGTGAGAGTTATGACTATGATGAAGTTAAAAGAGAAGTAGATAAACTTAATTCTCAAAATGATAATCCTTATTGTAATTACAGTGTAGGACAAAGAGAGGTAATGTAAAATGAAACAAATTAAATTCAAAGCTAGAAAAGTATCTAATAATAAAGTAGTAAGAGGTAATTGGTTTGTTGAATTAAGACCTAACAATCCACAAAGAATAGCAGAAATGTTAGTTGGAGAGAAACTTAAAAACTTTATGGTAGTTGTTAAAGATGTAAAAACAAAGATGATAATGGAGGAAATTTAAATAACTAATTAAATATTAACAATTAAATAAAAAACTTAAAATAAAGGAAATTTGAAAGGTTTAATTGTATAATATAAATGTAATCAAGTGAAGCAACTATTAAGGATGTCCACTTCTATTAGGTCTAGCTAACTGAGATAGGTGAGGAAGGAATTAATAGTAGGGTTTGAAACCGGATGCGAGGCATGTAAGGTCCTACGTCGTAGTTTGGAGCCTAAGAGATGGTCTAGAACATCTTGTGTATCTTACGGTGGAGTCAATTCGAATTATACGGCCACTTGGTTCGTCTCTAAGAGTATACAAAGTAAAGCCCTGGGGTAGAGCAATATTAAGAGTATCGTTAACACAACCGAACCGCTTTGTATACTGCTAGAGGCGAATAACCTCAAATTATTGAAATGTTGTTTTTTGAAATGTTGTTTTTCACAATATGAAAACTCTCCTGAACTAATGTAGCATCATTAGGGAGTGTAAAAACCTCAAGGTTAGTCCTTGTTCAGACTCCTCTGGTATATGGGTATGAGAGAAAAAATATACCAATTTAATATGGGGCTACCCAAGAGAGAGGAGCACACGCTTTTAAACAAGTGGTAGCTAGAACCTTAATGTGGTTATCTACTGAGATATAATAGTATTGTTTGAAGTTCCGGATTAGTAAAACAATAAGTATGTATTTTGGTTTTTATTTGGTATTGTAAGTGCAAGTCTTACTGGCCCCGCCATATAAAAAATTACAAAGATAGAAAGATGCATATGATGATTGGGACATTGTTACTTATTCACTAATGAATATCTTCTGTGGAATATTTAATACTTATAACTATACTCCATATTATGAAGAACATCCAGAAGAATTTGATTTCAAACCTGTCAGAACTAAAGTAAGTGAAAAAAGTTATTAAAATATTAAAATTAGGACTTGATTTTTAACTAAAATTATTATATAATTAATTGTAGACAATAAATAAGGAGGCAAATAAAATGAAATATAATCTACAAGAAGCAATGAAAGAATTGAATAATGAGTATGAAAGAGAAGACATTTTCAGTCAAATTAGAAATGGCAAATTATTTGATATTTCTTATGAAAGTGGTAATGGAAATGAAGTTTTAACAACAACATTCCTTGCAAATAATGAAGAAGAAGCAAAGAATATGCTAATGTATGAGATGGAAGATGACAATATTAACATTGTAGATGTCAAATTAAATGATGATTCAGGTTGGGGAGTTTTTAACGCTATATTAAATAATGTTAGAGACGAAGATAGAAATGATTTAGAAGGCATTATTATGAGAGCATTATATGATAGTAATATTATATATAAAAAGGATTAATTTCTAATCCTTTTTTTTTATTTTTAGAGGTTGATTTAAAATGAATTGTATTATATAATATAAATGTAAATAACAACAAGGAGTGATTTATATGAAATTATATATGTTAACTGAATGGAATTCTGAATATGGCTATGAAGAGATATGTGCTTTATCTACTAATAAAAAAGATTTAGAACCTTTTGACCCTGAGTATAATTCTATACAAGAGTTTGACTTACCTGAAGATGGAAGTTTACATTTAAAACTTGTGTCAGGTCAATTTGAATTAGTGGATAAAGACGACAATATTATAAAAGAGGGAGTTAAACTTACTCATTAAATAAAGATAAGAGGTGATTGTTTATGACATTAAAGCAATTAGAAGAAATTAAGAAAATAGGAATACCTAGTGAAGAATTATTTCATGAAGTATGTGATGAATTATTAAAGTATAAACAATTTGAAGAACAACAAATAGGTTGTCCTATAGAAGTTAGATGTGAGATATTACCTGATAGTTATATTTATACTTTTGGAACAAGTATGGATACTATAGATGTTATTACTGGAAGAAAAGTTACTGCTATAAGTAGAGAAGGAATTCATATTTCATATGCTACTGCAAGTGGTAGAGAAAGAGATATGACATTACCTTGGAGAGCTTATAAAAAGACTTGGTGGTTAAAATCAGATAGGAGTGAATAGTTATGACTAAATGTGATTTTTGTGTATATCAAACAACTTGTATATCAGCTGCAGGCAATACTAATTATAGACCCGATAGCTATGTAGGAAGTGAAGAATGTAGAGAAGCTCTTAAATCTTTTACAGAATATGTTATGTTAAAAGAGAGAAACAAGAGTAAAACAAAAACATATAATAAGAATATCAATTATAAGAAAAGATAATAAGAGAAATAATAGTATGAATAAATATGAAAATGCATTAATAGAAATATTAAATGGTTTAGGTAATGGTAATTATAATTTATATCCTATTGAAGTAGACTTTGAACCAAAATATATATTATCTATTTCTACTGACGTCGATGATGATATAGCAATAACAGTAAGTGAAGAAACTTATAACTTATTAGTACAATTAGATAAGGATATAAATGGTAAGGAATAAATTATTTAAAATAAATCTTGATTTTAATTTAATTTTATTATATAATATATTTGTAAAGGATAAGGTGATTAATTATGTTAAAGAAAGTAAAAGAATTAACTGTAGAAGAACTAATGGAATTAGGTAAAGCAGATAATGTAAGAAATTTAAGAATTACTATTCAAGATCCTAATACAGAAAATAAACATTGGGATGTTATTATTGGTGGAACTGGTTATCAAAGAAAATTATTTCTAGAAGATGAAGTAGAAGTTCCTGATAAGAAAACTAAACAATTAGATCCTTTATCTTATGTGTTAACTTATAGAATGCATTATCAATATGGAAGAGTTGAATTTCTAGATAGAAATGATAGGATTATTCAAATAATAAATATTGATGACCTTACAAAAATTTCAGTTGACTTCTATTCTGAAAAAGTAGAATATAAAGAATTACTTCCTACAGATAATCCATACAGAGATGAAATAGTAGCTTGTATTAAATTTGTGGATAGAACTAAAGAAGAATTATTACGTATAAAATCTTAAAATAGGTCTTCATTTAAAGAAGACCTTTTATTATATCCTAATTCACAATTATTACTAAATTATATATAATAATTTAAAATGAGGTTATGATATTTATGACATATGAATCTACAAAAACTTTTAACTATAATGGTATTGAAGTTAAATATGACGCAGACTGAGATACTGCAAAAGATATAATGGAACCAGTAAAAGATATTTATCAACAATATAAAGATAAATTAGATATTAAAGTTATAGACTTTTCTCAATATGATTTGAATTATTGTTTAATAGATGATAAAGTTTATAAGTTTAATCCAGATGATTATAAATGGTATCCTGAAGAGGAATAAATTTTAAATTTTGTTTAAGGATGTTTTATTATGAATAAATTATTAAGCTTTGATGAAAAACTATGAAATGAATATTATAACATAGTAAATACTAAAATAAAGGAAATACTACCTGAAATAAGAACTATTATTAAAGAGTCTATATCTAATAATTTTGATTCTCTTTCCGATAAAACTATTAGTGATTTATTTGATATTATACTTAATGATTTAATTAAGAGTGGATTATGTAAGAAGAATAGTAAATTAAAAGGTTATCCTTCCTTAAATATAAAATCAGATAATATATATGTTAAATATCTACCAATAAATGTTGACCTTTATAATTGTAATTTAAAAAATTATTATGAATCTCTTAGTATGTCATTAATGTTTGAAATTCAATCTACCGCTGGACCTAATGGGGTTTCAGTTGATTCAAATTTAAGTGATCACATATATCAATTTGAAAAAGAATTACGTAAAAAGGTTTATAAATGTGAATATAAATTAAATGATAATCAAAAACAACAAAGAAAAGATTTTGATATTAAAAATCAAATAATGCACGGTTATAATTGTCCACCTGAGTATATAGATGATCTTAAACGTTTAGGTAAAGTAGTTAAGGCACCTAAAAATCCAAATAAGGAATTCCTAGCTTTAGAATTTAATCAAAATGATTATTCTAAAATTAAATTATTTGATGCAAATAATGGTTCACTTGTAGGTTATATTGGTGTTAGAGGAAATGGTTTTATTGATGGTTTAAGAGTTAGTAATATGTATCAAGGATTAGGTTTAGGTAATTGATTATTTGAATATGCTTTAAATCATGGGGCTTATAAATTAGACTGTGCCGGTGTTAGGGCTATTGAACTTTATCATAAATATGGTTTTTTAGCAATTGGTGTATCATATGATGGAAATTATGATAAAATTAATACAGAGGAAAAATTTAAAGAATTCAAAGATAAATTTGATAATCGATTATATAAGGATTTCCGAGTAGCACATATGTATAAAAAGGACCACTTAAATGAAGTACCTATAACATTAGAATTGGCTAAAGAGGTAGATAAATATATTAGTGCAAATTATAAAGGTATGGAAGAGGAAGTACCTATTAAAATAAAAAATAAAGAAATTTTGGAAGAGTGGAATTATAATTATTATACTTTACAAAATGGATTAAAGGTTAGATTAAGAAAAAGAGACTAAGGTAATTTTAATAATTACCTTTTTATTTTGCACTTAAAATGTAATAAAAATATTAAAAAGTATTAAAATTTATATATTTTGTATTGTATAATAATATTGAAGAGGTGATTATATATGTTTGGAAATTGGACTAGATGGGATAAAGATAGTTTAAAGAAAATTGTAAAGACAGCATTATATGTTGATGAGGAAGAAATTGTATCTTTAAATTGCGAAGATGAATTTTATGGGGATATGGTAGAGATGTGTCATTATATTAACTCATTAGGTATTCATTGTGCAATAGATAGAGATAGAGATTCAATTTCATGTTCTACAATGCCTATTAAACAGAAACCTTATCCTTTATATCCTGAACAAGATTATTATGATAGAATATTTAATATAAATATTACTGTTAATTAATGGAGGAATAGTATAATGGATGATAAAACACTATTACAAATATTTCAAATAATAATCAATAATATTGGTATTGATAAATTTGATATATTTGAAAAAATAGAATTATATAAATTAAGTAATGGAGAATTATTTAATTGTGAAGAAGTATTACAAATGTTAGAGATACAAAGAAAAATAAAAGAAATGGATGGTAAGTAAAAGAAATGAAAAAAGTTATAGCTTATATTATTTTAGGAATTGTAGTAGCTGGTTTAATTGCATTAAATATATGGTTTAGTACTTATTGTTATAACTTAAATTATACTTTATACTTAAATGAGTTTAATGCTCAAATAAGTCAATTTGGATATTATAAAGAAGATATACATTTACTTAATCAGATAAATGAATATAACAAATTTACTGGTTTGTTAATTGTTAATATTATAAATTATATGCTTATAATCATTGGAATAGGTATTTCAATATATGTTATTGAAGATGTATTTTGGTGGTAAATAAAGGTTATAGAGGTGGCTAATATGAAAAGAACAATTAAGATTAAAGATATTGAACATATTTCAACTGTAAATAAAATTTGTAAACAACCTCAAAATAGAGTTAAAGATAAAAAAATTTGTTATGATTGTCCTTTATTTTTAGGTTTTGCTTGTTATGCAAATATAATGTATTTAATAGACCAAGAAATAGAGGTAGAAGAGGATGAAAAGAAGTAATACCAGTCAAATAACATTTAATGACATAAGAAATGTTTTCGCTTTTATAAAAGTTGTATGGAATGGTCAAGTTATTTTTGATGATGATTATGATAATGGTTTTTATGACTTAACAGGTATATCTAAATCTTGGCTTAAGAAACATACTGGAATAGATGGATTACATTATATAGAAGAAAAATATGGTGATAAGAAAATTTATTCATTTTATGCAATGGTTGTTGAAGGACATCATTTTGAATTATATATTGAAGGAGAATAATTATGGATTTAGTATTTGATATCTGTTTTATCTTGTTTATGCTTTGGGCTGGTAGTATGCCATTTCTTGTTATTTTAATGATTAGAGAAGAATATAAAAATAAGGATAAGAGTGAATAAAATATGAGTGAATTTTTAAAAACTAAATTTAATTCTAAAATATTAGATAAACAAGAAAAGAAAATTGAAACTTATATAGTATACGTTAATAGATGTAGAATTGAAATCACTATTGATGAAAATACTCATTCTTTAACTGTATATTATGTTGATTTTAATATTACCTATTCCTATAGATGGAGACCATTTAGTTCAGATAAAACTTTTAAAGAGTTTATAGGCCAACCAGAAGATATTCATTATTTTTTAAATAAGTTAGGTATTGTAAAAGATGAATTTAGTTTATCTAAAAGTAAAAGAGAATTATATTCTTATAGCCTTCGTAATTTCCATTATGGATTATCTAAAAAAGAAAGAAGTGAATGGTTATCAAGAATAAATGAATTAAATGAAGAAACATTATTTTATGAAGGAAATGGCGATATTAATTTCTGGGCTTATACCGAAGGTGGCGGTTATATAGATACAGAGGATATGAATTGTAAGGTTTGTGATTATTCTTATCAAAATTTAATTATCATAAATGGACTTATAAAGGTAATGGAACAAATTCAAAAAGAAATATTGAAAAAGGATAAGGATGAATAATATGTATAAAGGAACTGAATTAAAAGGAAAATTAGGACATATTAATAAAGAATTAAAACCTTTAAAAACATTTAAACAATTAAAACCATTATATCAAGATGATGATTTAATGGTAACTAGAGATAAGTTAGATTATTGTGAATTATTTTCAAGATCCGGAACTTTATGGGATGCTTATTATTTAGATGAATATAATAAATATTATAATGATGAAATAATGGAAAATTATAAAGATTATGGATATGATGAAAAACCAACTTATATATTAGTTAGAAGAAATAAGTATAGATGGATTGTATTTGATTATGAAGATGAGTTAATAGGTAAAGATAAATATGGTAATGGAATAAATGTGTTTGAGGAGGTATAAGATGAACAAAGAATTAGAAGCATTAAATAAATGGTTAAAAGAATATTTAACTTTATGTGAAAAATTAAATACTAATCAACAAGAGAAAATGCTATTAAATAATAACTCTCCTTATAACATTTTAAAAACATATTTTGAATCCATAGACAACACAAATCCTAGTGAAGCATTGGAAAATTTAGAACAATTAGTTGAAATGGCTGATAAATGTTGGGTTAGTTGTGATGTTCACAAATGGAAGAATACTATCAAACAAGACTTACTAAAAGCACAAGAGCAAGAAAAGAAACTTAAAGAAATTAAAAAGAAACTTAAAGAAATTAAAGCTGATTTAACAATAGAGCTACATAATAAGAAAAACGCAATCGAAATGTATAAGCAACAATACATATTAAGAGAAAAGCAAGAAAAGGTGCTTGAGATTATTAAGAAAAAGAGAGTTAATGTTGAGTGGTTTTGGAATGACTTTGTAGATAATGGATTTGGTTATCATTATTATTTAGAAAAATGGTATAAATATCAAAGCACTGATAAACAAAAACTTACCGAAGAAGAATTTGATTTATTAAAGAGGTGGCTAGGAAAGGATAAAAGTGAATAGTATGTTCATAGCAAAAATTATTATATATACTATTATGCTTGTTATTTTATTAATTATGAGTATTAAATATTTATTTGAAACAATTAGCGATTTTATTAAAACTATAAGGAGTGAATAGATATGGAATATAATACATTAAAAGTTGAACCATATAAAAATTTAATAATTGAATGTGACCATATTTATTTACATCAAACTTCAATAGATTTAGAAATTGGAGTTCCTAATGAAAAAATAGAACAATTTGATTATTTGATTATAAATGGAATTAAGTTTAAGAGAGATAAGGGTGAGTAGATTATGAAATTAGAATATAGATATGGTCAAGTTTATTACACTGATTTACATCCAGGAGATATGATTCCTGTAACAGCAGATAATTATATAGTTTTAACTGAGAATGATATTGATGAAAATGGTAATTTAAAACAACCTTTAACTCAAGTATCAAATAGTTTAGAATTTAGTAAGTATAAGAGTGACTAATATGAAAAAGAAAATTAAAGATTTGACTTATTTAGAAATAAGAAAAATTTGTGATAAATATTATGACGAGGATGATGACAATTGCAGTTTTAAATGTCCTTTCAAGTTATTAGACAATCGTTGTAAATTACAAAAAAGCAGTATTGAAGTTGGCAACGAAGAAATTGAGGTAGAAGATAAATAATTATTTTTAGAGATAGGACTTGAAATATAGTCCTTTTTTATTTAACCGTAATAAAAAATATTAAAAATTATTAAAATAGTATAAATTATATTGTATAATGATATATAAGAGAGGTGTTATTCAATGGCTAATATGGCGAAAATAAAAGATTTAAGTTTTGAGGACATAGTTACTATATGTGAAAGATTTAATGATGCTTGTGAATGTTGTGGTTTATATATAGATTCTACTGGTGGTTGTTATAAACGATTATATAAAGAATTAAAAGAAATTGAAGATAGAGAAGTAGACCTAATTAAATTAAATAAGGATAAAGAAGAATTAAATATTAAGCAAAAATTAAAAGACGTATATGGTGAGGATTAGCATTATGAGAAGAACATTATATATTTATAGATATACAACTGAACCTGAGGCAATAAAGGAATTTGGAAGTAATTTCTTTGTTTTTAAAGATAAGATATTAGAAGAAGATGAAAATGAATATATACTTAAATGTTATGACTATATAAGAAAAGGTATGGTTGATGACCCTTTTGGTGTAATGAATGAATCTACTAATACTGAAATTAACTATACTTGGTTCTCTTTAAATAATAATAAAGAAAGAATGAATACGTTTAAAAGATTGGTTAGAGATAAATTAACTCAATATGAAAATAAGGTTTCAGAAGAGTTAAATTATGTAAGAAATTTAATTAGTAATATTAAGGAGGAATAGAATATGGAATGGTATCAAATTTTGTTTCTTATAATTTTTACTGAAATAATTATAAATATGTTCGGTGCTGCTATCTATGCTAATTTATATGATAAGTTGGATGTATTTGTAGCAATGCCAAGTGACATTAAAGATAATACTGATATGAATTGGTTTGGATGTATTGTTTGTTATATATTACTATTTATTTTATTTCCAATTGTAAATATTGGTAAAGTTATTTATTGGTTATTTCATATTTAAGGAGGATTAATTATTATGGAAAATAAAATTGAACTACAAGAATTAAGTTTATTAACTTGGTTAAGTCGCGGTAATAAGGATAAACTAATTGAATTAATGTGTAAATATACTGGTTGTGAACCTGATGTATATACAAATGATGAAATAATTAGTTTATTTGAACGTGCATTAATTGATATTAGTAGAAAGTATTATATTAAAGGTTTATTAAATGAATATTTTACTGCTAGACATGAGTGGAAGACTTATGCTTCCATCTATCCAAATAGATACACAGAAATTGATGCTGAAATTGACGCATTAGGAACTGCATTATTCTCAGTTTATCCAAAGGTATTTGATGAAGAGGATAAATTAAGAATTGAAGAACTAAGAAAAGAATATATGGAGGAGTAATAATATGGAATTTGATGAATTAGAATTATTATATAATAAATGGCAAGCTAAGCAAAAGGAAAATTTTAAAATTAAATCTAATCCATATCCCACAGATTATGTTTTTGATGAAGATAAATCTGTTAAATGGAATAGAGAAAAAGTTATTGAAGAAAATAAAAAGATAGAAGATAATAAAAAAGAATTTAAAAAACAATTAACTGAATCAAGAGAAAAGTTCTATGATGCTTTATATCAATATATTAAAGAAGATTGTGACTCAGGTAATGATAAAACTTTAACTAGAAAATTATTTGATATGATTACAAATTATATTTACGAAAATTATGAAGATGACTATTATTTCGAAAATGGTTTATATAGCACTGTTTCTAGATATGAAGATATACTTGAATTTATTGATAAAGCTATTTCTATATTAAAGGAGGAATAATTGTATGAATTTTTATGAAGTTATAGGTATAGTAGATGATATAATAGAAAGAAGAATGCCTGAACATTATATAAATTATGTACAAAGAAACATTGCAGCAAGTGCTTTAGATGCATTATATTTAACAGAACAAATAGATTCACTTTTATATAGTGAGTTAATAAATTATTACAATAAAAAGAAATATAAGTAAGGAGTAATAATTATGAAAAGATATAAATGTTGTAAATGTGATGAAGAAATAAATACAGTATTAACTAGATTCTTTGATCACAATGGAGACGATTATGAAGCTGAAATTAAATTTAAACAAGTACCTAGTAATGCAATAGTTTTTGATGTAAGAACTAATTGGGTAGGTTATGGAATTTCAGATAGTTTTGAAGATATTGAAAATATGATTAGTTGTCCTAAATGTCATAAATTTCCTTTTAAAGGTAAGGAAGTTCAGTGTTATGAATATTTAGAAGTTGTGTGTTTTAAAAAGTAAAAAAGGAGAAAAAATAATGGGAAGAATATTTTATAAACAACCAAATGGATTAATGACTATATTCTCAACTAATAGTGATCGTCCTATTTATTGGAATGTTAATAAGGAAGATTATATTAAGATTAAGTTGGAAGAATATAAAGAAGATTTAGAAAGAGATGCTAAAGAAATCTTTGATGATGAAGATCCTTATTATGTTAAAGATTTTGAAGATATGCAAGATCAAATTATTCGTAACTATGAAGATAAAAAAGCAGACTTTGAACAGTATTTAAATGATGTTGGTTATGAAGGTAATATTGAAGATTTCAAATACTTATATGGCATAAATTATAAACCTTGGGAAGAAGAAATCGAAGATGAAGATGATGAAGATGACGATTTCAAAAACGATATCTATGATATAAGTTATGCTAGATAAGAAAATAAGGAGAAAGAACATTGAGTAAAGAATATTTAGATGTAACAAAAGATAATCAACAATATTTCAATATCTATCATATTTTCGTTTCTCATCCTTTTAATGTTGCAGTTCCTACTGAAAGCAGTATAAATGAAATTTTAGGTAGAAATGACAGAGGTGAATAAATATGGAATTAACAAAGGAAGAGAAAAAATATATACTATCTTTAATTGATAGAAATACTGAAGCAATATCTCATTTAGAGGGTGCTATAAGTGATGATGAATGGATTTATGAGATCTATGATATGGCTAATTCAATTAGAGAAAAATTTAAAAAGGATAAGGATTAATTTTAATTTTATGCAAAGTTTATTAGATGATACTTTAATATATTGTAATAGAGAAAGAACTAGAAAATGTGAGCGATATGCTCGAAAACATAAATGTTCATTTCTGGAAGCCTATAATATTCTATATAAAACTAATTATAAATATACTTATGAAGAGAAGTTAGAAAGGTTATCATTAGATACTTCACTAGTAAATAATAGATAAGGAGGATTAAATTATGAAAAATATTGGAAGAATTAAATTTGTTAAAACAGAAGGCGATGACATATTAAATTGGACATGTATTTGTCCTCATTGTGGTAAAGAAGTTAAATATGGTGATATGATGAAAACATCCGGCATAAATAATTGTCCTAATTGCAATGATGAGGTAAATAAACAAATCGCATTTGATAAGAAAACAAATTATGAGGTTTATGTTAGAAAAGCAATTAATAATGAATATGAACCATATATGTATAGAGGTGAATAATTATATGATATTTACATTACATAATCAATCAATTAACCTTGAAGATGGTGATACCTTAACTGTATATAAATATAATTTTGATGAGAATAAAGGTATAACTATTAAGGAAGAAAATTATAAAGCAAAAATAACAATATTTGAAAGTGGCGATGCTCATTTAGGTTTTGAAAATGATGAGCATTGTTGTAGTGAAGATTATTTTTCAATGTGTGTTAACTCTATATATACCGCTTATTATTTAAGTAATGATGAATTAACAAAATCTAGGTTTATTGACAGCATTCTTAAAAAAATTGATAATAGAATTAATTGGTTAGAAAAAGAAAAAATAGAAAAAGATAATCATTATGATACAGCAATAACAAAGTTATATAATATGCATATAAAAGCTGAATCATTAATATTAATGAAAAAGAATAATTTAACTGAAAATAATGTTAAGGAATTATGTAATTTTGCAAATAAGGTTGTTGATAAATTATGTGGCGACCACGCTGTTATAGATACAGGTTCTATATTTGATGTTATGAATGTTGTATTAGATGCTTTAAATAATTTAAATGAAAAAGATTTAAATAAGGTTCAAAAAATAGTAATGGGTAAATATTGGTTAAGTTAGAGGTGATTTATATGAAGAAGAGATATGTAGATCTCGGTTGGTATTTAAAAAAAGATTCTGAAAAAGTTGAAGTTAGTACGGAGGACTTTTTAAAACATTTAAAAAGGATAAAAGAAGAAGGTATTGAAGAAAAATACGTTATTTTTGATAGTTATAATTCTATTAAGGAGGAAAATTAATGAGAGATATATTTAGAGGAGATTTAATTAATGTAGAAAAAGCATTACATTGTATTGCGTATAAAAAACATTTTAGTGATGAATTTGTTGAAAAATTTATAAAAAAATATAAGAATAAAAAATTATATACTTATCGTTGTTATATAAGTGATAAAAACAGTCTAGTACTAGAAAAGAATGATTTTAGATATTATTTAAAGGATGATGCTTTTAATGAAATATTAAAAGATAAAAAAACTTCTATACGTAAACCTGATTATCAAAATAACCGACAATATTTTAAAGATATGAAATGCTATTATAATCGCCTTGTTTCAAATATTAATTATGATAAATATATTATCGCGGATGAAAATTTAATTCAAAATATCTATATCAGAACCCAAAAAATTATTGTTAAAGGTCCTAATGAGGTTTATTTTATCAATGGTAAGAAGATAAGAAGAATTAATTTAAAAAAGTCACAAAATAATAATCAACAATGGATTAATTATGTACTTTTTGAACCTATTGATCACTGGCATAATAATTTAACTAATTACAACTCATTAACTAGAAATATCTATTCTGAAATATTTATGGATAAAATTTTGGATAAGTTAGACCTAACAAAGGACACCCTTCCTTATAAAAATGAGAATTTTTATAATAATAACCTTATAGATCTTTCAGACGAACAAATTAATTTGTATCAAAATGAAATTTCAAAATTTTTCCCCTTAGTAAAATATACGAAGGAACCATTTAAAATCGTTGGTAATGAGATAAATTGTTTTTCACAGGAAAATGAAATTCCATCATACATAAAGAAGAAAATTGCTACAAATTATGTACAACCAAAGTTACAGATTAAAGATATAGAATTTATTGTTAGCTATTCTAATCCAAAATTTAATTATGTTAATAATCAGGAAATATTATGTAGATACGGTGTTTGTAAATACATAGGTTTAAAAGATATTAATATAATTAAACAATTTTTAGATTTGGATATATCTAAAAGTGAATTACAATATTCCGGTAACTCTTTAAAATTATATTATAACTATTTAAAGAAATATTATAAAGGCAAGTTAAAAAATATCGAGGTACTATTACTTAACAGATTAAAAGAACTTACGGATACAAATCATTGTACACTTTTTGATTCCTTACGAATGTTTCAACGTGCAATTTTAGTTAGAAGACGCTATAAGGATAAACCATTTAAACATTTGGATATGGATTATTTACTAAAGAATGGTTTACGTGATATTCATGATACATTATCTCAGATAAGTAGAGATGATACTAATATTTTAAATTATAAGGTTTTTGATGATGTTAGCAATTATGAAAAATATGAGTTTACAATTAATGGATACCAATTCCTGATGCCTCGTAATAGTTCAGAATTAATTAGATTAGCTGATATAATGAAAAATTGTGTAGCATCATATCAATTAAATATTTTATACAAAACTAGTATCATAGTATATGCTACAGATAATGCCGAAATAATTGATTATATAAGAAATAATATTGGAGATATAAAAGATTTAACATCTAGGTTAGAGAAAGATGATATACAAAGTCCAGCTTGTATTGAACTTAGGGAACAACATGTATTAGAATATAAATCTGATGAATCTAGTAACTCTTCAGCGGAGGAACTAAATGTAACACAGTGTTTTGGTAGACATAATCATAGTTTACAAAAAGTTAATCCTAATTTGTATACTACTTGTGAGAAATATTTTAATAATTTAAATGCTAATTTTAGAGGTGATTCATCATGGTTTTAAATAAAATTGTGAGAAATAATAAGGAAATAACTTTACCTAGACAAGTTACTATACCAGATAATATAGGTAATTACAGAGATTCAGATATATGGTTTACTATTTTTGAGGCTGTTATTGATGCCTGGAATGAAGATTTAAAGGAGAAAAATAAAAATGAAAGCAATTATTAAAGCAGGAAAATATTCCCATATACACACATGCAGTAATTGCGAGTGCGTATTTACATTTACTAAAAAGGATTGTATTATGAATATTTCTAGAGGAAATTCTAAAACAGATTATAATATAATTTGTCCTGAGTGTGGAAAAAAGGATAAAGTTCTAATTAATTAAACTAATAATTAAACTAAATTATTTATATAGATAACAAAGCATAAATAGAGGAGATAAAATATGATAAAACTAATTTATGATGAATGTAATCCTACAAGAGATAGAAGACCTACAACTGAAGAAGATGTTGAAAATGATATTCATGTTGAGGAATTTAATAGTGTGAAGGATTTAATGGAGGAATTAGCCTATTTAGCAGGATATGATTCCTTAGATGAATTCCTATATGAAGCTAATATGGATGCTAATGACTCTGATGCAGTAATTTCTGAATTACTTAGCTATTTTACTGATCCTGGTGATGGTTCTGCAAATATTTTCTATTTAAATGTAGATGGTAAAGAATTTGATGACGTTATGCCTTATGATTCAGTTGCGGCATTAGATTTATCTAAAGCAACTAAGGAAGATGTTGTTAATGCTATTTTAGGTGAATCTTTAAATGAGTCTACAGAGAATGGCTATGAAATAAATTATAGTTGTTGGATTGATGAAGAAGGTAATTTCGGACTTGAAGGTGATTTTGATACTGAAGAAGAAGCAATTGCTTATTGTAAAGATAATAACTACTATTCAGTAGAAAAACAATATTTTGATGGTAATGAAAGAGTAAAAACTGAAGAGATATTTATTAATCCTGATTATGTTGATAGCGATGAAATCGCTGATGCATATATGGATAATGATGAATATTACGATGAAGAGGCTAAGAACGAAGATCCTTGGTATAAAGGTTCTGATGATGAGGATTACGATATTGAACTTGAGGATGACTCTGATTTAGAATTAGATGAAAAATATTCTGACAATTACAAAAATGCTAGATATGAAAAACTAATCGGCAAAAAAATTAGAATCATTGATATAGATGATCCTTATGATGCTAAGGATTATAATGGTAGAGAAGGTATAGTAGAATATGTTGCAACAAATTCTTTTGGTGATGTTTATCTTGATGGTACTTGGGGTTCATTATCAATTTATCCAAAAGTAGATACCTTTGAGTATGTTAATGAAACTAATGAGTGTATTAATAATTCAATAGAAGAAGGTTTATTTGACTCAGAAAAAGAACCCGTAAATTATGGTCATAAAGCTTGGGTTTTAAATAAAATAATTTCTTCAATGAATAATGAAGGTGCATATTATGAAACTGGGTGGTTATATATTTGGCCAGATGGAGAAACTGAGGAAGAATGCGATGATGACTTCGGTGATTACGATTCATTTAAAGAATTAGAGGATGAATTTATTTCAATTTATAAGTATAATTATGATCAAGAAGGTGATGATTATAATTTCCATGAAGGTGGTTTATATAATCCAACAAGAGAAGCAGTTGAATTAGCACATGAATATGATAAAAAACTAGGTTTAGAACCTATTGCAGTTTTAGGAAATGTTAAAGAGTGTGTTGATGATGTTAGATTTGCAGAATCTGTAGAAACTGATAATTTAGAAACATTTGATGATAAAATGGATTTCTTAGCAGGTGATGAAGAAGAAGCAATTGATGGATATGATGAAATAATTCCTGAAGTTGAAGATGAACATATAAAAGATCAATTAACTCATATTAGAGATGAGGAAAAAGCACATAAAAAATATTTAAATGATGTTAAGGAAGATCCTTCAATTGATTATGAGGATCCTGAGGAATTAGAGGAAGGTATAAACGAAGATATAAATAATTACGAATTAAATTACGAGGATTGCGATTTCGGTCGTACCGATGGTGAATATTACTTCTCTACTAATATTTCACAAAATGATAATGAGGATGACAATTTACAAATAACAATAGATTGTGAAACAGATAAGGATGATATTAACTGTTATTATGATGAGATTGAAAAATTTCAAGGTTATTCATATGGAGAAAATGTTGTGGAATTAGATCCAAATGATGTTAGAACAGGAGTTATCTATTCAACTTGGGATGATTTTAGTAAAAAATTCACAAAGGATGAAGTTGTAAATGTTTATGGTATTAGTGCTGAAGATTTAGAGGCATTAACAAAAAAGGCTACAGATGAGGCTGTTGATAAATTTATAGATGATGTTATAGAATATTATTCCGAAAATATGGATGAGTTAATTCCTGAAGATGATGGACCAGATCCTGATTATGAATATGAACGTTATAGAGATATGAGAGATGAATAATAGTAATTTATAGTTGATTTATCAAATAAAACCGGACTTTTTATATCCGGTTTTTATTTTTGTATTAAAAAATATTAAAATTCATTTAAGTAGTATTGTATAAATATATAAAGATTATAATGAGGTGATATATATGAAACAGTACACATTACTTTATATTATGGATGATACAAAGGTAGTTCATAATAAAACATTTTTACAACTTAAAGATTTAAAAGACTTTAAAAATTATCAATTAGAGTTAAAGGAAGATTTACAACAAGTTGATAAAGATGGTTATGTATGGTTTGTAGAAAATAACTTGGAATAGGTAAATAACAAGTATGGCGCTTATAAAAAGATGGAATAAAATTAATTATAAATTAAATGGCATAAAGGAAGAAAATAAGGAAGCAATTTATAATTTTAGACAATATTTAGAATTAAATAACATTAAAAATATCGCTAGGCGTGAGGATTTTTTATTACGATGTTTTATGGACATAGGTAATCAATATGGTGATTTAGTTAATAAAAATTCAAACAACAACGATTATTTACGTAGTTTGTATAAAATACGTTGTTTTTTAATGGATGCTTTTATTAGTGTGGTGGCTAATTTAAAATGTTTAGATTATGTTGATTTTTGTTTTGATGGTGAGGATAGACAAATTTTACCTAGCTTTGCATCACTTGCATCTGCATCACTTACATTCCCGGAAACAAAATTAGAAGATAATATCATAGAAAATTATAAAAAAGAAAATATTATCTTACTGAATAGTTATAATTCGTTTTTTGACACCTTTAACGTGGATAATAGATATAATTCATTTTATGGTCACTCTAATCTAGCTAAGAATATAACCTATAATATAGATTCTTATGTCTTCAGAGAAATATTTAATTATTGTAAGAAAAAAACTAATTTTAAGGTTTTAAATAATGAAATGTCTTTTAATCCTATATTAGAAAGAGAACAGTATTTAAAACTTGAAGAATTAATGTCTGAGTGTGATATGAAAATACTTTCAAAATCTAAAAGTAATTATTCTAATTTTATATTGACTTCACCACAGGTATTTTCCTTCTTATCTTCCTCATATAACTTTAAAAATAATAATTCAAATTTTGAGTTTGGTAGTTATGCTTTAAATGCAGGTGAGTATAAGGATAAGAACGTTTGTGTTTTAGCTGATATAAACGATAAAATGCTAATATTAGGTAATCACTATAGTACATCAGAATATTTTGATAGCGATATAGTATTTCAAGTATCACATATAATTAAATTACCAGATTTAACTGATTTAGATATTACACCGGTTTTTATGGAATCTACAGTAAAAGTGATTAATGATAATTTACAAGTTATAAAGATAGTAGAAAGGAATTAAAATTAAATTATGAAAGCAAAAGAAGTACTAGAAAAATTAAATATTACAAGACCTACATTAACAAAGTATGTTAAACAAGGATTAGTAAAGGTTGACAGCGTAATAAATGGTCAATATAATTATAATGAAGAAAGTGTAAATAAATTATTAGATGGAAATTGAAACGCTAATTCAACAACTAAAACAATAACTTTAAATAGTGCAAATACACGAATAGTAACTAGAGATAGAATAACTATTGAAAACTTAACTGAAATATTAAAAGATACTGTAAATATATTTGATACATTAATTCAGTTAAGAGTATTACCACCAGTTATAAGTGATCAAGTTATTAATATAAATAAAAGATGTAACAATATATTAAATGAAAAAGATTAAAACGTTTTTATATTTTACTAAAATAAATTGTATATTTATAGGTTATTATAAATAACAAGAAGGAGAATATTAAAAATGAGATTAATTAAAATTGAAATGAAAGGTAGAGAATACTCTACAATATATTTTGCAACAAAGTTGGTATCTGAGGTATCAAGATATAGTTCAGATGTAATTCTAAAATCAGTTTCAGAGAATAGAATGCCTCAGGAAGTTGATTTAAAATCTATTTTAGGAGTAAGTGCTTTATTAGCAAATAGAGCCGATATTCTAGAGATAGAATTAAGAGGTGAGGATGAAATTTATGAAGCCTCACATTTAGAAAAGGTAATTAATAAATTATTAGAAGAATCAAATAAGTAATACAGGTCACCTTTTCTAAAATATAATTTTAAGAGGTGACATTGTATATGAATAACTTACTATGTAGAAAAAGAAGAATAATTAGAAAATTGGTTAAAAGTCTTAGCTATGAACAAATACAAGACGAACTTATAAGATTGTACCTTTCGGAGGAAATGACAAGTTTAACTTTATATTATTACAAACTACTACAAAAAGCACATGACAAACATATCAAAAAAATAATTAAAAATCCACATATAAACTAATGTGGCATTTTTAATTATACTAAATTATTATATATGAAAGTGTATAATAATTTGTATAAGCAGTTATCTCCTAGGCTTCGTTAAGTAGAAGAGATTCGTGCCGTTGTACTTGAAGCTTCGGTAATTTTATATATGGGCTTGTTTATGGATTCGCTGAGAGTTCAGAGAAAAGGTAAGCATACGGAGTAGACTTCGTTACCAACGTCGAGGTTTGAATAAACGCAAACTCAATTAAAAACAAAATCGCAAACTTCTTCAGAGGCTTTGCTTCTCAAAGAGTTGCAGCATTAGCTTAATTAACGAATATTAAGCAAACGAAAACTAGAATACCTATACTAGTAAGTAGTTACATTTTCATAGGGGTAGAGGACCTTTGTATTTATTAGCAGTCGAAAGGAAATCGAAACGACCATAGAAACTAATCGAATTACATTTCTAATTTGCTTATTTACAGATGATGTAATTTGTACGAGGATATAAATAAGATAATATGTAGAAAGCCTAATTGAAGGATTTTCATACGGGAGTTCGAGTCTCCCCAGGTCCACCTCATCGGTATTTACCTACTTTGACGCAGTGATGAGGCTTTAAACTAAAAGGTAAAATGAATAGGAGTTTGTCATGATAAAAGAAGGATTATTTGATGCTGAAAGCAGTGTTCAAACACTTGAGGATTTATTTGCAAAATATAAAGATTTAGATAAACCTGAAATAAGTGGTGTTGAATTTTATCAATTTGTAAAGAAACCTGATGCTGATTGAGATGATTTAAAAGTTATAACAACAATGGATAGTGGTTTAGTTCCTGGCGATTATACTTGGAGTGGTTTTGATAATGGAGAGTATAATGAAGGTGATTATTTATTAAGTTTTCCGGGTAAAGCAAGATCAATGGTATTTAGTAGTGTAGAAGATATTGATAAACACTTACAACAAAATCATGGTCAATTTAAATTACCTGGATATAATTATAACTAAATAGTTTAAAGATGATTAATTTCATCTTTTTTATTTTCAAGGAGAGATAATATGAAAGAAACAGATATTAAAGTATTAGTATTTAGTTTGTCTGATTCTTATAAAAAACACTTATTTGACCTACCTATCAAAATTAATGATGATGAATATAAGGTTAGACTTGAGTTTAATGCTGAAGTAAAAGAAGAATTAGAGGAAAGTACTTTATATGAACATTTATATGAAGGAAATCTTAAAATAGGCAATCTAAATATAAATTTTTATCTATCAATATTTTTAGAAAAATATCGTATCAATGCTAGATTTGATAAATATTTTTATAAGATAGATAAAATAATTTGTTAAAGATCATTAAAAATGGTCTTTTTTTATTGTATTTAAATGTATAATATATAAAATAAAGGAGAATAACTATGAAATTACCTGAAATTTTAAGTTTAATTGAAAATGGCGAATTAGATATATATGTTAATTATAAATCTAATTATAGAGGAAAAATAACCAAAAATAATGGAAATACTAAATATGATTTTGATGTTGATTCCTATTCTGATTTAAAAGAATTAGAAATTAAAAATATATCTACCGAAACAAATGTTGATGGTAATAGTTTATTAGTAGTTATTTTAAGCGAGTAAGGAGATAAAGTAAAATGAAACTATTAGTTGTAGTAGATGTACAAAATGATTTTATAACTGGGGCATTAAGAAATGAAGAGGCAATTAATAGAGTGCCTAATATTATAGAAGAAATTCTTGATTATAATCCTGATGTTATCTTTTTAACAAGGGATACACATCATGAAGATTACCTAGAAACAATGGAGGGTAAGAAATTACCATATCCTCATTGTATTGAAGGCTCTGATGGTTGGCAAATCGAAGAAAGCGTTATCAATGCAATTAGAACAACATCAGCTGCAGTTAAAATTATAGATAAAAATACTTTTGGTTATGATGGTTGGAAAGATGAATTAGCAAATTATGAGGATGATGCAGAAACTGAAATTGAAGTTATTGGTTATTGCACAGATATTTGTGTTATATCAAATGTTTTAGGTATTAAAGCAGTTCTTCCAAATGCAAAAATTCAAGTAAAGGAATCTTGTTGTGCTGGTGTTACAAAAGAAAGTCATGATGTTGCCTTAAAAGCAATGCAAAGTTGTCATATCGATATTATTTAGGTGTTATTTATGGATGAAAAATTATTATTATTAATTCATTTGTTATGTCAAGTTAAAAATGTTGAGATTGAAAATTATTTATGAGAAAAGGTTAAGAAATTGGGTATAACTGAAAATATATATAACGAAAATTTTACCGATAATAAACAATTTATTAAAGATTGCATTGATGGCAAATATGAATTAATTAAAAAACATTAAAAAATATTAAAAATTAGAGGTTTTACCTCTTTTTTTATTGTATATTTTATAAAGAGGTGAATAGTATGAGTTTTGATGTAAATAAAACTAAACAAGAATTAGTAGAATGGGTTAGAAAAACAGTTGGCGACTGCACAGTAGTTATTGGGATTAGCGGTGGTAAAGATAGTTCAATCACTGCAGCTTTATGTGTAGAAGCATTAGGTAAGCATAAAGTATTTGGTGTATTAATGCCAGATGGTGAACAAAAAGATATTGATAAATCACATCAATTATGCGATTGTCTAGGAATAGCTAATACAACTATTAACATTCATAGAGCAACAGTTGGTTTAAGAACTGCGATATGGCAAACATCAGCAAGTCATAGTCGTAACAATATATTTGAAAAAGAAGCTCGTAAGCAATTGTTAACAATTCGAGAAGATGGAAAACAAGAACGTCTTAATGATGTATATGAAACTAATACTCCAGCAAGAATTCGTATGACAACTTTATATGGAGTAGCTGCAATTCTAGGCAATTCAAGAGTAGCTAACACTTGTAATTTATCAGAAGACTGGGTTGGTTATTCAACAAAATATGGCGATAGTGCAGGAGACTTTTCACCACTTGCTAATTTAACAGTTCATGAGGTAAAAGCACTTGGTTATGAATTAGGTTTACCAAAGGATTTAATTGAAAAAATTCCAAGTGATGGAATGAGTGGTAAATCAGATGAAGAAAAATTAGGATTCACTTATGATGAGTTAGATACTTATATTAGAACTGGTGTTATTGAAAATCTTGAACACAAAGAAAAGATTGATAGAATGCACAAAGCTAATTTACATAAATTAAGACTTATGCCAAAATATGAACCTGATGATTTAATGGTTAGTTTAAAGGAGGAATAAAATGGAATTTGATTTTTCAGATTTAAAAAAAGTTCTAGATGCATTACTAGATGCTGCAAACTGTGAATATGATGATTTAAAAATGTATAAAAATCATTATGGAACTACTCAAAGTATATATAAAGATGTACTTTCTAATTATTTTGATGCAAAAGAAGGTTTTTCTTGTAGTTCAGATAAAGCTGGATATGTTGCATCTATGATGGTTAAAACTTTAAAAGATGGTAAATATTATCCTTTAAAAGAAACTTATAGAGAATATCAAGCTAATGGTGGTAATATTGGTGGTATTACTGAATTAGATGAAGTTGCCTTTTGGTGTCCTAAAACAATGGAAACCACTAAAGACGCATTTGATGTATTTGTAAGATGTTTATCTAATATAAATTATAATGAGATAAGTGGAGAAGAATAAATATGTTTTTAAGAATTATAATTACAACAATAATATTAATTACTATAGCAATATTAGGTTTTAAACAAGATAAGTCAGAGTTTGAGTACAAGGAGAATGAATAAAATGGAACAAAAAGTTTTAAGCGTAGAAAAAAATTATAATACAAAATATTTAAAATTTTATACAGCACATTATAAAACAGATGGTAAACCTAGAGATTATTATTTTGTATCAAGAAATGATGAAAAGGATTTAGCAATTAAAAATAAGGAAATAAAACCTACAGCAATTGAGGCATTTACTTATTATTATGATGAAAATGGCGAAATGCAAGTAGTTATGATTGAAGAATTTAGATCAGCCATTGGTAGATATGTTACTTCTTTCTGTGCTGGATTAATTGAAAAAGGTGAAGATGTTAATAAAGCAATTGAAAGAGAAGTTAAAGAAGAAATAGGTGCTGATGTAGTTAGAATTAGTTTATTACAGAATTATCCATTATCAATGTGTGCTGGTATGTGTGATGAAGCAAACTATATGGCAATAGTTGAAATTAAAAATATTGGTGAACAACATTTAGAAAAAACTGAGGATATCAAGGTTAAGATTTATAATATGAATGACCTACATAGAATGGTAACTAGAAATGAAATTAATTTAACAGCATCAGGATTATTGGGTTATTTAGCTTTATATAATGACATGGTATAAATATAGATAAATCCTATAAAATTTAATGGTTTTTAATAATTTTATTGTATATTAATTTGAAAGGTAGGTTTATAGTATGAAATTAGAACCAATTATTAGAAGTTTATTAGATACAGATTTATATAAATTTACGATGAACCAAGTGATGTTACATCGTCATACTAATTTAACAGGAACTTATATTTTTAAATGCAGAAATAAGGATGTTAAATTCACTTATGCTATGCTAGATGAAATCAATGAACAAATTGATCATTTATGCACGTTAACATTTACAGATGAGGAATTAAATTATTTAAGAAGTATTAGATTTATTAAACCTGATTATGTAGAATTTTTAAGATTATATAGACCAATTAGAGACTATGTTAAAACTGATTTAGATGAATTAGGTAATTTAACTATTAGAGTTGATGGTCCATTATTTAGTGCAATGCAATATGAAATATATTTATTAGAAATTGTAAATGAAGTATATTTTAGAATGAAATATGATTATCAAAAATTATGGTATAGCGCATTAATTAAAGCATCTTATAAGGTTGAGGATTTCATTACAGGTAAATATGATTTCAATTTTGCTGAATTTGGGTGTCGTAGAAGATTATCCAGAGAATGGCAAGAATATGTATTAAAAGAAATGCTAAAGACTGGACATTGTGTAGGAACAAGTAATGTTTATTTAGCAATGAAACATAATCTAACACCAATAGGAACTTATGCTCATGAATATGTTCAAATGTTCCAAGGTATTGAAACTATTCCAGTAGCACATTCAAATAGAATTGCATTAAAAGAATGGTTTGATGAATATAATGGAGATTTAGGTACAGCTTTAACTGATACCTTAACAACAGATTGTTTCTTAAAAGATTTTGATAAGTTACAAGCAACAATGTATTCAGGTGTAAGACATGATTCTGGCGACCCTTACACATGGGGAGAAAAAATTATTGCTCACTATGAGAAATTAGGAATTGACCCTAAAACAAAAACATTATTATTCAGTGATTCATTAAATTTCGATAAAGCACAAGAAATCTATGAATATTTCAAAGGTAGAGGTAAGGTATCATTTGGTATTGGAACATTTATTACTAATGATACTTGTGAAGAACCTTTAAATATCGTTATTAAATTACAATATGTAAATGGTAGACCAGTAGCTAAGTTATCAGATGTTGAGGGTAAATCAATGTCTCAAGATGCAGAATATACAACTTATTTAAGAAGTGCAGTTAAGAGAAGAGTTGAAGAGTAGTGAAACAAGATTTTAAGGATTTTTTAAATAAATTCAGAAATATTAAATTAGCATACCTACATAACCTATATTTTATATTTACTGGAGATAGAAAACCTTATGATGCTTATATGAAGTATATTGAAAAATATGGCTTAGTAGAATTAGTGGATATAGGTAATTTTTATGGATAAAAAGTTTAAATTAGGATTTATGGTAGGTAGAATGCAACCTATCCATAAAGGACATCAACAATTAATTGATTTAGGATTAGAATTATGTGAAAGATTTGTTATACTATTAGGTTCTAGTAATGAATCTAGAACTAAAAGTAATCCTTTAACTTTTACTGAAAGATATGATTTAATTAAAAAAATATATGGAGATAAAGTTGAAATATATCCTATTGTAAATATTGGTATTGGATTTGTGCCTGAATGGGGTAATTATATAATGAATACTATGAAATTCTACTGTGATTCTTATCCTGATTTTTATATCGGTGGTGTTGAAGAAGGTAGAAAAGATGTATTTAATAATTATCCTAATCTTTCAACATTATATATAGGTAGAGATAAAATTGATGTTTCAGCAACTCAAATTAGAGATCTTGTTAAAAATATCGCTTATCCTATGTATATGAATACAGACAGAATGTTGATTCATATGTCAAATATAGAAGATAGATTAAAACAGTTAATTGATGAAAAAATTGTACAAAATGTTCTAGGGTATAGAGGTGTAATAAAAGATACCTACAAAGAAAATAATGGGAAGGAAGCGAATTCATAATATGGTTTTTAAAATAAATAAATATAGTATAAATAGTGGATTTGATATATTTCTAGTCATTGTTAATATTATTTTAATAATTGGACTTATATTCTTTTCTACATTTGGCGAAATGTTATATTGGAATTGGTTTATAACACTGGCTACTGGATGGTCAAAGATAAATTACTGGTTAATGTTAGGCATAAGTTTTACTATATCACTAATAAGAGGAACCCTTAGTTCCAATAACTCTTCTAACGAAGAAGGTTGTAGTGCCGGAGAATTATTAACTAAAATATTTGGATATTATTTAGGTATAGGGTTAATGATTGGTCTTGGTGCACTAATACATTTAGGGGTATAGAATAAAATGAAGACCAAAAGAATAAAAAAGGAAACATTATTTGAAGTTAAATGTGTTTGTTGTGGTAAAAAATTTAAAACCACAGATCCTAAACAAGATACATGTTTAAAATGCTCAGTTGAACTAATTGAATTTCTTAGTATGTAACAAATAACTAAATTATTATATAAGGAAAGGTTGAATTATTATGAAAAATAAAAAATATTTAAATAATCCAATTCTAAAGAGCGTTAAAGCTGCAAATTTATGCCTAGATGAATGGCATGAAAATTATAATAATCCAGAAATGGTTGAATGTAATCATAACAGAGTTTTACCTAAAATTGGATTATGTCTAGTAACTATACTGTTAGTAATAACTTTAATTGCAGTATTTTAATTTTTCGATTTAAATAAGTTGTTTTTATATCGTATATAAATTTATAACAACGTTATAAAAACTTCTTAAAATCGAAATTTGAAGGTGTTTACGCTATATTATACTAAGGAGATTCAATATGATAAAAAAAGAAGGAAAATATTTTGTTATTGACAAGATAGATGGAATAAGATTAATTGAGGTTATCTTTGCAGGAGAAGAAGATAGACCTCTTTATAAGATTTATGATGGTAAGGAATGCGTTAAAAAGTGGAGAAGTAAAAAAAACCTTCACGGAATGGCCGATTATGATATCATAGATTCTGATGATTATAATACATACTTGAATTATGTTGAAGATAATTCTGATAACATAATTTCTTATGATATGTTTGGTTTACCTGATGGCAGTCTTTTAGGAACTAGCAGAGGCAACAGAGAAATACATAAGAAAGATAATTCTGAAACACGTACTAATACTAATACACCTTATAGACCTTTTTATGGATCTTTCTATTCTAATTATGAGCCTCCAAAGAAAGAAACCGGCTTTTATGATAAATTAACTAAAAGTAATACCTTAGTATTCCATAGAACAGATCCTACAACAACAATGCTTAGTCAGTTATATGAAGGAAAAGGATGGGATGTTCTTAATTCGTGCTATAACTTAGACCAAGAGGAATTATTTAAGGTTGTTGACGCACATGAAAGAATAGTTTGTTTAGGTCATGGTTATCCAGGAGGATTAATGGGAATGTTTGGTCCTGAAATGGCTCCTCATTTTAAAGATAAAAAATTATTTGTAATTTGGTGTAATGCAGATAAATATTTTGACAACGCTGGTATAGGAAATGGTCAATTTATAACAGGAAATATTCCTAGCGAAGTTGGCGAGTCAATCGCTGCTGGTTGTGGAAATATTGGAAGACAAGAAATGCTAGATAATATTACATACTGGTCTAAATTATGTGCTGATGTAATCGAAAGATGCCTTGAAGGAGATGTAAAATCTTCCGTTGATTACATTAGAGAAAATTATATTTCTCACTATGGAACTCATCCTGTTACAAAATATAATGCAATAAGAACAAAAGTTCATGGAACATCTTACGCAGCAAATGAAGCTGAAGTAAACAAAATTTATGAAAGACTAGGAATAGAAGTTAAACCTGCTGAAAGTAATGGAGGATTTGGTGGTTGGAACCGTGCTTCATTATGGGATAATGAAGATTAATTTAAAATAAATATTGATTTTTATTAAATTGTATTATATAATATAAGTATATTAAATGAAAGGAAGATACTTATATGGTAGAGGTTAGTAAAACTGGTTTTAAAAATTTATGTTTTGATTTAATTGGTAGTGAAACAAAATTAGATATTGTTGTTAGAGAAGAAAATGAAAAAGGTATCAGAGCAATATATTGTGAAGTTCCTACATTATCGGAATTAAAAAAACAATATCCTGATGTTAAAGAATTATATAAATATATAGCAAAACATATTAAAGATAGTTGCTTTCATGTTTGTGAATATAATAAAAAAACACAATTATTAATTATAGATGGAAGCAAATATGAGGAAATAAAAATTGTATAATTAAATATAATTAACTTTAGTTCTTGAAATATATTGGATGAAAAACTCCTAAAAGTTAGCTCGATATAAAGAACATAGAATAAGAGCAAATATTTTCCTTATTTAGAAAAATAAGGTGGCGGTGGATGTGGTTTAATCACACACTAGCGGATTTGATTTTTTCGCTATATAAAATGAAATCTTAGAAGGAAAACTATGTAGTGACTACAATTTAGATGAGAACTCCTGATCATGTGGGATATACATTAATAGCGTGATAGTTTACAGTATGTTTACTATCCCTAGTATGCGAAGCACCGACTTAGTTTCGGAAAGATTATGTGAGAACCCTAAGTAGCATTTAAACCCGTTTGGCTGTATTTAGATGTGTCCACCTATTTGGGCCTCTATTTACCTGGTCTACTCACCTGACACGTTAGCAAAGGGAACTCTTGAAATTAAGATAGTAATTTGTAGATTAATGAGGGAAATCACAAGCGTCGAGTCCAATAAAAAGATGCCTTATGGGCGAAACGATGAGATAGGGATTGGCAACACATAGCCTATCGGTTAAAAGCCATTGTTGGTTCAAGTCCAACCAAATTATTATAATTCAAGACAAGTGAGGTTGAGCCTCACAGCTATATGTTCCAATATAGTTTAATGGTAAAACAACAATGACAACCCCATAGATAGAACTATCTCTTGATTATTCAAGGCTTAATGCGTGTATGAGTGACGTGTAATCTGGTTCAAATCCAGTGAGGAACAGGGCTATTAGATTAGCAAATGGTTGTATGTTAGCCTGAAAAACATTCATAAACACAAGGTACTCTTAGATGAGTATCTTGTTGAATACAAATTAATAGTGGGAATGACGCTTCGAATATCATTCACTTGATATTTACGTCTATTACTGCAACGTTCCGTTTAAATGGTAGCTAATAGATAAGAGCGAAAAAGCACCCTGTTATCGCTATATAAGGCAGGGTTTTAGATTGTTTACTGATGACAAGGGAAGCTTGGAAGAGGGGTCGGTTAGGTTAGCAATTATCCTAATATGTCAAAAAATTGCAATTTTATATTGTATAATATAATTGAAGGAAAAGAATATCCAGTGGTAGCGCCCAAACACTAGGACGGCAACCGGTAAGTCGGACGGTCAAGTACGCAGAATAAGAGATGAAAATCCTTACAACCTAACTAGAGTGTAGGTTGAGCCAATTAAATAAGTAGAAGCCACTCATTAAGTCGACATTTAGATATCATTCATTTAGCGATGAAAGTGATCTATTTTTAGCGAAAATGTATCGATGCGCAGCGAGGTTCTTCGGACGTGGCTTGTTATATATTGCGGGGTGGAGCAGTTGGTAGCTTGCAGGGCTCATAACCCTGAGGCCGTCGGTTCGAGTCCGGCCCCCGCGACCATGTAAAATAAATTAATTTTGTTAAATAAATGATTGAATATGCAATTATAAAAAGCAGCCGTTCTGTAACCACGGTGCCTATACAGTATACTAGTTAATTAAAAGGCTTTGCAGGTGTAATTCCTGTCTTCAATCACCAGGTTACGGTTTTAAGGACATAAACAAGCCACGGTTAGGAATGTCCTTTTTATTTTATAAAATATATAATTTTTTATATACTAATATTGTATATTTAAATATAAAATATAATAGAAAGGAATTATGTTTATGAATACATTGTTTGATGTTTATATGTTACAAGCAAAATTATACCATTGACTTGATGGAGAATATTATAATGTAGCAGTTGAAAATTATTTAGAAATAGAAAAAGCTGAATTAGAATATGACGATGAAAGAGCAACATTAAGTAATGTTAAATTTCATATTCGTTGAGGTAGATTCTATGATAATAAAGAAAAAGAATATTTGAATGAAGAACATAAAACTATTATAGATATTGATATTAAATATTTAGAAAATTATGATTATATTTTAGGAATTTTTACTGAATATGCTAAAAAGATAGGATAATATATTGTATAATATAAAGTAATTATTTCCCGGAGTGAGATTCTCCGTTGATATAGATACCGGCGTAGCTCAACTGGTAGAGTCGCGGTCTTCAAAACCGTTGGTTGTGGGTTCGAGTCCTACCGCCGGTACCAGTCAGTATAATGGTTTATGGATTCATTTCTATAAACCATTTTTATTTTATATAGGAAAGGAATTAAATTATGCAAAGAATGATAAGTGGTATTAAACCAACAGGAAAAGTAACGTTAGGAAATTATATTGGTGCAATAAAACAATTTATAAAATATCAAGATGATTATGATTTATGGGTTTTTATAGCGGATTTGCACGCATTAACACTTCCTATAAGCCAAAAGGAGTTACTCGAAAATACGGAGAATTTAGCGGCGATTTATATAGCTGCTGGATTAGATCCTAAAAAGGTAACTTTATTTAAACAATCTAGTATTGTTGGACCTACAGAATTAAGTTGGTTACTAACTTGTAATACTGTTTTAGGTGAATTAACTAAAATGCCACAATATAAAAATTATTGTGAAAATCATAAAGGTGAAGGTGTTCCAACTGGTATGTTAATGTATCCTTCCTTAATGAGTGCCGATATATTATTATATGATGCTGATTATGTTCCAGTAGGGGAAGATCAAAAATCGCATGTTGATTTATGTAGAGATATGGCTGAAAAGTTTAATAAAAGATATCCTGATAGTTTTAAATTACCTGAAACTATATTAGCTAAACAAGGTGCCAAAATAATGAGTTTATCAAATCCTACAAAGAAAATGAGTAAATCAGAATCTGATAAAGGAACAATTTATATTTTAGATGATATAGAAATATCTAAGAAAAAAATTATGAAAGCTTTAACTGATAGTGAAGATAAAGTATATTATGATCCAATTAATAAACCAGGAATTTCAAATCTATTAACAATTTATAGCTGTTTAAGTGGAGAAGATATTAAAGTAATTGAAGATAGATATAAAGATGCTATTAATTATGGTATATTTAAGAAAGATTTATGTACATTATTAGAAAAGGAATTATTACCTATTCAAGAAAAAGTTAGAAAGTTAAAAGAAAGTGGAGATTTGGATTTAATATTATTTAATGGCTCATTATCTGCACAATCAGCTGCAAAAAGAAAAATTACAGAAATTTATAAAAAAGTTGGTTTATTAGATTAAAATTAATTGTATAATATATTGTTAAAAATTAATAAATATTTAGTTAGATTCAAAGAAAATTATAATTTTATAAAAAAAGTTATTTTAGGTATTGATTTTTAGAAAAAAATATTGTATAATATATATGTAAAATAAAAATAATTAATTTTAGTAAAAACAGAGAAATTTGTTGTACTAAATTAGTTAAATAAAAAATTTGTTAAGGAGAACACAGTTATGAAAACATTATTAAGTCTAATAAAATTACATAATCTTAATAGTCAATATCCGTTACAATCATACTGTGATTACTCTGAACAAATTACAGACAACGCTGTATTCACAAATAAACCATTTGGGTATGAAGCGAGAGAAAATAGCACACGAGGTTTTCCTAGAAGTTAACTGAAACTAATCTTTTAAAATAATTTAAGGACTAGCAAAGTTAGCTAGTCCTTTTTTATTTGTTATTTATATAGGTCTTTAGTTTAATAGGTAAAATGATAGTCTCCAAAACTATAAGATGTGAGTTCGAATCTTACAGGGCCTGCCATAAAATTAAATATAATAAAGACAGTTACAGCAATTCTAAATGCTAGACAAATGGATAAGTCAATTTCCTGCTAAGAAATCATTTTGGGTTCAAATCCCAAGCAAATAAAACTGTCTTGTATATGGGGCATTAGCTCAGCTGGGAGAGCGTCTGTTTTGCACGCAGAAGGTCACCGGTTCGATCCCGGTACGCTCCACCATATAGATTGTACCTGTTACTATAGAACAGTTATGATAAATATAAAGCGTTCATTTGATAAATGAAAGAAAGATAAAGTGGTGATTTATCTCCTTCCGATATACTGGTGGGATAGCTTATAAGCTAGTGTTAAGCCTAGGACAATTAACACTTAAAATGCCGACTTAGCTCAATTGGTAGAGCAACTGACTTGTAATCAGTAGGTTGTGGGTTCGATTCCTATAGTCGGCACCATAAAAATAAATATTTAAGATATAAAGACTCATACTGCAATTATTCCATTCTAGGATTTTTAGCTCATTTGGTAGAGCGTCAAACTTGTAATTTGAAAGTAGCAGGTTCAAGTCCTGCAGAATCTATGATAAACGAGTCTTGTAAATGGACATGTAGCTCAGTTGGTTAGAGCTCCCCGCTCATAACGGGGCGGTCCTAGGTTCGAGACCTAGCTTGTCCACCAGTTAAATCGCCCCATCGACAAGCGGCCTAAGTCATTGGACTTTCTATCCAACATCGCCGGTTCGAATCCGGCTGGGGTGACCATAATCGTCGCGTAGTGGAATTGGTTAACACACTTGCCTCTCAAGCAAGAGATTTACGAGTTCAAATCTCGTCGCGTCGACCATAATTGTTCCCATAGGCTAATGGACTAGACCACTAGGCTACGAACCTAGTAATGAGGGTTCGAATCCTTCTGGGAATGCCATTTAAATATATTGGCTGTTAGCTCAATTGGTTAGAGCATCGGACTGTTAATCCGGGGGTTGAGAGTTCAAGTCTCTCACAGCCAGCCAATGCAGGTATAGTATAAAGGTTAGTATTTCAGTCTTCCAAACTGAGGATACGGTTTCGAGATCCGTTACCTGCTCCATAAAATTCTAAAGAAAGAGGTAATCGCTATGGAATCTGATTATAGCTATTATTACAACTTAATAATTAAATTTCGTGGCGTAGTTCGTTAAAGAGGCGAGGAAGTCCGTAAAACTTTCATCTTAGATCCGCTGAGAGCATTACTCAGAGCCACGACCAATATGGGTATGAGGCTACTGTCGGTTGCGTGGCGGCAGACTGTAAATCTGTTACATTGGAAACGTCGTAGGTTCGACTCCTACCATACCCACCAAATGGACGCTTAGCTCAGCTGGGAGTAGCGCTTGCCTTACAAGCAAGAGGTCACAGGTTCGATCCCTGTAGCGTCCACCAGCCGATTTTAAGACATAATTGCTTAAAGGTTGTTTGCCAGACTTTAGTAGTAACGGCATCGAATAAAAACTGGCATTTAATATTTCGGGATTTAGCTCAGCTTGGTAGAGCGCTTGGTTTGGGACCAAGATGTCGTAGGTTCGAATCCTATAATCCCGACCAAATAAGTTGTGGGTATAATAAGACTTGAAACCCTCATAAGTGGCCCGTTAGTTCAGCGGTTTAGAATCTTCGGCTGTCTCCCGAGGGACACGAGTTCGAATCTCGTACGGGTCGCCATAATGGTCAGTTGGCAGAGTCTGGTTTATTGCACTGGTCTTGAAAACCAGCGACGGTGATGAGCCGTCCGTGGGTTCAAATCCTACACTGACCGCCATTAATTAAAATTATATATGCTCACGTTATAGTCACATCAATTTATGGATGGTTGCAAACTGAAATAAGGAGATGAGGATGAATCTTGGAGATGGCCACCGAGATGAACGCAATACGGTATTAGGTGCAATTCCTTTTGTGGGTACCATATATCCAATAGTAGCTCAGTTGGTTAGAGCACTCGGCTGATAACCGAGAGGTCGATTGTTCAAATCAATCCTATTGGACCATAATATGCTCCGGTGGTGGAACTGGTATACACGTTGGACTTAAAATCCAATGCCTTTACAGGATTGAGGGTTCAAATCCCTCTCGGAGCACCAAATATAAATGCTCGAGTTAGTTCAGTTGGTAGAACATCTGATTGTGGCTCAGAGGGTCAAGGGTTCGAGTCCCTTACTTGAGCCCATATAAAATATTAGAAAAAGGAGAACGACGTATATGAAACGAAAATGTAGATGTCGAAAGTGTTGTAGGAAACAATTTAATAGATTTTTATATGCGCCGTTAGCTTAACTGGTAGAGCTCTGGTCTCTTAAACCTGAGGTTATAGGTTCAAATCCTATACGGCGCACCAATAGATGTGCCTGTAGCTCAGATGGTAGAGCACTTGACTTTTAATCAAGGGGTCACGAGTTCGAACCTCGTCGGGCACACCATGAATGTGCCGTTAGCTCATTCGGATAGAGCAACCGCCTTCTAAGCGGTAGGTGATAGGTTCGAGTCCTATACGGCACGCCATTATTTAATGCGTCCGTAGCCAAGTGGTAAGGCAGGAGGCCGCAACCCTCTGATCACTGGTTCAAATCCAGTCGGATGCTCCATTATCTCCTAATAACCCAATCGGAAGAGGTAGTAAGCTCAAACCTTACAAAGTATTGGTTCAAATCCAATTTAGGAGACCATATATTGTATAATATTTAGATATAAAGTTGCCGCTTTAGTATAAAATCTATTACGATTGAATGGTAATCAATTGAAGGCGGAGAGTTACCGTCAAGCGGCACCATTAAATGCCACTCTAGCTCAGTAGGTAGAGCGTTGGCCTGAAGAGCCAAGCGTGGTAGGTTCGATTCCTACGGGTGGCGCCAAATGCGTGAGTAGTATAATGGTTAGTATATGTCCTTGCCAAGGATAAGGTGCGGGTTCAATTCCCGTCTCGCGCTCCAGAGTAGATTTGAAAGGAAGTAATTATTATGAGTTTATATACTAGAGTATATGAAGATTTTATTAAAGCAAGAAAAGATAAAAATGAAGTAAATAAAAATATTTTAGGTTTATTATATAATGCTTTAAAAAACAAAGCAATTGAATTAAGAGTTGATGAATTAACTGATGCTGATTCTAGTTCTGTAATTAAGAAAGTTTCTAAACAATTAGATGAAGAAATTGAATGCAATGTAAAGGTTAATAGAACTGAAAAAGCAAATGAATTAACTTATCAAAAGAATTTAATTCAAGACTACTTACCAAAACAATTAAGTGAAGATGAAATTAAGACTATATTAAATACTCTAGAAGATAAAGCTATTCCTTCAGTAATGAAGTATTTTAAGACTAATTATAATGGTCTAGTAGATATGAGCTTAGTTAGTAAGCTCGCTAGACAATAATTGCCAGTTTAGCTCAGAGGAAGAGCAAACCGCTCATATCGGTTAGGTCGAGATATCGTAATTCTCAGCTGGTACCATATATGCCGGTGTGGTGGAATTGGTAGACACCCTAGTCTTAGAAACTAGTGCTGAAAGGCGTGAGGGTTCAAGTCCCTCCACCGGTACCATTTGATTATTCATTTATTAATAGTAAGCGCGGTAGTATTATTAATAAATTTATAATAGTTGCCATTTAGAAAAATGGAGCGTATGACACTGATTGCAAGGTGTGTAACGACTGATGAAATGTGGAGCCGACAGTATAAAAAAACTCCAACCATATAGGACCGTAGCCAAGTGGTAAGGCAAGGGACTTTGACTCCCTCATTCGAAGGTTCGAACCCTTCCGGTCCTGCCAAAATGGTTGCTTACTCAAGAGGTCGAAGAGGGTGCACTGCTAACGCATTAGGAGTTTAATCGCTCGCGGGGGTTCAAATCCCTCAGCAACCGCCATTTGAAAGGAATAATGTTTATGAAAGATTTAGTAAAGGCTAGTAAGTATATTGCACTACTATTAAGGCATAAACCGGAAGAAGGAGATTTAAATCTCGACAAAGAAGGTTATTGTCCAACTGTTGATTTAATAAGAGCCTTAAAAAGAAAATTTAATTGGTTTACATTAAATGATTTGTATGATATTGTAAATTCAGACGAAAAAGGTAGATATTCATTTAATGATAATAAAACCAAAATTAGGGCAAATCAAGGTCATTCAACAAATCAAGTAAATATAACATTTAAAGAAGTAACACCTCCTGATATTTTATATCATGGAACAGCAACTAGATTTTTAAATGATATTTATAGAGAAGGTTTAAAACCGATGTCTAGACAATATGTTCATTTAAGTAAAGATATTGAAACTGCAACGAAAGTTGGTAGTAGACACGGAAATCTATATATTTTAGAAATTGATTGTAAGAAAATGGTTGAAGATGGATATAAATTTTATATTTCAGAAAACAATGTTTACTTAACAAAATTAGTTCCTAGAAAATATTTTAAAAATTAATTAAAAAATATAATATTTTGGTAAAAGATATTGTATATATAATATGTAAAATAAAAATTTAAGAGACACAGACAGCAAACAATTAATGCAATCAACTTTTAATTGATCAGGCAAAAACGTGTCTAGAAAGGAAGATTAATTATGGATTTTTATGGAACAATGCAAAAGGTACAAAATAATGTATCAGTAACTGAAAATGGTATGGAAGGATACAAGACAACTTTCCACCCATTACTAGATATGAATTTCAAGGTAACTTCATATCGTAAGCTTACAGATAGAGATATCTGTAATGATATTGACCAAATAATTTCTCAAGCAGAGGATGCTCAATATCTATTAAAATTCTTATTTATGGTAAGAGATGTTAGAGATGGTTTAGGAGAAAGAAGATTATTTAGAGTTGCATTAAAGCATCTATTAAATACTGCTAATTTCGATAATAAGACTGAAATAATTTCAGACTTAATTAAAACTCAAATTTCTAATTTTGGTAGATTTGATGACTTATTTATTTTCGTAGGTACCCCTTATGAAAATATCTTAATTAAAACAATTAAGAATCAATTAAAGTCAGACTATGAGAATATGTTAGCTAATAAGAGCATTTCATTATTAGCTAAGTGGATGCCATCTGAAAATGCTTCTTCAAAGGAAACTAAGAAGTTAGCAACAGCAATTAGAAAGGCATTAAATGCAGATTCTAAGACTTATAGAAAAACTTTATCAGCATTAAGAGCATATTTAAAGGTAACTGAAACTTATACTTCAGCTAATGAATGGGATAAGATTGATTATAATCAAGTTCCTTCTAAGGCAAACTTAAAGTATAAGGATGCATTCTTAAAGCATGATGAGGAAAGACGTAGAGATTACTTAGCTGCATTAAGAGTTGGTGTTGATAAGGAAGGTAATAAGGTTAAGATTAATTCTTCAGTTAACTTCCCACATGAAATTGTTGCTAAGTATACTAAGAAAAGCTACTGGAGCTTACAATTATCTGAATATGATGAAGCATTAGAACAATTATGGAAGAATTTAAAGCAAAAAGATGGTTTAAATAACACAATCGTTGTTAGAGATGGTTCTGGTTCAATGACTTCAACAATTGGTAATGGCGATACAACTGCATTAGATGTTTCAACAGCATTAGCAATTTATTGTTCAGAACATTTAAATTCAGGATTTAAGGATAAATTCTTAACATTCTCAAGTAGAGCTAAGTTAATTGATTTAAGTGCTGAAACTAATTTACATAACAAATTAAATAAGGTATTTAAAGAGGATGATTGCTCAAATACAAACATTGAAGATGTATTCGATGTAATTTTAAATACAGCTGTTAATGGTAATGTTGCACCTGAGGATATGCCAGCACAAGTATTAATTATTTCAGATATGGAATTTGATGGTGCTTATGGTGGAAATAGATTCAATGGTACAAGCAACGTATTCAAGAAAGCAGCTACTAAGTATGCCAATGCAGGTTACAAGTTACCTAAATTAGTATTCTGGAATGTATGCTCTAGAACAAATACTATCCCAGTAACACAAAATGAAAATGGTGTAGTATTAGTATCAGGATTCTCAGTTAATACCTTAAATATGGTATTAAATGGAAAGACTTCACCTTGGTTATCATTAGTAGATGAATTAACTACAGAAAAGTATAATTCAATTCCATTATTAGCTAATGTAGTGAAGGCTAATGTAAAGGTAAATACTACTAAGAGAACCTCTAAGTCAAATAAGACACCTGATTTCTTAAAGTAAAAAAATAAATAAAAGACACATACAGCGATATTTATATCATGCTTGAGGAGCCGCCGATGGAGGTATGAAATCCTCCCTTCCCGACCAAGAGCTATTAAGTTTAATTATTTAATAGTTGTTGCTCGGGAAGTAGCTTAATATTCATAGAGCAGCGATTGATAAAACGTGTCTTGTTGACTTAAAAATAAATAACGGTAAAAGACATTTACTGCAATTCTAACGATTATCACATGTCAAGTGAGTGACGGTGGTTCGATTCCATCCTCCCCTGCCATTTATTATAATATATAGGGGAGTAGTTCAGTGGTAGAATGCTAAAAAATCAACCAAAATGTCTTGATTACCTTTAAAATATAAATTTAATATAACATATATAAATAGATTAGACACATACAGCAACTTTTAATCTTTTAGATTACTATAGGTTCAAATCCTATCTCAGCAACATTGCTAAGTGGCGAAAATGGTATACGCAAACTACTTAAAATAGTTATAATGAAAAAGAAACGTGTCTAGAAATTAAAATAGATTGGTATTTTACTAGTAATACCAATTTTTTTATTGTATAATTTAATAGAAGAGGTGATATTATGTTATTTTTAGAAACAAGTTCAGAATCTATGACATTATTTACAGCTTTAGTAATTGTGTTAGTAATAGCATTAGGAATAGTTGTATTATTAATTACATTAAAAACTAATCGATTATTTCCTTTTCATAAAATGCATAAAGAAGATGAAGATAATTGTTATGATATGAATCTAAGAAAATCAAGTTCAGTAAAAAAGGATGAAAGAGGAAATAAATGGAAACATTAGCTAAGTTTAAAGAATTTGTTGATGAAATTCAACAAAATAATTCAAGAAATTATAAATTAGAAGTTTTAAAGAAATGATCCGATAATCCAATAATTCGTGTATATTTAGATTTTATTTATAATCCTTATAAGATTACTGGTATTTCAGAAAAGAAGTTATATAAGGAAATTTGAATGGAATCTGAAGAGATTACAAGTATGTATCAGCTTATGGATTATTTATTAACTCATAATACCGGTAGAGATGAAGATATTTGTAAGGTTCAGCAATTCAAAGATTTATTAGATGTTGATTATTATGAATTATTTGATGCTATAATTACAAAATCATTAACATTAGGTGTTGATGTATTAAGTATTAATAAATGTATGGGAAACTTCATTCCGCAATTTTCAGTCCAACTTGCCAATAAATATTTTGATAAACCTGAAATTGTAGAAGGTAAATCATTTGCATTAACTAGAAAAATTGATGGATCCAGAATTATTGCTATTAAAGAAAATGGTGAAGTTACCTTCTATACTAGACAGGGACAATTATATGAGGGATTGGTTGATTTAGAAAAAGAAATGTTAGAAACTATGCCTGATAATATTTGTTTAGATGGTGAATTAACTATATTAGATGCTAATGGTTTAAGTAGTAAAGACCAATATAAAGCGTGTATGAAAATTTCTAGAAAAGATGGAATTAAACATGGTTTAAAAATGTTAGTATTTGATTGTATGAATGCGTCAGAATTTAAAAATCAATTCTGTAATAGACCATATAAGAGTAGAAGACAAATGCTAGTTCAAATTTTTAGAAATAATTTTGTTATGGATGGGGTTAACTATGATTCTGATTTAGCAAATCTAAACCATACTTATTTTGAAATGTTACCTATTTTATATGAAGGTGAAGATACACAACAAATAATGCCTATTCTAAATAAAATGGTTGATAATGGCGAAGAAGGTATTATGATTAATATTTTAGACGCACCTTATGAGTTCCGTAGGACTCCGAATTTGTTGAAAGTCAAAAAAATGCAAGATTTAGATTTAGAGGTAATTGGTTATGAAGAAGGCTCTGGAAACTTTGCAGGAATGTTAGGTGCTTTATTAGTTAGATATAAACAAGGAAATACTGTTAAAGTAGGTTCAGGATTGAATAAAGAATTAAGACAAGAAATTTGGAAAGATCCTGATTCATATATCGGTAAAATTATTTCAGTTCAATATTTTGAAGAAACAACAAATCAAAATGGTGGATTGAGTTTGAGATTTCCAGTCTTTTTAGAGTTTAGAAATCCAGCAGATAAAAACGTAGCAGATTTTTAGGAGGTAAATTATGTATATAGAGCCAAAAGTAAATGAATTAAAAATTGGAGATAGCGTATATATTAGACAAACTGCACCAATGGACGATGAAGAAGAATATCGTTTTTATGAATCTATAATTTATAAAATTGAAGGAGATAAAATTTATAGTAAATATACTACAAATAATCTAAAATTTAATTTTAAAAAGGAAGATGTATATTACATAGAAGGTAAAGATAAATACTATGTAAATAGATTTGAAACTCGTTGGAATGGAATATACGGATAGGGGATAGAATTATGGCATATAGAACTTATATAAATGGTCATGAATGGTTAGGCAATAACGTATTATATGATGAAATATATGATGAATTAAAAAGACAAGGTTGTCCATTTGATGAAGATTGTTGTGTAGGCTGAGAAACACCATTTGAGGTTAAGGATTTAGATAGTTTAGTTAAGGCAACAGAAAAAGCTATAATTAACTTATATAACAAAAGAATACAGATAAAAGAGAATATTGCAGATTTTTCTGAGTATATTACTCATCCTATTGGTGATCTCACTTGGCAATTACAAGAAGCTAGAGACTATGGTTACATATTTATAAGTGCAATGTTATTAGAATATGTAGGAGAATGTCATAAACAGTGGGATTTCGAATTTACTAAATCAGGTATGAAATATGTACTAATTAATGATGGTAAATGTTTATTTTCTGCTTATTAAGGAGGAGTAATATGAACTATAATTTTGATAAAGATATATTATATCAAGTTATGACCGAAGGAATATGGTATTATAATAAATTAGGAGAAGTAGGTCATAATACAAACGTAAAAGTAGATACACATTATATTAATTTTAAAGTTTTTGGAAGAAATATGGGTTTTAATTGGAAAGATTTAAATATAAAATTCTTTTTAACCAAAAATGAAGCTGAAAAAGCAGCTAAAGAATATTTAGATTATCTACTAAAATATGTTGATATTAGTACTCTTAAAAAGATAGTTAATTTAAAAGAAAATGATGAAATAGTTGAATTAAGTTCTTCAAAACATTTATTTCATAGAACAGTTGAACAGTATTCTTACTGGGATAAAAAGAGAAAAACATTTATTATTGTAAGTGAATATGATGACGATTATGGTGGAGGATATGATGAATTTGAATATCCTATTCATGAATATGGTCATTCTTGGTTTTTAACTGAAAAAGATGCAAAGGAACATATTTATAATTCGTAATAATTGTATATTTATAAAAGGAGAATTAGATTATGAGTGATTTAAATTCGTTAGTTTTTAGTAAAAAAGAGCAAGAATTAGGATTGCATTTAGATTTTATAAATACATTATTAAAATTAAATAAAGAAAGTACAGATCATTATATAGAATTTTTAGTTAGACAAGAAGAGGACTTTGTAATTATAGAATGATGTCAAATTAATTATCATTGTGAGGATTGTTATAGTCATTTTAAATTAGTTGAACCTGACCAAGTAGTTATGCTAGAATATAGATTTCCTGATAACCACACTGAATATGTTTTTAGTGAAGAAGAAGGAAAAGAATTATTGGACGAATGATTAAAGGAAAATCCTGGTTGGGAAAAAGGTCCTTATGGTACTTGATATAATAAAATTGAGAATGATAGATTAAGAAAAGAATTTGGTTTAGATAAAGAAGGTAACGAATAATGGGAAGAGAAATTATCGTTCAAATAAGAGATAGAAGTAGAAACTTTCAAGTTATGGATGAAGATTATGTTTGTGGTAGAGATGATGCTACAAATTATATTGCTCAATTAATTTATAATAGAAGAGAAACTTTACCTGAAGTAGATGAGGATAATTTAGAAGGAAGAGAGTTAAGTGACAGATATTCCTTAATATTTGATATAAGTAATAAAGAGCAATTTCATGAATTATCCGATATTTGTAACAGATTAAAAGAATATGCTGATGAAGATTATGCTGAAATAAATAAAGCAAAAGAAACATTAGCAGATTTAAAAATTGCAAGAAGAAATTGTAGTATATATGAAGAATTTGAAAAATTTTCAGAAGCAATTGAGACAACTCAGGAATGGTTAGATAATGAAGACTATTCTAGAGCAGGTTCGTTATTAGATATGATTAATGACTGTAAAAGAATGATAGAAAATCAAAATACACCGGAAAGTAGTTTACCTTCTAATGGAAAATATGAAATTGTTATTATTTTAAGCGAATAATTTTAACTAAATTAATTGTATAATATATATGAGGATAAAAAATATCCTTATTCCTATTATAAATAATGGTTAGTTACACACAGCAATTTAATAATACAAATACATGAACAACATTTATATCATTGTTTGGATACGAAAGTAATTAGTAGGTTCGTAACTAGAAAAAAGTAATTTACTAATGAGGAATAGTATCGCGGCGCATATAAGTCACCTTGATGACAAATATTATATGTAGCTGTAATTATAGTTAACGCTATAACAATTCAAAGGAGTTGAAATATCCTTTAATAAAAAGTCGCATACAGCAAAATAAAAAATCTTTTAAAAAGAAGACAAATAATACAATCAAAAAAATTATTTTGATAGTTATGGCGACTGTGAATGCCTATATATAAAAGACAATAGCGAAAGCGACTAGTAAATTTAAAGCATTGTTTAGTAGTATATAAGACTAGATCAGTCCTAAAATTTAATACCAATGTGCATAAGCACCTCAGTTATGTTATCATTGATATCAAATTAATTGGAAACAGGATTCCAAAATATGATATTATAATTAAAAGGAGAATTAGAAATATGAGAACATTATATGAATCTGAATTAAAAGAATTACAAGGAAAGACTTTTACTGATGTGAAGGAGCTTGAAAAAGCAGAAGCTGAAGTAAAGGAAAATGCAACAAAAAAAGAGGTAGCGTTAGCAGAAAAGAAAGCCGATTTAGCTAAAATTAATGAATCAGCAAATAAATATTTAAAGCTAGTTGAAGAAAATAATAAAAAGCGTGAGGAATTAAGAAAAGCTGAACAAGAAGTTTATGAGGCTTATAAAAAGGAGTTAGATGATTTTGCTGAAAAACATCAAGGATACCATTTAACTTATCGTAAAGATGGAGATAATGTGGAATTCCAAATTGAGGAAGCTAAACATCAAACACTAGAAAATTATTATAAGGAAACTCAAGAAACCTTTAATAAATTATTTAATAATTTTTTCAATTCATTTTGGTTTTAATAAATAGATTGAAAATTTCTGAGGTATAATAAATAAGCCGATTATATATCGGCTTTTATTTTTTACTAAATTATAAAAAGAAGAGGTATAATAATATGTCACAAAGAGTTGAAAATTTAGTTCAAATGTTAGATACTTATGTATCAGATGGTGGATATCACTTAAATGTAAATGTATTTAATAGAGAATTATTATTAGACGCACAACAACATCCTGAAAAATATCCACAATTAACAATAAGGGTAAGTGGATACGCTGTCAACTTTGTAAAATTGACAAAAGAACAACAGAACGACGTTATTTCAAGAACTATCCACGAATCTATGTAAATGTATAACCTACAATTAGGTAATAACCTCTTTGTAGACATAGGTGTAGGAGATATATTCATTTACAAATATAAAGAAAATTGTTTTGCAATAAAAGATGTAACTGAAAATTATAAACCTGAATTAAATGAATTTACGATTGAAATATTATCTTTTTATAGCAAAAGGCATTTTATATTTAAAAGAGATAATGGATATTATTGATGAGAAGAAACTAAATTTTAATATTTTTTAATATTTTTTATAGGAATACAGTTGTTATTCCTATTTTTTATTGTATAATTATATGTAACTAGGAGGATACTATGGAATTAGCGTTATTAAAATTTATAAAAGAACATGAAAATTGGGAAGAATTATTAACTAGAGACCCATATAACCTAAAAATAAATAGAGATGGTAAATATATTATATTTAAATATAATCAATTATGTTCTGATTTTAATTTACCAGAAGTTCAAGAAGCCCGAGGTATAATTTTTAGAGAATCAGATTGGAAGTGTGTTTGTCACGCCTTCAATAAGTTTGGAAATTATGGTGAATCATATTGCCCTGAAATAGATTGGTCAACTGCATCTGTTCAAGAAAAAGTTGATGGTTCATTAATGAAAGTTTGGTATGATGAATATTGGCATATATCAACTAATGGTACTATAGATGCTTTTAAAGCACCATTAGAATGTGCTAATAAAGAAATAACTTCTTATGGAGAACTATTCTTATATTGTTTAAAAGAAAATAAACCTTCATTTCCATTTCAAGATTTTATTTCATTTTTAGATAAAGAATATTGTTTTATGTTTGAAATGGTATCACCTTATAATAGGGTTGTTATTGAGTACCTTGAATCTAAGTTATATTATTTAGGATGTAGAAATATGAGCACTCATCAAGAGTATGGTTTTGCAGATTATTTTCATATTCCATTTGTTAATGGTTTGGGTAATATATTAAATATGCCAAAACTATATCCATTACATACCTTAAAAGAAGTTCAAGAAGCAGCAAATGCCTTACCTTGGAATGAAGAAGGTTATGTAGTATGTGATGCTAATTTCAATAGAGTTAAGATTAAATCTCCAGAATATGTTTTAGCGCATCACGGAAGAACTAATGGTAATATTTCTATTTCAAGATTATTAGAAATAATTTTAAATAATGAGATAGATGAATTCTTAATTTATGCAGATGAATATAAAGATAAAATAAATAATTTAATTGCTGAAATGGAATTATTTAAAACTCAAGTTAAATTAGAAATTATAAATCTAGCTCCAGCAAATTATACTTCAAGAAAAGAATATGCAGAAGTAGTTAAGAGATACCCAGCATATATGCAATATTTCTTATTTAGATATAAAACTATTAATGAAGAATTTAAGAAAATAAATATTTCTGGTTGGAAAAAGATATTAAGTGCGAGAGGCATTATTTAAAAATAATTAAGGAGGAAATACTTTATGCAATCAACTATAATTTTTGAACGAGAATCAACTTATAAACCTAATTTTAAAATTAGAACGGTTAAAGTTAAATTTGAAGATACAGATAATACTGTTTTATACTTTTCCCAAGTTCTTAATGGGGATTCAATTATATTTCAACAAACGTATAAAAATAAAACTTACGCTATAAGTAAAGCAAAACAGTTTGATGATGATTTGGCTTGGCATAAAGATATAAATATATTAAATTTATTATATAATAAACAAGAGAAAGAAGGACTGATTAAAAATGATTAAAATAATAAAAAATGGAAAATTACCTAAAGAAGATAAGGTGATATTTAGAACAAAATGTGATAAATGTAATTGTGAGTTTAAATTTGAGCAAGAAGATTTTACTAAAATTGAGAGACGTATTGATGGATATTATTTTATAGCCTGCCCATGTTGCGGTTATGAAATTGTCGGTAAATATGAAGACTTTAATCCTCAAGTGATTAAAGTAGATACTAAGGAGGAATAGATTATGAGTTGTTATATTAGAAGTAAAGATGGTATATTTGGCGTATTGAATTTAGGAGAATTCTATACTGATAATGTAGGAGATTATCCTTTAGAATATGCTTTAAAAACCGCTAGTAATCCAATAGAATTATGTGATGGTTTTTATATTGATCATGAAGATAGTAAGTTTAGTCTAACAAGAGTTTTTTCAGATTTTGACAAAGCAAAAACTTTGTATGATTCATTTAAAAAATTAGGAATTAAAGTAAAGTTAATCGGTTTTATTAAGACAGATAAAGGTTTATTATTTTGTCTTATATATGACGATGAAGATAATAGGTTTTTTACTTTGTGGGAAAATATAGATTTTAAATATTACAATAAATGGAAAGATAGTGTAATTAGAGGTGAATAAATAATGGAAAAAGAAAAAATGCCAATGACGTTGTGTGGTTATCAAATACCAAGCAAAGATATAAAAATTAGGAAAAAATATTTGGCTTCTGATGGTTGGAGATGGTATATAGAAGTTGCCGATTATGGGTGGGTTATATCTAATGCACCTGGATATGAAACATATACCAAAGACGGTTATAAAAACAACTTAGGTTATGAAAAGAACTTTGAAGAAGCATATCAGTGGTTATTAGAAACATGTAAAAGAAATGACTGGACATTAAAAGAGATAGGAACTTCAGAAGAAGAAAAAGAAGTTTTGGATGATGAAGAATGTAATTTAGATATAAATAAGTCTTTATATAATATTGAAAATAGAAAAATATATGAATATGATGATGACATCGCTATTTTATTCTATAAAGGATATAAAGTAGCAAAAGGAACCGTTGAAACATTTAGATGTAATTGGTGTGAAGAAATGAGTAATTGTAAGGATATGAACGATTTTCTAGATGATATTGGTGTAGAACTTGTCGTAGAATTAGATGATGAGGATGTTAAAGATAATTGGGAACACATTTGGGATGAGTTGGAGTGGAATGAAGAAAGTAAATCGTATAAATATAAAAATTGGGAATGGATTGTATTAGATCTTTAATTTTTAATTGTATTATAATTATATTAGAATAAACAGGAGGTAACATATGATAAAATTTATAATGTTAATTGGTTTACCAGGAAGTGGTAAATCTACCTACGCAAACAAATTAATAGATAATAATACCGTATGGTTATCTTCTGATAAAATAAGAGAAGAAATTTATGGAACTGAAGAGGAACAAAAAAATCCAGCATTAGTTTTCTCAATTATGTTTGATAGAACAGTTGAAAATCTAAATAATAATAAGAATGTTATTTATGATGCTACAAATATTAATAGAAAACTTAGAAAAGATTTATTAGATAGATTAAAAAGAAAAGTAAATAATGTCTATTATGAATGTGTGCTAGTATATACAAACTTAGAAGAATGTAAGAAAAGAAATTCAAAAAGAGATAGAAAAGTTCCTGAATCTATAATTGATAAAATGGTTAAAAATTTTGAAGTTCCTGTTAAAGGAGAAGGTTGGGATAATATTGAAGTTAATTATACAACTAAACCATCAGTACCTTATGATAAAGTTATTGATATTTTTGTAAGTAAAGAGCCTCATGATAATCCTCATCATAATATGGATATTGATTTACATATGTATGCTGCTTGGGATTATTATGTAACACATTATGAATATGGTATAGATAATTATTTAAAATATGCCATCTTATTTCATGATATAGGTAAGAAATTCTGTAAAACATATTATAATAGAAGGAATGAATTATGTGAAAAGGCACATTATTACCAACATGCAAATGCTGGAGCATATTTCGCTTTTGATATAGATTTTTCTAATTATAATGACCCTTATTTTGATGGAATATATCAAGATAAAGAATTTACAGAAAATGATAAATACAATATGATAATATTAATTAACTATCATATGAGACCTCTAGAAGCTTGGAAGGATTCTAAAAAATCTGAAAATAAAGATAAACTAATTTTAGGTGATAAATTATTTAATTATCTTGAAATATTACATGATTGTGATAAGAATTCTGAAGAGGATGAAAAGTTTGTTAAATGGTTTCTTGAAAAAATGGTTAAGGTATATAGAGGTGAAAACTAATGTCTGATTATATAACTATTGTAGATTATAATAAAAGATTTAAAGAAGCTGATATTAAGTTAAAAGATTATATGCAATCATTTAATCCTAAATCAGCCACATTTGTTAAAATTGATGATGAATTAATTCAAATAACCAAAGTGGATAAGAAATATTATGATTGTATTGTAGATCACCTAAGTTTAATACCTATGGGTGGAGTTATATATTTAAAAGATTAAAGAGGTGATTAAATAAATGCCAAAAAAGATTAATAATAAAAATCTAGTTCCTAGAAAGCGTAAATTAGTTGCACCAAAAGCATCTTTAATTTATAGTTCTGATTTTGTTGCAATGTTATATAAAAAATGTACCAGATATGAAGAAATGGAAAATGGTTTAAATATTGATTTAGAAACTTTATTTAATGCCATTGCAAAAGGAATATATTGTAATAATAAATTTATTCAAGTAAAATTAGGTGTAAATATTAATGGACAATTCGTTTTATATGGAAATGATGGTTCTATTTTTAAATTAAGCGATTATAAAAAGATTTGGTTTTTAAAGAAAGATAAGAGTGAATAGATATGAAAAGTTATTTTGATGAAGTTAGATATGATTATGGTGAGTTTAAAAGTTTAAACGATTTTTCAGATTTAGGTCAAGAATGGGCTGAAGAATTAGCAAACTATTTTGATGATACAAATAAAGCACAAATGGAAAGTTTATTAATGTTACTTAATATGGCTTATGATTTAGGACTAAAGAAAGGTAAGAGTAAGTAATATGGAAGATATTAAATTAGAAAATAAAGAAATGGAAAAGAATGTAAACCATCCAGACCATTATAATACACATCCTATGGAATGTATTGATGAAATGGTTGTTGTTTTTGGTTTTGATGCTGTTATAGATTTCTGTAAATGTAATGCTTGGAAATATAGATACAGAGCTGGTAATAAAGATGATATTAAACAAGATTTAGCAAAGTCAGATTGGTATCTAAATAAAGCAAAAGAGTTACAATCTATGAAAAATGGAAATCCTTATTATGATAGTAGAGGAGTTAAATTACTATAATGGTTGATAAAAATTTTAGAGACAGATTAAATTATTATTGCGAAATTAATGAAATTGATGATGAGGATAGACCTTTAATTTTAGATAATTCAGCATATGATAATTCAATAATTGGTATTAGTAATGATAATAGATTAATTTATGATTATGGAAAAATGCTTGTTGAATATTCTCAAGATAATAAATGCACTATTGAAGAAGCAATGGAATGGATTGAATATAATACTATAAGAGCAATAGCATATAATAGTGATGAGCATAAACCAATTATAATTTATAATAGACAAGTTATTGAGGAGATATAATGATTGATAAACAAGATATTAAAGTTGAAATATTAAAATATCCAACAGAACAAGATTGGCTATGGGCTAAAACTTGTACTTTAAATACTGTAGGTAAAAAATTAAAATCTTCAACAAAAAGTGTTGATAATGAATATAAGGCAAAATTATTAGCATCTGAACATAGTCCTATTAGAGAATTATGATTTGGTATTAGATTAACAATCCCATATTTCATTTCAGTTCATATAGTTAGACATCATATTGGTTGTAACCATTATGTATCAACCCAGAGAGATGATAGACATCCTGAAAGAGAAATATCAAGAGAGGATTTACCACAAGGACAATTCGTATCTCATATTTTATCAATTAATGCACAGGAATTAATGTTCTTTATGCATAAAAGATTATGTAATCAAGCAGATCCTATAATGAGATATGTAGCTAATATGATAAAGAAAGAAGTATTAAAAACAAATCCTGAATTTGAAGGATTATTAGTTCCTTTATGTGAATATAGAAATAATAAATGCACAGAAATGTTCCCTTGTGAAAAAGCTAAAACTTTTAATTAATTGTATAATTTATATATAGGTGGTGATATTTATGGCAAATATATTTAAGAGATTATGGCATAAAATAACAAGAAAGCCATATTGGTATCCTAATAAAGAATCTCAAAAAATGTTAAGAAAAGAAGCTGATGAGTTAATTGGTTGGGATAAAAGCATAAATCCATGTTGGAATAAATCTTGGAAATATTTTATTAAAAGACAATATCCTTGGTATGGCTTACTTGAATTATGTCAATTCAAAATAATAGAAATGAGAGATTATATGCAAAATCACTCTTTTATTAATGAAGAAGATACTCAAAAACAAATAAAACAAATGACTGAGGTTATTGAATTAGGTAAAAAAATATTAGCAGATGAATATGAAAATGCTGCTTTCCAATGGAATAGAGATAATGAGGTTGGTATTACAATAATTTATAAAAAACCAGATTATCCAAAAAATGCCACATTTAAAGATAAAATTTCTTATAATAAGAAAAGAGAGGAATTAGGTAGATTATATAATACCGGAATTTTTGAGGAAATTATTGGAAACTCAGATTTCTATGATGAACGTTTATCTGATGAGGGTAAAACTAGATTATATAACTATGTTAAGGATAAAGATACTAGAAAATTATCTGAATGGTTAAAAGACAATAATTTAACTGAAAATGATATAGAAACAGCATATACTTCTGAATATACAAATGGTTTAAGTGAGGAAGAAAATCATAAAATATCAACACAAATGTATGAAGAGGCTTGGCAAGATAGGAGAAATGATATCGCTAAATACTTTGAATGTATTGGTGAATATGAATATACGTGGGGTGATTAATTTTGGGAATTAAAGAATTAATTGAGGAAAGAAAAAAAATCAAAGAAAATAAGAAACTAATAAAGGAATTTCCGTTTTTACTCCCTAGAAATGTATGGACAGGAGAGGCAATTAGTAATTATGACTACTCATTTACCGAATTAGACTCTATGCCTGATGGTTGGCGTAAATCATTTGGATTGGATATGTGTAAAGAAATTAAGGAAGAACTTTTAAAATACAATGCCTTAGATGATTATAGAATAACACAAATTAAGGAAAAGTATGGAAGTTTAAGATGGTATGATAATGGGTATCCAAAAGATAGTAAAATAGGGGATATCATTGAAAAATATGAAAAATTATCTGAAGAAGTTTGTATTAACTGTGGTAAACCTGCAAAGTACTATACTAAAGGATGGATTTCTTTTATTTGTGAGGATTGTAAAAATAAAATTATTAAGGAAAATAATTATTATTCCGAAGATTCTTTTGCATTAATTGAAGAGGAAGGTATATAGTAGTATGGAAGTAAATAACAATTTATTAACTTTTTTTGTTAACTTATTAGAAGAAGACTTTAATAATGTCGATGCATTATTAATGTTGAAAGAATGTGCAATGAATCAATGGAAGAATGGTGAATTAACTGATTCTCAACACTGCGATATCGAGGCATATTTAGACTATAAATTAAGTTTATTATAGGATGTGATAATATGAAGTATTTTGTTGTGAGTGATATTCACTCATTTGGAAATATTTTAGAAAAAACTTTAAAGAAGTGTGGTTTTAATAAAAGAGATAAAAATCATACTTTAATTGTTTGTGGAGATATTTTTGATAGAGGACTAGATACAATTAAAGTTTATAATTATTTAAAATCCATTCCTAAGAAAAGATGTATTTTAATTAGAGGAAATCATGAATCTCTTTATTTTAGTTTATTAAATAAGTATTATCCTGAATCACATGATTTTAGTAATGGTACCGTATCCACTTTTGTTCAAATAGCTGGATATGATTTAGATGTTCAATATGACTTGAGATATGGATATCATATGTCCTATGGTTCATATTTTGAGTATGAACATATTGACCCTGAATGTAAAGATAAATGGAGAGATATTAAGAAAAAGGTAAAAGAGTCCGAAATTACTAAATGGTTACAATCTAAACAATGGATAAATTATTATGAATTAGATAACTATATATTTGTTCATTCATTTATTCCTTTAAAATTTCATGAAGAAGATTATAGAGGATTTAATGAAGATTATTGTATATATTATGGTTGGGTTCAAGCATTTGAGGAAAAACCTAATTGGCGTGAATCTACTAATGAAGAATGGGATAAAGCAACTTGGGGTTGTGCATATACATTCTTTGATGCTGGTTTATTTAATCAAGAAAAAGTTAAAAATAAAATATTAGTTTGTGGACATTATAAATGTTCTGCATTTAATGAACATTATCTTAATATAGAAACAGATGATATTTATTATGGTAAAAATTTAATTGCAATTGATGCTACAACCGCTTTAAGTAATAAAATAAATGTATTAATAATAGATGAGGACGGAAAATGTTATGACCAAAATGGTTTATTGAAATATAAAAAACCAATACCCATTATAGAAACTGTAACAGTAAGTCCAGAAGAATACAAAAAATTGGTTGAAGAGGAATATCAAAAATATGCTAATGATGTAACAAATTCTTAGAATAGAAAGGAGTGATATAATGCCAAAATTTAATTTAAATCCTAGTTTTAAACACTGGGAAAAGTATGATAATATCTTTATAATTAGTGATACCCACTTTGGTGATATAGTAACTGATACCATAAATGGAAATGATTATAGAGAAAAAAATACTGGTATTAAAACTCCTACTATTGATGAACAAGTTGCAAAAATAAATAAAATTTGTCATAAAAATGATTTATTAATTATTTTAGGAGATATTGGTGATATTGAACCTATTAAGAAAATTAAAGCAGGTTATAAAGTATTAATTATGGGTAACCATGATCAAGGTAAATCTAATTATGAAAAACATATAAAATTAAGACCAGCTACCTATGAGGATATAAATGATAAATCTAAATTAATTTATAATTTCACCCCTCCAGTTGGTATAGATACAATGAGGTGGTTAAGATTTGCAAGTATGGAATTAAATATTCCTTTATCAACTATTCATGAATATTTTAGAAATCCTAATAATTATGTGGAATTAAAGCCAGATAAAGAAGCAATTTGTGGTATACAGGAATGTATAGCTGTTGTTGAAGTAGAAAATAAAGGTTTATTTGATGAAGTATGGCCTGGTGTTTGTCCAATAAAGGAAGATATAGTATTAAGTCATGAACCTTATGATTCTAAATATTGCTTAAATATTCATGGTCATGACCATAATTGTCAACTAATGAAGGATTTAATTAAAGGAAAGGAAATTAAACCTGAAGAATATTTCGATACACAATTAAGTTATTGTAAGGATGCAAAACGTTATTATCTTAATGTTTGTTCTGAATGGGTTAATTATGAACCAGTAAACCTAAAAAACATTATAAAATCCGGAATTTTAAAGGAAATACCTAATATTCATAGGGAAGCTATAGATAAGCAAATAGAAAATCCTGTTCATAATAAACACTAAATTAAATAGATATTATTTTTACGCAAACTTTTCCTTTCATAGCGTTTAAATAATATCTTTTTTTATTGATTATTGTATATTTAATTAGCAGAATTTAATAAGAATATTTGAGTTTATATTATATAAAATACTCTTTAAATTGTATATTAACGTAAAGGAGTTGATTAAATGTCTTGTTGACTTGAAAATGAGTGTAAAAAACTTCATTGTAATGATAAAAATGGTTGTATGATTCAATATAAATTAGATTATTTATTTAATGAAGCAGGCATACCTTTAAATAGAAGAAAATCTCAATCCTTAGTAACAGATGCAGATGGCACTGACAGAGAACAATTTATTAAATTAAAATCTATTCAAGATAATATTCTAGATTTTGTAAATAATGGTGATAATTTATATATTTATAGTATTCAAGCAGGTAATGGTAAAACATCTTGAGCGATAAGATTATTACAAAGCTATTTTAAAAAAATATGACTTAAAACAGAATTAAAATGTAGAGCTTTGTTTATAAATGTTCCAAGTTTTCTACTAGCATTAAAAGCGAATATTAATGAACCTAATGAGTATTACAAACATATAAATGAATATGTTTTAGATTGCGATTTAGTTATTTGAGATGATATTGGAAACAAGGTAGGAACTGAATTTGAAATCTCTCACCTTTTAAGTATTATTGACACAAGAATAAATAGTGGAAAAGCAAACATTTATACATCAAATATTCTACCTGAACAATTAGGTAATTTATTAGATATTAGATTAGGTAGTAGAATTGTAAATGCATCAGAATGCATTCAATTTAAAGGCGGAGATAAAAGATCTCTTAATTTAGAGTAGCAAGGAGTTATAAGTAAATGGTACAGTTACAAACATTAAATAAAATATTACAGGATAAAGATCCTTCAATAATAACTTTAAATAATTTAAATGCAGATTATTTTCCAGAATATATTCCTGAGTTTTACTTTATTAAAGAGCATCTAGATAAATATGGTTGTTTACCTGATATAGAAACATTTACAGCTAAGTTTGAGGATTTTGATGTTATTGAAGTTAATGAGCCTACAGCATATTTGTTAGAGGAACTTTATAATGATAAAATTAGAAGAGATTTAACTAATGGATATAATCAGTTAAGACCCCTATTAATTAATGGGGATAAAGATGCTATTGATAAAGCATTAATGCTAGTTAAAGAAACTGCAGAGAAGTCCGCTCAAGCAATAAGTTTAAATTGTGTTAACTTGTTTGAAGACACAAGTAGATATGATGCTTATGTAGAAAGAACTGAAAATTATGATAAATATTTTATAACTACAGGATTTGATGAGTTAGATAAGGTTATTGGCGGTTGAGATGTAAAGGAAGAATTAGCTACTATAGTTGCAAGAACTGGTATAGGTAAATCATGGTTTCTTATTAAATCTGCAACGGCTGCTGCATTACAAGGAAAAAGAGTAGGTATATACTCAGGTGAAATGTCTGCTAATAAAGTTGGTTACAGAGCGGATACCTTAATAAGCCATTTATCAAATGGAGCATTAATTCATGGTGGTGCAAGTGTTAAAAATGAATATAAAAGATTCTTAGATGAATTAAAGGAAAAGAATTTAACTTGTTATGTTTTAACACCAAAAGATGTTAATGGAGCAGCAGGTGTATCTGCATTAAGAGCATTTGTTGAAAAATATAATTTAGATGTATTATATATTGACCAACATTCATTACTTGATGATGATAGAAAAGCTAAGAATCCTGTTGAAAGAGCTGCAAATATATCTAAAGATTTAAAGATATTACAGGTTACTAAACAAATTCCAATTATTACAGTATCACAACAAAACAGAGAGCAAGTTGAAGGAAAAACATTTGATACAACTCAATTAGCTCAATCTGATAGAATTGCTCAAGATTCAACTATTATTATATTTATTGAAAGAAAAGCTGATTTATTTAAATTACATTTAGTAAAATCAAGAGATACAGAAAATGGTAAGGTATTATCATACAAAGTTGATTTAAATACAGGTACTTTTCAATACATTGTTGAAAATGAAGATGGTGAAAGCACTCAAGTACAATATGGAGATACCACTTATTCAGAAGACGAGGTATTTTAATGAATAACTATATTGAAGTTAAACGTAGACGTATATATACTCCTTTATGGGATATTATTATGGATATTAAAAGACAACTTCATAATGGTAAACTTAGAGAAGTTAGAACACCTAAGGATAATAATATTAGAGTAACATGTCCACATCATAAAAATGGCTTAGAATCTGATCCAGATTGCAATATTTATATTGGTCCTGATATGAAAGATGCGTCAGGTAATCTTATTGTAGCTTATGGAACAGCTAACTGTTTTGCTTGTGATTTTAAAGGTGATTTTGTAAAATTTGTAGCAGAATGTTTTGACAAAAGTTATGAATGAGCAGCAGATTGGCTTATCGATAATTACTATACTGGATCTTATGTTGAAGATATTGAGCTAGAACCTATTATATTAGCTAAATCTAAAAGACAATATCTTCCAGAATCAATTCTAAATGAATTTGAAGATTTTCATCCATATATGTTACAAAGAAAATTAACAAAAGATGTAATTAAAGAATTTGAAATAAAGTATGATCCAAAAACAGAATGTTTAGTATTTCCTGTTAGAGATGAAAAAGGTAAATTGTGAATGCTAACAAGGCGTTCTGTTAAGGATAAAAAATTCATAATAGATAAAGAGAAACAGAAACCTGTATATTTATTATATTATTTACAACAACATGATATAAAAGAAGCTTATGTTACAGAAAGTCAAATAAATGCATTAACTCTATGAACCCATCAACTTCCAGGTATTGCATTATTTGGTACAGGAAGTGAATATCAATATGATATCTTAAATAAATCAGGCATTAGAGTATATAATTTAATGTTTGATGGAGATGCAGCTGGAGATAAAGGCATTAGAGAATTTTTAAGTCACATTAGAAAAGATGTTATTGTAAATATTATTAACATGCCAAGAGGAAAAGATGTTAATGAATTAAGTTATGATGATGTAGAAAATTTAATTTCTACACAAATGAAAGTAAAATTTTAAGTAATAAAATTGTATAATTATTATAAGAGCTCATAGAAGCCTTAAAAATAGAAAGAAAAAGGAGAATTTAAAAAATGGCTAACGTTAGTTACGAAGAGTATCAAAAGCAACAAGCTGCAAGACAAGCAGCAAATGGTGGCAATCAAAAACCAGTTCATTTTATGAACGAATGATTAGCAAAGGATGGAGATTTTGTAGTTGTAAGATTCCCTTACACATCTCAAGCAGATATTCAATTTGAATCTGTTCATAATGTTGTAGGAGTTTTTCCAGGAGATAAGTTTGGAAAAAGTGTAAGATGTACAGGAACAGATGATTGTCCTTTATGCAATAGCAAGGATGAAGCAGTTCAAAAGAGAAAATTAAAATTCTATGCAAAGTTTGTGGTTTATAATCCTACTTCAACAGGTGCAGAATTATGTGCAACAGTTTGGGAAAGACCTTCTGGATTCGCAGATATTGATTTAAAGAATCTAATGACTGAATATGGAGATTTAAGTAATTATTTATTTAAGATTGTAAGAACAGGAAAGGGTACAGATACAAGATATAATATTATTCCTGTTAATATGCAAAGTCCTGTATATTCTCAACCTGCATATTCACAAAAGGATTTCTCATGTTTAGAAGGAATTGATGCAACTAAGATTTTATCAAAGAGCATTGAACAATATAATCAAGCTTTAAATCCAACAACAGAAGCTACTGAGCAAAAAACTGTTGGAGAATTTAAGGTTCCTGAAAGCAAAACAATTGATGATGCATTAGGTTTACCTCCACAACAAAATCAAACTGTTGTTACATCTCAACCAACAGCTCAAACAGAAGTACAAAATCAAACAATTTCACAACCAACAAGTACATCTGGTCCAACAAGATATAAGTTTTAATTAACTTATATTAATACTAATAAAAGGTGAAGTTATAAACTTTGCCTTTTATTTTTAATTGTATAATTAAACAATACTATGCAAGGAGATATATATGGAAAGATTAGAATCTTTATGAGGCGAAGAAATTGAAGAAGAAATTCCTAAGAGAAAGGAAAAAACTAAAAAAACATTAGATAAAATAGCTAAGCCTAAGAAAATAACAGATACTAAAGAAGCAGTATCCAAAACCATTAAAAGCAAAACTATCTCGTTAAAGGAAAAGCTTGAACTTATAACAACAGAAGTATTACGAGTATTAGGAAAACAGAAGGATAACATAGTTGTTATAAAGAGTAAGGAACAATATATAGAATATATTCAAAACGCTATTAAACGTGGAAAAATAGCGGTAGATACGGAAACTAATAACTCATTGGACCCTATTACTTGTATGTTAATGGGTTTATGTTTATATTATCCAGGTGCTAAACAAGCATATATACCAGTTAATCATAGAAATTGGGAAACTAAAGAAAGATTAGATTGACAATTAACAGAAGCTGATATACGAGAAGGATTACAATTATTAATAGACTCTAATATTGAAGAAGAATATCATAATGGTAAATTTGATAGAGAAGTATTACTATGTACTTGTAATATTGAAATGCCAGTTACAAAAGATACAATGATTGGAGCAAAATTAATTGATGAAAATGAATATAGTGCCGGATTAAAACAGCAATATATTAGTAAAATTGATCCAGACCAAGAAAAGTATTCTATTGACCACTTATTTGAAGGTGTAGAATATGCAGATGTAGATCCTGAAATATTTGCTTTATATGCTGCAACAGATTCATTAATGACCGATAAATTAGATAATTGGCAAGAAGTTATTTTAGAAAGTGACGATTATCAAAGAGTTAACAATCTATATAATGAAACAGAAATTCCATTAATACCTGCTCTTGCTGAAATGGAATTGAACGGAATGCTTGTAGATAAGGAATATGCTGCTAGATTAAGTAAGAAATTTCATAATAAGCTAGATAATATTGATAATAATATAAATAATTTACTTACTTCTTTACAAGGATTTATCGATGAATGGAAGTTAACACCAAATGCTTTAAATAAACAGATGAAAAAACAATCTGAAAAACAAAGAGCAAATGCAGTTAAAAGTACCAATTATGATGATTCACTATGGAAGTATGAAAATGGTGTATGGTATAAGTTAAGTAAGGCAAAAATAGAGCAGCTTGATGAAACATTAACTCCAGAAAGTTTAGCATCACCAACACAATTAGCAATATTATTATATGATATATTAAAAGCGCCCATTGTTAATGAAGAAAAACCACAGGCAACTGGTGAAGAAGAGCTGAAAGCTATTGCGGATTCAGCTAAGAAATCAGGTAATTCTGCTCTTGAATCACTATGTGAATTAATGCTTGAAAGACGTGAAGTTGTTAAACTTATATCTACATATATTGATACTATTCCAGAAATTGCAAAGAGATGGCCTGATGGTAGAGCTAGAACTCACTTTAATCAATACGGTGCTGCAACGGGTAGATTAAGTTCATCAGATCCAATTAATTTCCAAAACATTCCTTCTCACGAAAAATCTATTAGATTATTATTTAGAGCAGCTCCAGGTTATCGTATAATTGGTGCTGACTTCTCAGCCCAAGAACCAAGGCTTGTTGCTCACTATAGTCAAGATGATAATATGTTAAATGCATATTTAAATAAACAAGACTTATATTCAGTTATTGCGTCTCAATCATTCAATGTTCCTTATGAAGATTGTTTGGAATTCTATCCAGAAGGAACTGAAATTCTATTTGAAGGTAAAAAAGTAGTATGTGGATATAAAACACATTTAAATACAGAGGGTAAAGCTAGAAGAACACAAGCAAAATCAATATTACTTGGCTTGCTTTATGGTAGAGGTGCTGCATCAATCGGAGAGCAATTAGGAAAAAGTAGAGAAGAAGCACAGGAAATTATTGATAAATTCTTTAAAGCCTTTCCTAAAGTTAAAAAGTGGATTGACGAAACTGTTGAATTCTGTAGAAAAAATGGTTATGTTGAGGATGTAGGTGGTAGACGTAGAAGATTACCTGATATTCAATTACCCCAATATACTATTAGATATATAAATAAAACTATGGCAAATGGTGATTTTAATCCATTTATTGGTTGCGAAGATAGATTAACATCAAATAAATTATTTAAAGAGTATGAAGATAAATTATCTAAGATAAAATCAAGAAAACAATATGAAGCAATTAAATCAGAGGCTTTAGATAATGGTATTGAAATTATTAATAATGGCGGATTTATTAGTCAGGCTGAGAGACAGTGTGTTAATGCAAGAGTGCAAGGTGGTGCAGCTACATTAACAAAATCAGCATTAATAATGATTTATAATGATAAGAGATTAAAAGATTTAGGTGCAAAATTAATTAATTGTGTTCATGATGAAATCTTAATTGAGGCACCAGTTGAAAATTCAGAATTAGCTGCTCAATATTTATGTGAGGATATGATTGACTCAGCTAAAAAGTATGTTCCAGTTGTTCCAATGAGCGTTGATGCTTATAATGTTGATGCTTGGTATATGGATGAGTATGCATCTATAATTCAAAAAGACTATAAAAAACTATTAGAAAAAGGTGTTACGGAAAAGGATGCAGAGAATACTATAATTGAAAAATATTGTGAGTTATTACCTGAGCAGGTTAAGGAAGCAATTCATACTGGGGAAATGCATATCAATTATTAGAACTAAATTAATCATAAAAATTTAATATAAGAAATTAAGAAGTAAAGAGGGTTTAAATAGTGACAAATGAAAACAAAAGCAACTATCTAGGTTGAAAGGTATGAAATCCTACAGATGAAGAATTCGCAGAATTTTATACAGATAAACCTAAGGAACCGTTCCCTTTATTAGAGAACGAATATCTATTAATTTATGTAGATGATAAATTAGTAGATTCATATTGCAAGGAAGGAGATCATTTAAGGCGATTTAAACACAACACAATTAAAATAAAAGATAAAGAAACCATAGTTCCTAGAAATGATGAACAAAAGTGTGCATTTGATTTAATGAAGAATGATGATATAAAGGTTAAATTATTAACAGGAACTTGAGGTTCAGGTAAAACATTTATTTTAGTGTCTGCAGCATTAGAGGCATTGAAAGCTCATAAATTTGATAGAATTGTGTGAATTAGAAATAATGTTGATGTTAAAGATACCAAAGATTTAGGTGCATTACCAGGTGAAGTAAATGATAAATTAAAACCTTTCTTAGGACCTTTCATTGACCATTGTGGTGAAAGAGAGGTTGAAAGAATGATTGAGGATGGTTTATTAACTGTAGAACCTTTACAATCATTAAGAGGTAGAAATTTTGAAAATACACTAATTATGTGTTCTGAAGCTGAAAACCTAACAAAAGAACATATTCAATTAATTATTGCAAGAGCAGCTGAAGGAAGTGCAGTCTGACTAGATGCGGATTGTCGTCAACGCGATAAGGCAACATTTGAAAAATCAAAAGGTGTTGAAACGTTAATTGAAAGATTACAAGGTAATGAATTATTTGGTTATGTACATTTAATTAAAACAGAACGTTCTGCAACAGCTAGATTAGCAGATTTATTAAATGATTAGGAGATTAAAATGAATAATGTAACAATAAATACAAAACGTATGAGAATTATGATAGGTATTTTAGGTATATTACTTCCTTGATTAGTAGCACTAATTACCTTATCTTGGCCTGGTTCAATTTCTGAAACTTATTATTCATTGTTTGCAGTAGGAACATTTATGGTGGTTTTAGGAAGTGCGGGTATATTATTAGTTAATTATAAAGGTTATGAGAAAATAGATGATATTACGGCAACAATAGCCGGTATATTTGGTATATTAATATGTTTATTTCCAATGACGTATTTACCAGAGCCTAGCACACTTACAGGGGTACTGCATTTACCTTCAAATATAAGTAATATATTCCATTGTATAAGTGCTTTTGGATTCTTTGGAACATTAGCATTTATGTCATATTTCCTATTTACTAAATCAGATGGAGAAATGACAAAACAAAAGAAAATTAAAAATATTATTTATAGAATATGTGGAATTGGAATGATGGGTTCATTCTTACTAATGTTATTAAATTTCTTTTCTTGGGCACCTTATAATTTAACTTGGATAGTAGAAGCCATTGCATTATTCTTCTTCGGTGTAAGTTGGATTGTAAAATCAGATGCTATACCATTTTTACAGGATAAACGTATATCATAGAAAATATAATAAATATAATAAATTAACCGCTTAATCGCGGTTTTTTATTTTGTATAATTGTATATATAATATATAAAAACTGAAAAGGAGATTTATATAAAATATGAGTTTAGTAATTGCAATTAAAGATAAAGGAAGAGTTGTATTAGGTGCTGATAAACAAGTATCTTATGGTAATAATAAAGACCACTCTTGTACAAAAATATGGGAAGTCGTTGGTTTACCTGGTGCTATAATGGGTGGTGTTGGTTCTGCTAGAGCTAGTCAAATTATTCAATATGCTGATATAATTGATAAAAATACTATTAACGATGATTTAGGTATTGAATTTGTAATTAGATATTTAGCACCTACTTTAGTGGCAACTTTAAATGCTAATGGTGTTCCTTGTGATGTACCAACAGATCCTGAAACCGGAATTAAAGGTGGCTGTATTATGATGCCTAATGCTTTCCTATTTGCTTATAATGACAGAGCTTGGATGATTTGGCATGATTTATCAGTAACTGAAATTGAAGACTATTTAGCTATTGGTAGTGGTTCAGAGGTGGCAAAAGGGGCATTATTTGCAACTCAAGGACAAAATCCATTTGAAAGAATTGTAACGGCAATTGATGCAGCATCTTCAGCAACTATTGGTGTTGATGACGGTATTGATTTATTAGTAACAGAAGAAAGAAATACTGATATGAAAAATGTTGCAAAGGCATTTGGAGTAGAAATTAAAAAGACAGAAGAAAAATTAGATAAATTAGAAGAAAAGAAAGTTGAAATGGAATCTGGCGAGGAATCAGAAACAACTGAAAACGATACTAATGTAGTTGAAGAAGTTAAGGAAAAGAAAACAAAGAAAACAAAGTCTAAAAAAGAAACTGTTAAGGAGGATTAATTATGACTAAAAAAGAATTCAATGCAGTAAGAGAATTAATTGTTAGAACTTGTAGCTCTGAAAATTTAACAAGTTTATGTCACTATTATGGTGTAACAACTTCAGAATTTTATGAATATGTGGATGAATTAGCTTTAGAAGGTTTTAAAGATAAATATAATCAACATAATCATCCAGAACATAATAAGGAGTAGATAATATGAGTAATAATTTAGGTTTTTGGCAAGAAGCCGATAAATATGGTTGTTTTAGTAATTTTTATCCTTGTAGTTTTACTTGGAATGGAAGAAAATTTAATTGCTCTGAACAAGCATTTATGTGGGCTAAGGCAACATATTTTAAAGATGATGATACCGCAATAAAAATTATGTCAGAGAGTGATCCTAAAAAGATTAAAAAATTAGGTAGAACTGTAAAAGATTTCAATGATGAAGAATGGTCAAAAGTTAGATATAATTTTATGTTACAAATCAACCATGAAAAATATCGTCAAAATTTAGATTTAAGAAAAATTTTATTATCCACTGGGGATATTACTATTGTTGAAGATTCTCCTTTTGATTATATATGGGGAATTGGTAAAGATGGTAGTGGTCAAAACTTATTAGGTAAGGTTTTAATGGAAGTTAGACAATATTATCAAAATATTAGAAATGAAGCAACAGAGGAATAAATATGATTAAGTTTGAAAAAGTAAGCTATGATGAATTTAAAAAAGCTATGAATATATTTTTTCCTCAAAATGAAGACGTTATAGAAGAAATATATAATAATATTAAATTACCAAAAAGAGGTTCTAAACGTTCTGCAGGATATGACATTTATTCACCTATTGATTTTGATTTAACTGTCCGTAATACCATTGTTCCTACATTTTTTGATTCAAGTAAACCAATTATAATACCATTAGGTATAAAGGCTCAAATGCCTGATGATATGTTTTTAAACATTGTTCCTAGAAGTAGTGTTGGTTTTAAATCTGGAACATATTTAGCAAATACTATTGGTATTATTGATAGCGATTATTATAATAATGAAAAGAATGAAGGACATATAATGATAAAACTTGTTCCTGGATTTGAGGATTTATATGTTAATGCTGGAGACAGAATAGTTCAAGGTATTTTTACTAGATATTATATTACTGATGACGATGAAGCCCAAGATGATAGAAAAGGTGGATTCGGAAGTACCGGAAGTAATTAATTATATTGTATAATATTTAAGAAAAGAGGTAAAAGTAATATGTATACTATTGAAACTAATATAGAATTACCTATTGCACACTGTTTATATAGAGGTGCATATAGTGGTTTATGCTGTGGTAATGTTTATAGAGATTTAAAAAATGATGGTGAAAAGGAAAGATATGATTTAGGAGATTGTATATTTCCTATAATCCACGGTCATAATTATTTTGTAACTGTAGCATTAACAACAAATGAGCTAGATAAAAATGGAATGGTTGTAGATTTTAAGAAAATGAAGAAAATTATTCATGATTATTTTGACCAATATGACCATAGTATGATTCTAACACCTGATAATCCATTAACTCAAGCATATATTGAAAATTTTAAACAAAATGGTATTGATTTAAATAGAAGTAGATTATTTATTTGGAATGAAAATCCAACAGCCGAATATATGGCAAAATTATGGTATGATATTATGTTAGAAAAATTTAAATCTGAAGGATTAAATGTAAATTCTTTGGCAATAACAGTTGAAGAAACATCACATAATAAAGTAACTTATACAGAATAGAAAGGAAAGTAATATGGAATTAACAAGTAAATTTTTAGGTAAAGAATTTGAAGGATTTAAAGTAGTTAAATATTTTGTTAAGAATGAGTATAAAAAGGTTTATAAGAATCCTAAACAAAAAAATCATAGAGCATATAGTTATGAATTATATAATGAAACTACTAAGCAACATTTAACTATTAGCGGTAATCAATTAAGATTATTAAATGAAGGTAAAAGAACAATTTCTCAAATGTTATCAGTTGATAATAGAGGAGGAAACAAAAATCCTCAAATTAATGCCTATAAAAAGTGGTTAAAATCACAAAAGTAGAATAACCTTATTTTTAAGGTTATTTATTTATCGTATATAAATTTATATAACAATTTAAAAAATATAAATAACAAGAAATTTGAAAGGAATAACATATGTATAATAAAGATAATAAGTTATATGTTGAATGAAAAGATATTGAAAATTATGTAACTGAATTAGCAATTGAAGTTTGTAGAGATTTAAATAAATGTCCTAATGGAGTTTATGGAGTTCCTAGAGGCGGTTTAATTTTAGCAACCTTAATAAGTTATAAATTAAATATACCACTTTTATTAGCACCTACAAAGGATTGTCTTATTGTTGATGATATAGCTGATAGCGGTAGAACATTACTACACTACACTGAAAACGATACACAATTTAATAAATATTATATTTCAACAATGTTTTATCATAAGAGAAGTATGGTAAAACCTGATTATTATGCATTTGAAAAAACTGATGAATGGATTGTTTATCCTTGAGAAGAGTAGGTTATAATATGGAAGAATTAAAAAGAGAAGAAAATAAGCATATTGGTTATACTCCATTAAGATTAAAATGACAGAATGGAGAGTTAACTAGGTTAAATTGAGATATTGTTATTAGAGATGAAGAATATTTTGGTTATCATTTAGGTCCTGATTTTGATAATTATGACGAAAGTGATAAGGAAAAATACCTATATAGATATGATACCTGATTTATATGTAAAAGAGATTGTCCTGAAGATAAAATAATTGATAATTTAATTTCATGTAGTAGAGACGAAATGCAAGTTAGATGAGGATTTAGCATTAAAGAGGATTCTTATTTAAAATATAAATGGGATGAATATGACCTTAGAACTAATGTAAAATATAATATAACAAGAAATGATGAATTATTTTATGAAGGTTGCTGTGGCTCTTTAGAAGGTGCATATGTAAATGCAATGAAAATTATATATCAATTAGAGGATTCAGCAGCAGAGATTACTACTATAGACTGGAATAAAAATATAATAGGAACAAAAGTTTGGTATTGTGATCAACCAGCTACTATTCAAAGCGTTTATCGAAGTGAAATGTATCTAGTTCCGGATAAGGAATTTATAAAAGAATTTAAAGAACCTGAATCTTGAAAAGGTGAGGATTGAATGTATTGAGGCGACTATAAAGATGGTTTATATGTAGAAATATGAGATCCTCGAATTACTTGATTTAGAAAATAATGTATAATAACATATCATATAATTGAAAGGAAACTAAACTATGATAAGAGTAAATGAAAATGGTGAAAATCAAATAGGACTTGTAAATATCTTTCCTTCTATTAATGGAGAAGGTCACGCATCTGGTAAACCAACGGTATTTATTAGAGTGTTTGGTTGTAATTTACGTTGCGTTTGGTGTGACACAAAAGAAAGTTGGACTGAAGATAATTTATTAAAGGTATATCCTGAAAGATTAAATAATGTTTTAAAATGGAAAACTGCTAAAGAAATATTTAATGAAGTAGAATCATTAGAACAAAATTGGTATCATAAATCTATTTGTTTAACAGGTGGTGAACCTTTACATTTAGCCAATACTGATTTTATGTTAAATGAATTATTACCATTATTTGTAAATGCAAATTATGATGTAAGTATTGAAACTGATGGTGGAATTGATTATAAACCTTATAAGGAAAAATTTGGTGATTCTAAGGTAATTAATGGTAATGGAGATAGAGTAGGTGTAACTATTATTGCTGATTATAAGTTACCTTCTTCAGGAATGACTAAAATGATGATTAAGGATAATTTTAAAATATATTCTGAAATGGATTTAATAAAAATGGTTATATCTGATAATGAAGAAGATTGGAAGGAATTAGAAAATGTTGTTAATTCCGGAACTAAAGCAAGTATTTATTTAAGTCCTTGTTTTGGACAAGTTACAATGAACAGAATTCCTGAATTTGTAATGAAACATTCTGATAAACCTATCAGAGCACAAATTCAAGTACATAAAATATTTTGGGAGCCAACAAAAAAGGACGTGTAAAAATATGATTAATTTAAATGGAGTAAGAGGCAGTGGTAAAACTGTAAATTTAGTAAAGTTAGCTAATAATAATTATGAATTAGGACATCTATCTGTAATTATTACAATATGACCACATATGAGATTTATTTATAAAAATGCTGGTTTAAATGAAAATATACCAGTTATCACATTAAGACAATATTTAGAGGATCCTAAGGCATTTGATAGCTATGATATTTTTATAGATGAACTTGAATATGTTTTAAGTACTAATTTATTTATCCACGGTAATTTGAGAGCATTTACTACCGAAAAGGAAAATGTAAAAGAACTTAAGAGAGAAGATTGGGATAAAAATTATCGTTTAAATTCTCTTATAGAAACTACTATTAACGAATTTAAGAAAACATTTGGTTATAAGTATGAAGAAATACTTAATACAATATCAAAAGAAGATATTATAAAAGGTGTAGAAAAAATATTAAAGGAGATTCAAAATGATTAAAGTATTTATTAGTGTACCAATGAAAAATAGAAAAAAGGAAGATATTGAATATTCAATTCGTAAGATGAAAAGAATTGCTAGATCATATTTAGCAGAAAATGATATTGAAGCAGATAATATTGACTTTATTAATACTATTGTTTCAGAAAATCCTCCTAAAGAGGTGAATGAAAAAATTTGGTATTTAGGAGCAGCAATTCAATTATTAGCTAAGGCAGATTATTTAGTAACTATAAATTATGAAGATAGTTATGGTTATTCTGGATGTGAAATTGAAAGACACGCCTTTTATGCTTATAAAGGAGAAGATAACATAATACAAATACCATTAGCTTATATTTTATCAGACAATGAAAAATTAAATTACAACACGGAAAAGTAATTTAATAGTTAAGGAGCTATAGTTTATGCCTTATGATAAAGATATTATAGCCAGATATGAATATCAAGCTTTAGGAAGAGTTATTGCAGTTGACTTTGATAGTACAATAACACAACATAGGCCCTATCCTCAAAAAGCACCTTTAAATGAGAAAGCTAAAAAATATCTGGATAAACTAAATGAAAAAGGATTCAGAATTGTTTTATGGACGTCTAGATTAGAAGATGATTTAGAAGAAGCTTATGATAGATGTATAAATGAATTTGGATTATCATATTTAATTAAAGATAATTCAGATCTTATTCACGGTGCAACAGGTAAACTTGTAGCATCATTCTATATTGATGATAACTCTTATGTAAATAAAAAAGTACCGTGGAGAAAGATATATAAATACTTATTAAAAAAATACAAATAATTGTATAATATATATAACGCAGTTCGAACTCAAAATCCTGCGTAATAAATTAAAACTAAAGGAGATAAAAATGGCAAAAAAATTGAGTGAAGAAAAATTAAATGTAACAGAAACATTGGCTGCTACGCATCTAGGTAAGAAATCAGCTGGTAGTGAAAAGTATGATAAAAGCTTACTTGTAGCTGTTCCTAGAATTGAAAACAGAACCGCTTATGGTATTGAAGAAAGTAATTTACCATTTGTAGGTTATGATGTTTGGGATGCTTATGAAGTATCATTTATGACTACTAATAACGTTCCTTGTATGTATGTTTTAAAAATTAAATATCCTTGTAATAGTCCTTATATTGTAGAATCTAAGTCATTAAAATTATATTTAAATTCTTTCAATATGACACCTTTAAAGGATACTATTGAAGAAAGTACACAATACTTTTTAGATACTGTTAAAAAGGATTTAGAAGAGCTTTTAAAAACAACAGTTGAATTACACTTACATACAGAATATTCTAAATCAAAATGTAAAATGTTTAAAGGTTATACTAATTTAAAGAAATTAGTAAATATGAATGAATTACATTGCGAAAAGTTTAATGAAGCACCGGAACTATTAAGCTTTGATAGCTCTAATGCAAACAAGGAATTAAAAATTACTTTTGATTCAATGAGATCAAATTGTAGAGTAACACATCAACCTGACTTCGCAGATGCATTTATTAGAATTAAATGCAAAGATGGTGTTGATTTAACTAATCTAACTAAATATTTAATTTCATTTAGAAAAGAGTGGCATTTCCATGAAGAATGTGTTGAAATGATTTATAAGAGATTATTAGATAAATATAATCCAGAAATTCTTATGGTAGGTGCTTTATATACAAGACGTGGTGGAATTGATATTTGCCCTATGAGAGCATTAAATAGTGATTTATTAGATAAAGAATTAATTTCAATTAATAAATATACTAAGAAAACTATTAAACAATAAGGAGGATATTTGATTATGAAATGTATTGTTAGTTTAAGTGGTGGTAGAGATAGCGCCACATGTTTAGGTCTTGCCGTAGAAAGATATGGTTCAGAAAATGTTTACGCTGTAGGATTTGAATATGGAAGTAAACATCCTCAAGAATTAGATAGAGCACAACAAATTGCAGATTATTATGGTGTAGATTTCCAAGTTATTCAAATCTTACCTGAAATCTTTAAAGGCTCTACATGTACAATGTTAAAAGGCTCTAAGGAAGAAGTGCAAAAAGGTAAAACTTATACAGAAATTCAAGCTGAAAAGGGAGGTAAAGTAGATACTTATGTTCCTTTTAGAAATGGATTATTTTCAGCATTTGTTGCAGCAAGAGCTGAAAGTCTAGTTCAACAATTTGATGAAGATGTTGTTATTATGCTTGGGCAACATGCAGATGATAGTGGATACTACATTGATGAAAATGGAGAAGAGCATTTAGATGATTCTAAGGCTGCTTATCCAGATTGTTCTGTTAATTTTGTAAGAGCATTTGAAAAAGTAGTAGCTATAAGTTCTGTAGGTAGAGTTCATTATGAAGCTCCATTTGTAAAGAACCATAAATGGGAATTAATTAAAACAGGATTAGAGTTAGCAAAGCCTGTTCCTTATGAATTATGTTTAAGCTGTTATGACCCTATTGAAGAAAATGGCGAAGTTAAAGAATGTATGCAATGTGCTACATGTTTAGATGTTATTGATAACACAAGAAAAGCATTAGAAGCTATTAAGAATTCTAATCCAGAATTGTATAATAATTTAATAAAAAAAGATTATTATAAAAAGTATTTAAAAGAGGTAGCTTAATGAGAGATAGAAAAGATTTATTAAAAAGAGAAGAGCTTGAAAGAATTGCAAGAGAATTTCTTGAAGCTGTAGATGAAAATCCTGATAGACCTGGATTAATTGAGACTCCTAAAAGAGTTGCAAAATATTGAATGGAATTATTGGAAGGTCAAAAGTATACTAATGATGAAATTGCTAGTATGTATGATAAGTGTTTCGATTTAGATGACGATGATGAAACTGATGTAGATCTTTCACAAAATGATACAGGATTAAAGAGAGATTTAGTTATTGAAAAAGATATTCCTATTTTCTCACATTGTGAACACCATATTGCTTTAATGTATGATATGAAAGTAACAATTGCATATATTCCAAATAAGAGAGTTATTGGTTTATCAAAAATGGGAAGAATTGCTGAAATGGTTGGTAAAAGATTACAATTACAAGAAAAAATTGGAGCTGATATCAATTATATCATGAGAAAAATTTTAGGAACTAATGATGTTGCAGTTGTAATCGAAGGTAAGCACGGATGTATGACTGCAAGAGGTGTAAAGTCTAGAGAAGCTGTTACAAGAACAGCAAGTCTTGAAGGTGATTTTAAGAAAGATTCAGCTTTAAGAAACGAGCTTTATTCTTTACTAGGAATTTAAAAAATAATTAAAAAAAAATAAAGAATCTTACCAGTTAAGATTCTTTTTTATTGTATATTTATATATACATAATTATGAATGAAAGGATTGATGCATATGAAAAAAGAAGGAATCAATATTACTAAGTTAACAGAGAATATGGATGTTTTTGACTCTTACTTATTTGGTGATAATTTAGAGGAAAAACAATTTGCTGTAGACTTACTTACTAGAGGACATGACTTTATATATCGTATTGTAAATGGTAAACATAGATTCTATCCTTCTAGATTTATTGGTTATGCTAATAATAATATGGAAACTCATACAGCTGATCCTGGTGATGGAAGAAGAACTAATCACAGATTAAATGCAGCTGTAGGTAATAGATCTACTAAAGATGAATTATTAAGTAGCATCTATAATGCATATGTTAAACAAGTAAAACCAACTAATAAAAAGAAATATACTAAAAAGAAATTTTGGCACTATGATTTTGGAGGTCTTAACTAATGTTACCTGAATTACCTATTGAACAAAGAAATATGGAAAATCATTTTAGAAATATGCCTCCTCATCCATACTATCTAATAGCTGCAGGACAAGGATTTACAAAAGTAACATTTCCTGATGGAACTGAATCAACAAGTGATGAGGTTAAGAAAGAATTAGGTTATTGTCAACTATTTGCGTGAAATCTTGAAAAAAGTGCTCTTATGAAATGGGTTGAATACCTTACAGAGCATCCTGATCATCCTTGTAAACTCGTAGTTGATAGTGGTGCATATTCAATGTGGTCTAGAGGAAAAGAATTTGATATGGATGAATATATTAATTTCTTAAACTCTAATAATGTAATTGAAAGAGCATTCTGGGTTGCAGAAGCAGATAAAATTCCAGGAAGTTTTGGTGTAGATCCTACACCAGAGGAAGTAGCAGCGGCTCCTGAAGAATCTTGGAATAACTATCTATATATGATTAAAAGAGTTAAATATCCAAAAAAGATTGTTCCTATCTTCCACATGGGTGAAGACTTCGAATATTTAAGAAGAATGCTTACATATCAATTTGAAGATGGCGATTTTATTCCATATATTGGAATTTCTCCAAGAAATGACGTTCATGTTAATTTCAAAACTGTTTGGTATGATCAAGTATGGAAGTTTATATTTGAAGAATGTCAAAAATTAGGAAGAGATATTCCTTTAACACATAACTTCGGTATGACAACAATTTCCTTAATGGAGCAATATCCAAGTTGTAGTTCTGACTCAACATCTTGGGTAAGATCTGCTTCTTTTGGAAATATAATGATTGTTAATAACGGAAAGATTGAAATTGTTTGCGTTAGTGATAGACAATTAAACAGTCCAGACCATATTAAAAATAAATCTAGAGCTTTACAAGAAGTTGTAGAAAGAGAATGTCAAAGAATTGGCAGAGGTTTAACTCTTAATGATTTAATTTATAATGACCCATCATCATCTTTAAGAAAGTGTTTTAACTTGTATAGTTTACATGAATGGGCAACAAATTATAAATATTGTGGTACCGATGAATTTAAAGAAGATTTGTGAACTTAAAAACAAATATAAAAGTTAAAAATGATAAGGAGATAATATTTAATAAATGATTTTAAAAAACCAATTATTTAAAGATGTATGTGGATCAATTCTTTTTGCAATTGACTCTAGTACACTTGCAACTATTACAGATACTCTTGAATTAGTAACTATAGGAAAAACATTATATTTAAATGTAACTAATCAAGAATATTATGTATCTTACAAATTTGAACTAGAACATGAAGAAGTATTTCATGCAACAGTTAATGCAACATTATTCTTAAAGTTAATAAATAGAATAACAACAGAAAATATTGAATTAACTTTAGAAGATAAGGATATGTTAATTAGAGGTAATGGTACTTATAGAATTCCATTTATTGTAAATGAATCTACAGGCGAACTTCTTGAATTACCTCAAATCAATATTATTAATAAAACAAAGGAATTTACAATTCCAACAACTGTTTTATCATCTATAGCTGAATATAATAGTAAGGAAATTTCTTCTGTTTCAATGGGAAAAGAAATATATAATTTATATTATATTGATAGAGAAGGCTGTATAACTCATACAAAATCCTCAGCATGTGTTAATAGTTTTACATTATCTGAAGATGTTAAGTTCTTATTAAATGATAGAATTGTAAAATTATTTAAATTATTTAAGAAAGAACCAAGTGTTAAATTCGCTCTTGGATATGATGCTATAAGTGAAACAATAATTCAAACTAAGGTATCATTTGAAGTTGATTATATTAAATTAACTGCAATTATTAGATCTGATGATACTTTATTAAATCAAGTTCCTGTAACAGCTATAAGAACAAGTGCAAATAAGATTTATCCAAATAAAGTTATATTAAATAAAGCTGAATTTTTAGCTGCAATTGATAGATTAATGCTATTTAATTCCGCAGAATCTAATATTAAACCTTATAATACATTCAAGTTTGATGTTGAAGGAAATTTAACTATTTATGATTCAAAGAATATCAACTATGAAACACTTGCATATCAACCAGGAACAGAATTATCTGGTGAGTATACAATGAGAGTTGACTTAGCAGATTTCAAGAAAATTCTTGATAGCACAGCAGATTCTTTAATATCATTAAATTGTGGAACTACAAGAAATGGTGTTATTTCAACATTAAATGTAAAAAATATCTTTGCAGAAGTTAAAAGAGAAACTAATCAATAAGGAGAGAATATTATATGCTAGCAGATTTATTAAGTCCTGCAAATTATATAATGGTAAATAGAGATGCTATCAGAATATTAGGATTAAATACAGCTGTATATTGCTCAGAGTTACTAACAATATATAAAAAGGTAGTAACTAAAAAGAAGTTTGTTAATGATGAAAAATACTTTGAAGTTGACAGAGAATATATCAAGAAACAAACTTCTTTAGATATACAGGATCAGTTAAAATGTGATATTAATCTTGCAAAAGTTAATATAATAAAAATTGATAGTGTTAATCCTAATGTAATTTTCTTCGATATAGAAATATTTAGTTCCGTACTCGCATCTGAAGACATTAAACTATTAGATAATGTTGCAAAGAAAGTACAAGTTGAAAATCCAAAAGGAGTTAAACAAGCAGATAGAAACTATGTTATTCAAAGATTAAAGGATGGCATAGAGTGTAGAACTCCTGAAATATTATTTAAACTACGCGAATGGATTGATTCTTTATTTGAAGCAGGTAAAGGATTATCTAAAGCTCAAGTAAAATTATTTAAAGATAAGTTAGATGATTATTGTAATGGTGATTTACAAAAAGCTCTTGCTATAATTGAAATTGCAACTATTCACTCTTATATAGATTGTCAATGGGCAATTAACACTTATGAAAAAGATCATAATATTAAAAACACAATTACTTCATCACCTAACAGATATACATTTACAAGTACTAATGAGCAAAGAAAAACAACTAAAGTAAGCGATGAGGTGTTCTAATGAATGGATTAACATATAGTGTAATATATACACCCTCAACACATACAGATTATAATGCAAAATATGTTTGCTCAGATGGAAAAGTTCATATTAGATTTAGAGATTATAATAAAACACAGATTATTGAAGGTTTTGAAGGAAAATTAACATATTTAATAACTTTCTTATTTAACAGAAATGGATGTTCAAACATATCTGAATTTATGACTCTAAATGAAACATGAATACTAAATCAATATTTAGAAAAAGGAATTTCTGAATATACCTATAACTATTATAAATATAAAGGTTTAAAATTATTTGAAAAGTATAGTAAAAAAGATTCTTCTGGAGGATTTGGAGATTATAATACCTCATGTTTCCCTCAGGAAAATATTAAATATGATAATGCTACTACTATCAATAATATTGATATCTTTATAAAAGATTTAAAAATACAAGATTTAAACGAATTTCTTTTTGATGATGGATATAGCATTATTATTCACAAAAAGAAAAATGATAAAGATAATAAATTCATCAGAAAACAGAAAAAGAAATTAAAAACAGAATCTGACTTAATAGAATTATGATAAAGGAGATAATGCAATATGAAAAGACCTGTAATAAAATGTCCTAACTGTGGAGCTGAGTATATGGCTGCGGAAATTTATTTACCTGATTATTTTTTAGGTAAACCTTCTAATATCGTTAAGGGGCACGAACATAACATTTTAGCTTATGACGGAAATGATATGGATTTAGAAGAGGAATATCAATGTGATTACTGTAATCAAAAGTTTAAAGTTAAGGCAACTGTAACATTTAAAACAGAAGCATACAATGATTTATTCGACGATGATGAGTATGTAAGTAAAGGAGAATAATTGTGATATTTATAACTGAAAACACTCCTAAAAAGTTATCAGGTATTACATCACTATTTCTAAATTTTCCTTATAATAAGGATATCATTGAAACTATAAAAAGATGCGATAAATATGTATATGATGGAGAAACTAAAACGTGAGAGATTCCTGTCACATTCCTATCATACATATTAGATGAGCTAACTTATTATGACGATATTACCCTCAAACTACTTAAAGAAGATAGTAAAGAGGTCTACTACCCTAAGCTTATAGAGAGATACAAAACAAAGCCGTTTAAACATCAAATTGAAGGTATTGAATGAGGATTAAACTTATCTAAAGGAGGTCTACTTTTAGACGATCCAGGATTAGGAAAATCTTTACAAATGATTTATTTAGCAGAAGAATTAAAAGAGCAAAAAGGATTAGAACATTGTTTAATAATTTGTGGTATAAATACTCTTAAAGGTAACTGAAAATCAGAAATTCAAAAACATTCAAATCTATCATGTAGAGTAATAGGAGAAAAGATTTCTAAAAAAGGTAAGATAAGCTCTGCAAGTATCGCAGAAAGAGCAAAAGAACTTAAAGAACCTTTAGATGCATTTTTCTACATACTAAATATAGAATCTCTTCGTTATAAAGAAATTGTAGAGGCAATAAAAAAATCAAAAAACAAAATTGATTTAATAGTTTTTGATGAATGTCATAAATGTGCAAATGCTCAATCTCAACAAAGTCAAGGATTACTTAAATTAAAAGAAGCAAGATTAAAAATTGGTCTTACAGGAACACTTCTAACTAATAGCCCTCTTAATGCTTATACACCATTAAAATGAATAGATGTAGAAAAATCTACACTTACTAATTTTAAAGGATTATATTGTGAGTTTGGCGGATTTGGCGGTCATCAAATAATAGGTTATAAAAATATTGATATTCTTAAAAATGAGATAGAAACATGCTCTTTAAGAAGAACAAAAGATATATTAGAAGATCTTCCTCCTAAAACAGTAATTATAGAAAAATTAGATATGAATGATGCTCATAGAGAATTCTATGAAGCTGTTAAAAATGGTGTTAAAGAGGAAGTAAATAAAATTGATTTAAACCTAAGTAGCACTTTAGCATTAACTACAAGATTACTTCAAGCTACATCTTGTCCCTCAATATTAACTACATCTGATATCATGTCAACAAAGATAGAAAGAGCTTTAGAGTTAGTTGAAGAAATTTGCGGCCATAATCAAAAAGTAGTTATAATGTCAAGATTTAAGGAACCTATATATCAATTAGAAAAATTATTAAAAGATTACCATCCTTTAAGAGGTGATGGAGATATATCTGAAGACCAGTTTGAAAAGAACAAGAAGTTATTCCAAGAAGATAATGAGTATATGGTTTGATTAGGAACACATTCAAAATCAGGAACAGGAATAACATTAAATAAAGCTTCTTATATGATACTACTTGACTGCCCTTGAACTGCTGCAGTTACAAAACAAGTAGAGGATAGAATTCATAGAATAGGCTCTAAAAACAATGTTTTCATTTATCGACTAGTATGTAATGATACTATAGATGAAGTTGTTCAAAAAGCTATTAAGTTAAAAGAAGCCTTAGCAGATTTCGTTATCGATGATAAGGTTGATGACGCTACACTTCAAATTTTAAAGAACTATATTTTGGAGTTGTAGAGAGAGGAAATAACTCTTTAAATTCTTGAAATGAACATTCACTAAAATATTTACATTTGGAATTTAAAGATGAAAGGAAGACAGTTTTATGCAAAAAGTTATTAAAAGAGATGGAACATTGGTTGCTTATGATTCTAACAAAATTAGACAAGTTTTAAAGAATGCCAATGCCGATGTGGCAAAAAAAGATAGAGCATCCGAAGAGGATGTTAATTTTATCATTAATTATATTGAATCTCTTCCTAGAATTAGAATGAAGGTAGATGAAATTCAAGATATAATTGAAAACCAATTAGTAACTTTAAATAAATACCAATTAGCAAAAAATTATATTACATATAGATTTCAGAGAGATTTAGTTAGAAAGAGTAATACTACAGACCAAACTATTAGGGAATTACTTGATGGTACTAATGAATATTGAAAAACAGAAAATTCAAATAAAAATGATAGAGTAGTTACAACTCAAAGAGATTATATTGCAGGTATTACATCTACAGATATCTCTAAAAGATTTTTACTCCCTAAAGAAGTTGTAAAAGCTCATGATGAAGGTATTATTCATTTCCATGATATGGATTATTTCGGACAAAATGCCTTACATAACTGTGATTTAATTAATCTAGATGATATGTTACAAAATGGAACAATGATTAATGGTGTAATGATTGAAAAACCACATTGGTTAAGTAAGGCAGTTACAATTGCAACTCAAATAATTACCGCTGTTGCAAGTTCTCAATATGGTGGTTGTACAATTAGTTTAACTCATTTAGCACCTTTTGTTAGAGAGAGTTATAAGAAGTATTTAAATAAATATGCTAAACGTGGATTTAGTAAAGAGGATTGTGAAAAATACGCTAAAGAGGATTTACAACAAGAAATTGAATCTTCAGTTCAAACATTCAATTATCAAATTAATTCAATGTCAACAACTAATGGACAGGCACCATTTTTAAGTGTTTGTATGTATTTAGGCGAAACAGAAGAATATAAAGAAGAATTAGCACTATTAATTGAGGAATTCTTAAAACAAAGAATTTTAGGTATGAAAAATAATAAAGGTGTTTATGTAACTCCTGCATTTCCTAAATTACTATATGTTTTAGAGGAAGATAATATTCATGATAATTCTAAATATTTCTATTTAACACAATTAGCTGCTAAATGTACAGCTAAAAGATTAGTACCTGATTACATTTCAGAAAAAGTAATGAAGGAATTAAAACATAATATTGATGGTTCTTCAAGTTGTTATCCTTGTATGGGTTGCCGTTCATTCTTAACACCTGATAGAACAATGAATATTGGTAATATAGCAAATGCAAAAAATTATGTTAAAGGTAAACCAAAATTTTATGGCAGATTTAATCAAGGAGTTGTAACTATCAATTTACCTGATATAGCATTATCAAGTAAAGGTGATATGAAAAAGTTCTGGAAAATATTTGACCAAAGATTAGATTTATGTCATACAGCTTTAAGATGTAGACATGAAAGATTATTAGATAGATATTCAGATATGGCTCCTATTTTATGGCAAGATGGTGCATTAGCTAGATTAGGTAAACATGAAAAGATTAATAAGTTATTATATAATGGTTATTCTACTATTTCATTAGGTTATGCAGGATTATATGAATGTGTTAAGTATATGACAGGACATAGTCATACTGATGGTAATGGTGGTAAAGCATTTGGACTTGAAGTAATGCAACATATGAATGATGCATGTAATAAATGGAAGGCAAAAGAAAATATTGATTATTCAGTATATGGTACACCTATTGAGTCAACAACATATAAATTAGCTAAATGTTTAAAGAAGAGATTTGGTGAAGATGTATTTGTTAAGATTGATGGTAGAGATAGAAACTATGTAACTAATTCTTATCACGTTCCAGTATTTGAAGAAATTGATGCTTTTGATAAATTAAAATTAGAATCTGAATTCCAAAGATTAAGTCCTGGTGGAGCAATTAGTTATATTGAAACACCTAATCTTCAAAATAATACAGAAGCAGTACTTGAAGTTATTAGATTTATATATGATAATATTATGTATGCTGAATTAAATACTAAATCAGATTACTGTCAAAAATGTGGTTCAACTGGGGAAATTGAAATGATTGAAGATGGTAAAGGTAAATTAATTTGAAGATGTCCAGTTTGTGGAAATACAGATATGAATTTTATGAATATTGCTAGAAGAGTTTGTGGTTATATTTCTACAAATGCAATGAATCAAGGACGTATGAATGAGATAAAGGAAAGAGTAATACATCTGGATAATAAAGAAATTTAATAATTAAGGTCGAAAGACCTTTTTATTTTACTTGTTTATTGTATAATTATTTATAAAGTGGAGGTATTTATGAAAATAGAAATAGATGTTAAATTCAATATTGGTGATAGAGTTTATGTAAGAAGTCATAACAATGATAGATTGGATACTGATGGTGAAGGTATTATTGAAGGTTATGTTATTAATAAAACAAAAAAGAGTTGTAAAGTTTATTATTTAGTTGAAGGAAGAGGTAGTTATCGTCGAAAATATCGTTATACTGTAGGTGAATTGGAATTAATTGACGATAAGGAAGGAAACTAATTATGAGATATGCAAAAATAAGAAAAACAGATATTTCAAATGGTCCAGGAATTAGAGTAAGTATATTTGTTCAAGGATGTTCATTTCATTGTAAAGGTTGTTTTAATGAAGATACTTGGGATTTTAATGGTGGAAAAGAATTTACAGATGAAATATTTGATAAATTAATAGAATTATGTAAAGGTACTCATATTCAAGGATTAAGTATTTTAGGTGGTGAACCTTTACATAAAAATAATGTAAATACAGTTTTAGAAATTGTAAAAAGATTTAGAAAAGAATGTCCTGATAAAGATATTTGGTTATGGACAGGATTTGAAATAGATCCTTTAATTAATGATTTAATTTTAAAATATGATGATGTTAGAAATTATTTAGAATTACTTAAAAATATTGATGTTGTAGTTGATGGTCAATTCGAAATTGATAAAGCAGATCCTAATTTAAAATATAAAGGTTCATCAAATCAAAGGGTAATTGATATTAAGAAAACATTACAAAATCAAGAAATAAGATTATATGAAAATTAAAAAATATTAAAAAATATTAAAATTTGAGCGAATATCGCTCTTTTTTTATTGTATAAATAATATGAAGATTAAAAATTAGAGGTGATTTGATGGAAAGCATTTATGAAACAATTGGTTATGTAGTTGCTAAATTATCCCGTTATTCATATTGGCGAGATCAGTTATATCGAAAATTAAAAGGTAGAGAAAATATTGATAGGGCTGAAATAGAAACTGCTTTTTTAAATAAAGTTTTATTTGAAAATGGTATTTATACAGCATCACTTATCAGTTGGACTAATTTAGTTTCCAAAGACGAATCAGAAAAATATCTTAAAAAATATGATGATATATGGAAAGATTATATTAATTGGCAATGGAGCCAAAGATAAAGGAGGATTATTTTATGATTTCATTTATAGTTTCAATGATAGGATTAGTAATATTTATTGTTTTTATTATTTTATATATTAAATTAGATGTATTAGAAATACCATTTATTATTATTTCTACATTTGGTTTGGTAATGTTTATGTTATGTGGTGTATGGAGTATTATTGGAAATACAGAACATGTAAATCAAAAAGAATATATAAAGGTAAAATTATTAGCAGAACATTTTAATGAATTAAGTAATAAGGAAAAAATTGAAGTTGGTTCTGAAATTGAAAAATGGAATACCGGTCTAAATACATATAATAATATTTGGTTTAAATTTGTTATTGAGGATAGAAGTGCATATATTATAGAATTAGTGGAGGAATAAAATATGTATGCTAGAACAAAATTTGGTATTGAACAAATTTTAGGAGAAGAGGATGAAAATCTTTATATAGTTTATAATGGCACAGCAATAAATAGATGGGTTAGACATTATATGAATAAGTCTGATGCTATCAAATTATCCGATAAAGTAGAAGATTTATGTGATGAGTTTATTATTGAAACTAAAGATAAAACTTTTACTTGGAAAGCTATTAAGGATTATGAATTTGCAAAAGATAATTGTGACTTCAAAAATGGAGAAAAAATAATTGGTATAATAACTAGATATGATGGAGTTAAAGTTAAAGTAGCTGAAACAAATTATTATCACCAATTACGTCCAATTAATTTTTCAATATATAAGGAGGAATAGTATGGTATTTGGTATAGATAATAGAAAAGTTGCAAAAATATTTGATCCTAAAAACTTTCAATGTTATCACATTTATTGTTATTATGATGTAGATGATAATCAAAGAATAATTGAGGATAAAATATATGTTAATTCTACTAATATAGCTGTTGGTGATTTTATACAATTAAAAGAAGGAACTTTTATAGTTGAGTATGTGTATATTCAAGGAAAATCATATACCCATTTAGTAGTTAAGAAGGTTAGAATAAGTTATGAGGTGATATAATGAGAGATTTAGCGAGTATTGTTAGTGTAGCTAGCGTAAACAAAATGTTTGAAAAGGATAGAATAGTTTGGATTTCATTAAATGAAAACGGATATGAATTTATAGTTCCTGCTGATACAAAGGTAGGGGATAAATTAGTTTGCATTCAAGAAGGTGCTATTTTACCAGTAGAAGAAAGATGGGAATTTTTAAGAAAGCGTTGTTATAGAGATGATTTACAAGGTTTCTTAATTAAGCCTATGACAATGGGGGCAAAGGATTTAAATGGTGAAAAAGGTGATAGAGTTAAGTCTTGGGGTTTATGTGTAACTTTAAGTGAAGCTGGATTACCTGAAAATTTAAAACCTGAAACTGATGTAACTGATAAATTAAATATTAGAAAGTATGAACCAGCTGAAGATGCATCACCTCAAAAGATGCCTAAAATTCCTAGAATTATTAAGTTCTGTTTAAAGCATAAGATAACTAGATGGATTGGAAATAGATATATGGCTTATAGAAAAGCTAAATATCAAAAAGGAGATTTCCCAACTGAAATTATTTCAAGATCCGATGAAACAACAATTCAAAACTGTAAATCAATTATGAAGGATTTTCCTGGTAAGCAAGCTTTCATTACTGCTAAGATGGAAGGTCAATCATTTACTTGTTCATTAGATCCTAAAAAGAAATATGAATTCTATGTATGTTCTAGAAATCATAGATTAGTTGAAGGTGAAAGTGATGCTAAAAGATTCTATGATACAGCAAAGAGATATGATATTGCAAAGAAATTAAAGGATTATTATAAGAAAACTGGACATTTATTAATGATTCAAGGTGAACAAGTAGGTCCTGGTATTCAAGAAAACATTTATGGATATAAAGAAACTCAATGGTTTGTATTTAGAATGAAGGAATATATTAATAAGGAATGGGTTGAATTACCTTATTTTGCATTCAGAGATGTAGCTTGGAAATTAGGTTTAAAAGTAGTTCCTTTAGTTGATGTAATTAATGATATGGGTCAATTTGATACTATTGATAAATTAGTTAAATATGCTGAAGGTGTTGCTTGGACTCCACAAACAATTGATACAGGATTACAATATCATCCAAATGAAAATGATGTTTTATGGAAAACTTATTTACAACATGAAGGAATTGTTGTTAAGAGCTTTGATTACAACAAAGAAAAAGGAAAAGGTTTCTCATTCAAAGTTAAGAATTTACAATATGCTGAAAAAGGTTTAAAGGAAATTGCTAAGGTAAGAGAAAAGCTTTCTAAATAAGGAGGATAATATGAGACTAGTTAGATTAGAACAATATTATATGGGTAATACTTATTCAACAACTAAATATGTATATAAAGCTGCAGATAATATTAAAGTAGGAGATTTAGTTTCAGGTTCTAAATATATTGGTATAGTTATTGAGGATAATGTAAAACCAGTATTAGAATTAAATAGATATAAAGATACCTATCCTTGTAGTAGAGAAGAAGCTTTTAAATTTTTAAAAGAAACTTATTTAGCTAAAGAGGCAAATGAATATTATAATGAATATGAGCGAATACGTAAATGTGGTGGATATGAAGATCCTAATTTTGGTTGGGTATCTGCTTATGAAATGGATGATTGTGATTATGAACCTGAAGATAAACATAATCAAATATGGGCTGAAAAATTTGCTAACCGAGTTTTGGAAAAGTGGAAAGTGAAATAATGTTTACACTCGATGAAAAACTAATTGTAATAGAAATTATTCCAATAGAAGCAGTAAGTTGGGTAGAAATAACATTATTTAAGAATGGTAGTATAAGAATTGAGGATAAAACCATATTTTAAGAGGTATTATAACTATATACCTCTTTTCTTTTATTCACTAAATTATTTATAATAATAAATAATATATAAAAAGAAAGGATAATTTAGTATGGATAAAATTATAGGATATACAACAGGTGTATATGATTTATTTCACATTGGACATTTAAATTTATTAAAAAATGCAAAAGGTATGTGTGATATGTTGGTTGTAGGTGTGACTGTTGATGAGTTGGTAACTTATAAAGGTAAACATGCTATGATACCATTTGAGGATAGAATTGAAATTGTAAGAAGTATCAAGTACGTTGATGCCGCTATTCCACAATACGATATGGACAAATTAACAGCGTGTAAAAAACTCGGAGCCTCTATTTTATTTGTTGGTGATGATTGATATGGAACAGATAAATGAAAAGCTTACGAGGAAGAGTTTGCAAAAGAAGGAATTAAGATAGTCTATTTTCCTTATACAAAAGGTATATCTTCTACAAAAATAAATAATGCGTTAAATAAATTTCAATCAGAAGTGGAGGGAAAATAAATGTCAAAAGATAAAAATTACTGTATGTCTTCATACATAGCATTTAGATACATTGAGGATAATAATAAGGATTTTTCGGAAAATAAAAAACATCAAAACATAAATCCAATAGATATAGATAAAAGAATAAAATGTTTTACAAGTGATGATATTGGTTTAAATATAGAAAAACAAATTAATATGTTAAAACAAAAATATAATAAACTTGGTGTTATGTTATCAGGGGGTATGGATAGTGCAATTGTTGCCTCTTATATGTCAGGATGTGATGCCTATACATTTAGATTTTTAGGAGGAGATTTTCAATCAGAGGAATTAAAAAGAGCCGAATATTTTGCTAATTATTATAAACTTAATCTTCATTATGTTGACATTTGCTGAGAAACAGTTATTAAGTATCTTGATCCGGTAATGGAATCTAAATGTGCACCCGTTCATTCAATTGAACCACAGATTTTACAAGCCGCCTTACAAGCAAAAGACGATGGTGTTGACTGTATTCTTATTGGTGAGAGTAGTGATCTTGTTTTTGGTGGAATGGATGGTTTACTTGCAAAAGATTGAAGTTTTGAAGAATTTGTAAAAAGATATACTTTTTTAGATCCATCGTTGGTTTTAAAGGAACCAGTATCTATGAATTACCTATTTGAAAGATATAGATTACCTGATGATAAAATAGATTTTATGAAATTCCTGGATGACGTATATTCAATAGAAAGTTCAAGTAGTTATTTAAATGCATTTAAGGTAGCAAATCTTGATTACTATGACCCATACGCTCATTTAATTATGGGTGATAAATTGGATCTAAATAGAGTCAGAAATGGTGAGTCTAAATATTTAATTAGAGAATTAATGGCTAAAAGATATCCGGAAATACCGGTACCAAATAAGACACCAATGCCTAGACCTGTAGATGAATACTTTAAATATTGAGAAGGTCCAAAAAGAGCCGAATTTAGAGATGATATTGATATGTCTAAATTAACAGGTAATCAAAAATGACAACTTTATTGTTTAGAAAAATTTTTAGATAATATGGAGAGATAGTATGAATCCAATAGATATTGTAATTACTTATTTAAATTCAAACGATAAAAAATGACAACAAGATTATAATATGTATATGGATAAGGAAATAAAAAGTGGTATACATAATAAAAATGATAGACAATCATTTGGTATTGAAAGAATAAGAGAATGGGATAATCTAAGATACTGATTTAGAGGAATAGAAAAAAATTGTCCTTGAATTAATAAAATATTCTTTGTAGTTCAAAATGAAAGACATATTCCTAATTGATTAGATAAAAATAATCCAAAATTAAGAATAGTTTATCATGAGGAGTTCATACCTAAAGAATTATTACCCACATTCAATGCAATTACAATTGCTTTCTATTTATCAAATATAAAAGATTTATCTGAAAATTTTATAACCTGTGATGATGATATGTTCTTTATAAATGAAACAACATCAGATTTATTCTTTGATAATAATGGTAATGCTGTTCTTGATATAAGAAAAGAGCCTTATAAATTGAATTATTGAAATGATTGAGAAAGGATTCTAAATAATAATAAAGAGTTTATTCATAATTTTATGAATAAAGATAACGAATGCTGTTTTAAGTATTCACATTTACCTGATCCAATGAATAAAAAAATTACACAGGATTTAATTAATAAATATTACGATAAATTTTTTAATTCATTCAAATTATCTAAATTTAGAAAAACTGATAATTATCAAAGATTTCTTCTTGTTGATTTTCCTAAAATTGGTAAAAAAGAAAACAACGTACAAAGAATGAATGTATCTAAATATGTACATTATACATCAGAAATAGATTTAAGAAAATATAACAGGTATAAAATTGTATGTATAAATGATACAGAGGCTATGGATGATTTTACAACATGTAAAAATAATCTTTTAGTTTTCTTACAAAATTTATTACCTAATAAATCGTCATTTGAATTGGATAATTTTACCTATGAAGGTAACTATATCATAAAAGTTAAAAATGAAAACAAGAAGGTTGAAACAAACAAACCAAAAAAGCTTTTAAATAAACAAAAGGTTAAATCAAATACTGCTTTTACCGGTTTACCTGATGAATGGTGAAAAGAAAATTATTAGTTAACATGAAAGGATAAAATAAAATGAAAATTTGTATAGGAATTATAAGTTGACTACCCTCAGAAAATGAGCATAGAATACAACGAATTGAAAGATTTAATAAAACATTAGATGAATTAGATAATGCTTTTGGAGACAGAGTTGGATATCTAATAGTTTCTCAGAATTGAAGAGATTATAAATTACCTAAAAAAATAAAGGATAAAGCAGAAGTTTTCAACTATGATAAATTAGGTATATTAAAAGCAAGAAAAACTTTAAGAAAACATTTCTTAGAATCAGATTATGATTATTTAATAATGAGTGATGATGATGTTATGATGAAATATAATGATTCATCTGTTATTGATAATTATTTAAAGGCTTTAAATGATAATCCTCAAGGATTTATGTTTTTACAATATGGTTGATCCTTAAATTTATGTGCCATTTCGAGATGAATATATGAAAGGGAAGATATGGTTGATGTTGATCCAGAAAAAAATGAAGGATATGAGGATACTACATTTCCTAATCTTTTACATTATAAATATCCTGATAAGGAATTTAAGGTACAAGGTATTGAATTCTTACAACATAAATTAGAAAATAGAAGAAAACTTAAATCAACTTGAGAAAATGTAAATATAAAGCATATATTACTTAAAAAAAGAAGTCAATATATAATAAATGGATTTAAAAATGGTAATTTTGATGTAAAAAAATTAAAGGATGAAGCTTTAGAAAAAGTGACAGATGAAAGTTGAATGACTAGAACACGAAATCAAGTTGTAGTAAAAGATTCTACAGCATTTACAGGTTTACCTGACGAGTGGTGAAAAGAAGACTTTTAATAGAAATAATAAACCTTTATTAATAATATAAAGGTTTTTATTTTTATCAACTAAATTAATTATAATAATGAATGGAGGTTATTCTATGCCAAATAATATGAATAAATATGGTTTTGGAAATAATCAGGATACAGATAATAGAGATTGATATCCTACAAAACAAGAACCAATAAAGGCAAAATTATATCCATATAATCATATAGACGATTTAATTAATGAAAAACTAGAACAACATATTCAAAGAACTGATAATCCACATCAAGTTACTTTACAACAATTAGGTGTAGATCATTTATTTACTCATAATATGAGAGTTGAATATGATGAAGATAAACCAATTATTCATTTAATATTATTAGATTTAAATGGTAATCCATTAAGTGATGTAGGTCCTATTGATATTGATGTTTCTGAATATAGTGAAGAACAACTTGAAGAATTAAAAAGATATTTAGAAGAAAAAATTAATGTTATTGAAGAGGAAATTAAAGAGATAACTGATAAACTAAGTATTGAAGAATTAAGTAAAAGAACATATACAGATTTAGATAATATCGAACATACAGTAGTTAGAATTCAACTAGACGAAAAAGAAAGTATTTATAGAGATTATGATGGTAATGATGTAGTTAAAATTGTTGATAATAATGTTTTATTAAATGGCGAACCATTATCTCCTAACTTAACTGTTAATTCAGATACTATTATTAATAAGGTATTGGAAACAAATGCAGAAGAAGTGTATGATAATAAATTAAATGTATTAAATTTAACAATTCCTAGTTCAGCTAAACACGGTTTCTGTTCATATATAAGTTTTGAACCTGCATCAACTTTTACATTTAATGTTATTAATGAAAGTGAATATAGCTTAAAAATTATTATGAATGGTGCTAAAACAACATTATCTGATATACAATTCGTTGATAACTGTCAATATAATTTAATGTTCTTATGTAATGGAGTTAATGTTGAATTATATATTCAGGAAATTCAATTAGTATAAAGGTGGCAATTTATGAGATATTTAGATGCCAAAAAGAGATTAATGTTTATGATGGCAACTCTAAAATATATTAGATTGCTATTTAAAAATGAAATAACAATAACAGATGATGAGTTAAAATTACTAGTGCAGAAATCAATTCCACTAATATTTAAAGATTATACTATAAGAACAGAAGATATGAATGAAATAGTTAACGGAATTAAAAGTTGCATTTTACAATTTAATAAAAATATTAGTAAGATTAATGAAAATGTAACTATGGAAACAATTAGAAGAGGTCTTATTCATATTGATGATAAATTATTTGTAAATAATATTGCAAAATTAATTTTAGCACTATCAAATACATTTATATCAGATGAAAATTTAATTAGTTTAGTAGATTCTAATATGTTAACCACCTCTCAAATAAAACCGCTTAAAAACGGAGAATTACCTATAAATATAGAGGATAAATTAATAGTAATTATTAAAAAAGCTATGCCATTTATATTTTATAATGAAAATATAAGTATAGAAGATAAAAATATAATATTAGATAATATATCATCTATAATTTTAAAACCAAAAGATGATAATATAGAATCAAAATATGAAATGGTAATGGAAACTATAATTAGAAATTCATTATATATTAATGGAAAAATTAAGGTTAAAGAAGATTTAGCTAATTTAATTACATCAATTTCAAATTTATTTTATGTTGATACATTTATTACTACTAAAGATTATAATAAACTGTTAGCGTCAATTTCAAATAAATTAAAAATAGATTCAAAGATTACCGTAGATAATGCTTTTGAGTTAGTTGCATTATATTCGGATTTAGTTTTAGTTAATGATTTAGTATTATCAATTAATGATTTTAAATTACAAACACCACCTTCTAATAAATTATTTATTAAAGATGGTAGTAAAATTAGTAATGATGTAGTTTTAACTCTAGGAAATTTTATATCTTTACCTTTTGAAATAAATACTAAATTATTTATAAATAATAAACTATTCTTAGATACAGTTGAATCTTGTAAAGTTATACTGGAATCAGTTTTCAATACTAAGAATAAAAATATTATAAGAATTGATGAATCTCGAAATTTAATTGATAAAATATCAAGTTTAGATGTAAATGATTGTTTACAGATACTTAGATACAGATATTCTTTATTAAGAGATTGAGATTCAATTCAAATGGATGATATATTGAATTTAAATATGTCACAGTTGATATATGTTTTAAAATAAAATTAAGGAGAATTTAAAAATGGGATTAACAATTAACACAGCAAAAAATTTATTAAGACAACTTGTAGGTTTAACTGGTGACTCTTGATTAGCTTTAAGTAGCACTGAACCTGATCCAAGTGGTAAAGGTGAGTCAGGATACAATATTACTGAACCTCCTGCAACAGATCCAGAGACAGGTCATCCTACAAATTATGCAAGAACTATGTTAGACAGCCATTTCAGTGATAGTGATGCTTCATTTTCTGATGGTTTAGTAGATGGTGTTTATACAGTTAGTATTAAAAATATCGACGAAATTCATTTCCAAGAAGCATTAGCTGATTGAGGAAATTATAGATGATTTGCAATTTTTGAAGGTAGAACTGGTGGCAATCCAAAATATGTTGGTGAATTATTAAAATTTGTTCAAGATACTACTGTAAATGCAGAAAACTATACAGAAAAAGTTGAAGCAGGTTTATATTATTTCGATAATGCTCAGAATGATTATATTAAAATTACTGATGAAGCATTTGTTGAAGGTAAACCTTATTACATAAAGGATAATAGTGGTATTGATATCGAAGAAGGAACCGTTCCACTAGTTAGAACAGGTTATTTAAAGATTTCAGTTCAATAATTTTATTAGTTAGGAGGCAAACAATATGCCAAGTTCAAAAACAACAAATTTAGATTTGAATGTTGGATATGCTGAAACTGATAGAACTCAATCTTGAATTGATGGAATTGATAATAATTTTAGAAATTTAGATAATGATTTAGGAACCGTTTTTAAGGCAATAGAGAATGCTGGTATAACTTTATCAAGAAATGTAGCTCTGGAAGATGAATGGTCAACCGGAGCTTATTTACTAAATACAACATTCTTAAGTAGTTTTAAAAATGCTAGCGCCATTAGATTTGGTACTTATATTTATGTTTTTATAGGTAGCGAAAATGCTGAGGGTGATATTTATAAATTCAATTCAGTAAAATATACCTTAACAAAAATAGATGCAAAAGTACCTCTAGGATTCAATAATTTTAAAGTCGAACAATATCAAGGTAGAGTATTTTTAATTGGTGGATGTGAAAATCAAACTGCATCAAATCTATTCTATATTTTTGATATTGCAAATGAAGAAATATTAGTACCAGATACTACTTTAAGTATTAGTTTAACAAATTGTGGTAGTTGTATTATTAATAATTATATTTATTTATTTGGCGGTAATGATGAAAATGGTAATCAATTAAATTCAATTCTAAAATTTAATGTTGCGGATTATTCCAATTCATTATTAAGTTTATCACTTTTAGAAAGTGATGATTCTTTATCGGCAACAGCGATTGAAGATAATGTATATTTATTTGGTGGAAATAATTCAAATAAAATATATGAATTTGATTCAATTAATGAAACTATTACATTATTAAATGAAACATTACCAACAAATATTAAAAATCATCAATCAATTTTATTAGATGATAATATTTATATATTAGGTGGAAAAAATGGTAATCAAATATTAGATACTATTTATAAATTTGATTATAATAATAAAACAATTTCCACTTTAGATTTTATATTACCAATAGTTTTATCAAATTTTGCAATAGCTGTAACAGATAATTACGCTTATTTATTTGGTGGAGAAACTACTAATGGTAATAGTACTAGAATAATTAGATTTGTACCATAATTTAAAACAGAGAGGAGAATATAATATGGATAAAACAGAAAACACTAATATGAATGTTAATTATAGATCTCCTGAGACCTTTTTAAATGAAAGAAATGGTTGAGATAAAAATTTTGAATTTATTGATTATAGTTATCTAACAATATTTGAAGGATTAGAAAAAATAAACAATAAATTCAGTGAAAGTATAGATTTAGAAGAGGAATAGAAAGGAGACTGATATAAATGGCAATTAATTTAAGTAATATTAGTCAATATTTTCAATATCCATCAAAGGTAGCAGAGTTAAAAGATAGATTATATAACATCTTAAAAAATAAAGGTATTGAAGTTACTGCTGCTGAAAGCTTAAATTCTTTAATAGAAAAGGTTAGAGAAGTTGAGCCAGCACTTGAACCTCAAACAATTTATCTAACTCAAAATAATACAAGCTATGATGTAACAGAATATACAGAGGCAATTGTTGATGTTCCTCCTGTAACAGTTGAAAATGATTTAGATGGTTTAATTGACGGAAGTTTAAAATCATTTACAATGCCTTCTACTATATCAAGTTTAGCAAATGAGAGATTTTTGAATTTTAAAGACCTATCCACTGTAATAGCTCCTCGATTAAAAGAAATTCCAGATTCTACTTTTGAAAAATGTATTTCTCTAGAAGAATTAAATTTACCTGAGGTTAATTTAATTGGTAATTCAGCTTTTAAAGATTGTGTAAAGCTAAGTAGTATAAATGTAAATAATGCTTATTATATTGGTGAAAATGCTTTTGAAAATAATATTAACTTGCAAAATATTGATTTAACTAATCTAAGAGAGTTACAATCCGGAACATTTAAAAATTGCTATAACTTATCAAGTATCTCTGCTCCTAATGTTAGATTAATTGACGGTTCAAGATTATTTGTAAATACTAATTTATCTGAATTAAATTTTCCAAACGTTTACAGTTTAAGATCCTTAACCTTATCAAGTAATCGTAATTTAAAGTATATATCATTTCCAAATTTATTATATGTATGAGAATTGAATTTACCTTCTGGAATGAATAATACTGAATTAAATTTCAGTAAATTATCCTATTTAACTCATACTTCTTTAGTTGACAGTACTACAATGAGACCTTTTATAAATTCTTGGTCAAATTTAACTTCAATAAATATGAGTTTATTATTAACATTATCTGCCATTTGACAGGCATGATTTGTTAAGAGTTGTCCTAATCTAACAGAAATAAAATTTCCTTTATTAACAAGAATATATTCAGATGGTTTAGCTTGTGACTTACCTAACTTAAAAACAATTGATTTAGGTTATTTATCATCAATGCCTACATTCTTTGCTAGTAGTTATTATTTTATACATAATTGTGAAAACCTAGAATCTATTAACTGTAAATATTTATCAAATATTGCTAGTTATTTTATGAGTAGTAATAAGATAAGTAGCTTAGATTTACCTAATACACAATATATTTACACTTCAGCTTTTAATAATCTTTCATTATTAAGTAAGATAAATGCCTCAGTAGTTAGTTATATAGGAAATACTGCATTTCTAAATTGTTATAATTTAAGTGATTATAATTTTGAACATCTAACCTTTATTGGAAATAGTGCATTCAAAAATTGTAGTTCAATGTCAAAAGCTGTAAAAATGGAAACTAATGAGGTTCACAGTAATGCATTTAATGGATGTTATAATCTAAAAGAAATTTATTTTAATACTGTAAGTACAGGATATTATATAGACAAGGATGCATTCAGTAATTGTGGAATATTAACAGATCCAAATGGTAAAATTTATGTTCCATCATCTAAATACAGTAATTATATTAATACTTATAGTTCATATTTATTTGTAAGTAAAATTACTTCAATGTCTGAACAATATGAAAGTGAAACAGCATTTGCTTATGAATTTACTAACTCAGGTCTTACATCTTTTCCTGAAAGTAAAATTAATGTTAAGGCAATAAATCAATATGCATTCTCTGGATGTAAGCTAAAAGGAAGTATTACTTTATCTAATCTTGAATATATAGGAAATAAGGCATTTTACAATATGTGAAGTGCCAATAACAGTTTAACTCTTAATCTTCCTTCATGTAAAACAATTTCTACTTATGCTTTTTACAATAATACAGCATCAGTTTCATATATTTTACCTGAGGTGGAATATATTGGACATTACGCTTTCCAACACAATCCTAACTCAGCTTGTTTTGTATCAATTTCAATGCCAAATGTAAAATATATAGGAGATTATGCCTTTCAATCTATTAGATATCTCACCATATCTTCTCCAGAATTAAGTAATCTAGAGTATATTGGAAGTTATGCTTTTGCTTCTATATATTATAAATTCAGTGTTGAAGGAGGAACTTTAAGTTTACCTAAACTTGAAGTAGTAAACGATTATGCATTCTATGAGATTGGATATCGATATGGGGCAAGTTGACGTTTTAACTTATATGCACCTAAACTTAAAAATATACAATACGGAGCATTCCAAAATTGTTACACATTAAGTAGTGTTACTCTATCAGATATAGAAATAATAGGAGGTTATGCTTTTAACAGCTGTGCAGCCTTAAGAACAATTGATTCATTATATAATTGTAAAGTAATTAGTAATAATGCATTCTATAATGATTATAACCTATCTTTCTCTATATCATCTCCAAATTTACTTAGTGTTGGTCAAAGTGCCTTCTTTGGTACAAAATTAAATTATTTTAGTGCACCAGAATTATTATTCTTGGCCGCAGATGCATTTAATGGATGTGCCAGTTTATCTACCGTTTATGCTCCAAAAATAAATAAGTTATATACCAATGTATTTCAAGGATGTACTAGTTTATCAAGTTTAACTTTAGATTTTTCAGCCATATCGGAAATACAACAAGGTGCGTTATCAGGATGTTGATTACTTTCAGAATTAAATTTACCAAATGTTACTTCTATATCTAACTATGCATTTAAAAATTGCTATTCTTTAAGTAATCTAATAATTAATAGTAATTATTCATATATTAAACAAGGAACATTTGCAGGATGTAGTAATTTAGATTTTACAAATATCAATCTTGAAAATATGACATCAATCGAAAGTGAAGCATTTAGTGGTTGTTCTAAGTTATACTCTATAAAGAATAATTATATTTATAGAGTTGAATCTTCAGTATTCCTTAACTGTACAGGTATTTCAGAAATTAATTTACCAAATGTTGTAGAATTAGATAATAATGCTTTTTATGACTGTACAAATTTAAGTAATTTAAATATCAAATATTCAAATATTTATAAAATTCCTCAAGGTGCTTTCTTAAATTGTTATAACTTAAGTAGTTTATATTTTGAAAGGTTAGAATCTATTGAATCAAGTTGTTTCCAAAATTGTAGTGGCTTAACAGAATTTAATTTAGTTAATGTAACAATAGTTCCAAATAATGCCTTTGACGGATGTCAAAAATTAAGTAGTATTAATCTGGGAAATGTTACATCTATTGGTGAATCAGCATTCCATAATTGTTATTCTTTAAATAATATTAATTTAAATAATATTGAATATATTGGAAGTTATGCTTTTGATAGATGTTCTACTCTAAGTATCAGTATTCCTAACTTAAGTGTAGTTAGATCTGCAACTTATCGAGGAACTGATATAAAAGAAATCATAAATGATTCAGTGAATGCAATTCATGAAACCGCATTTTATAGTTGTAGTAATTTAAGTGAAATTTCACTTCCTAATCTTTATTCTATATCAATGTCAGCTTTCCAATATTGTAATAACTTAACTAGTATATATATTCCTAATATTAGAAGTATAGGTGCTGCTGCATTTGCAAGTACAGGAATATATAGTATACCTGAAGGAATAGATAATAATTTATCCCAAATTCCTCAAAGTTGTTTCCAGAGTTGTAATAATTTATATGAATTAAAATTAAATTCAATTTTATCTATAGGTTCTGCAGCATTCTACAGTTGTAATTCTTTAAGTGAAATTGAATTAATAAATATTAAAGATACATCTGCATTAGGTAGTAGTGCCTTCTTATATTGTAATAATCTAGAAAGAATATCGTTACCAAATATTACTAACTTAAGATCTTACTACTGATATGGCGGAAATTATTCATTCTCTGAAAATACAGCTTATTATATATTTGGTGGTGCTAATAATAACATAAAGGAAATATATGCTCCAAAATGTAGCCAGTTTGCTCACTATATATTCTATGGTAACTTACCTAAAATTGAAAGTATATACTTACCAGAATGTACATATATAAATGGATCTCCATTCTCTGGTAAGGCATATTTAAAAAATGTTGATTTAGGAAAAATGTCTTATTTATGAGATTATGCTTTCTATAACTGTTCTGTATTAAATACTATAAATATAAGTAATATCTTTTCTGTAGGAAACTATACCTTCCAAAGTTGTGGATCTCTAATTTCTATGAACTTACCTAGGGTTTCAAGTATTGGTATTAATGCGTTCTTCAATTGTATAAATTTAAGTGAAATTAAGGCTACATATTTAAATTCATTAGGTCAATCGGCTTTAGCTGGATGTAGTAATCTGAAAAATATTGATGCTCTTACCATCGACAATATTGCTTATTTAGCTTTACTAAATTGCTCTAATTTAGAATCTATAAAAGCATGTTATATAGACCAATCAGCCATTTGGAATTGTACACATTTAAGTAATATTTATTTATTAACTGCTAGTAGTAATGCTATTAACATAGCAAATCAACTTAGTACTACACCAATAGGCAACTCAACCTATTTAGGATACTACGGAAGTATATATGTTCCAAGTTCAAGAGTATCAGTTTATCAAGCTAATTATGCATCTTACTCTGAGAGATTTACATCCTTACCATCAGAGATGGAAAATAACTACATACACGCATATCAATATGCCTTAAAAACTATATCTTTATCAGAAATTAAAACTGAAGCATCTTATATATTACGTTATGCATTTAATAATGCATCATTTGCAGATTTTTCAGAATTAAATCTAAGTAACGTGAAATATATAGGTAGTTATGCATTCAGAAGTTGTTATAGTTTAACATCAATAAACTTACCAGAATGTGAACGTATAGAATATAGAGCATTTGAAAATTGTACCAATTTAGAGTATATATCATTACCAAAAGTTTACAGTATTGGTGATGCGGCATTCTACAATTGTAATAAATTAAAAGTTTTATCATTACCTGAAATAACATATGGCGGCTCAATATTTACTAACTTATATTCATTAGAAGAACTATATGTAAGTAAGATAAGAGAGATATCTGTTATTAATTTATCAAAATTAACTATTTTAGATGCTGCTGAAGCTTATTGGTGATGAGGACCTCAAAGTGCATCAATTAGATATTTAAATTTACCTAAACTATCTTATTTAAAAATAGGAAATTATAATCAAAGTAATGCTAATTTATGAGGAACTCAATTATCTACTACCATTGAATATTTAAATATTGGTGCCTCATATATAAGTCAACATTCATCAATTTTGGCAAGTAGAAGTTATGGATCAGTTATAATGTCAAATATATTAGATATTCCTTCGTATATGTTTAATAGTGCAACTATAAGTTATGCGGAATTTAATAAGGTTACTTCGTTAGGAGTAGCTGCATTTAGAGGTGCTTCAATAGGTCAACTTAGTTTACCTGAGTTACTTAATGTTAGTGCTAATGGATTTGAGGGTGCTACCATTTTAGGTACATTAGATCTTCCTAAGGCTAGATATTTAGGAGCTTATGCATTATCTAATTTAAAATGTTCTGATATAAGTATGCCTCAGGTTTCAATGGTATCAAATTATGCATTATATAGAGTATCTGCATCTACATTAAAATTTAATGCCGTTATGTCTATGGGAACACATACTAATTATCAATTTGCAGGAGCATCAGTTAAATACTTTGTATTCAATAACAATATACAAACCTTCTATCAAGGTTATAATTTTGCAGATAATTCAGTTTTAGAAAAGGTTGTATTTAAAGGAAGTATATTAACTTGAGGAAATTGATATGGTTCAAATACAGTATTCCCTAATACACCAATAGCAAATTCAACTTATCTAGGTTATTATGGAAGTGTATATGTTCCTCGTAGTTATTTAGATTCTTATAGAACAGGGGTTTTCAGTTATTATAGTAATCGTGTAACTGCAATTGAAGATCATGAAAGTGAGTTAAGAGAACTTGGATTAATTGATTAATAAAATAATTGTATAATATTAATATAAATTGAAAGGAAAATATTATGAAATTACAAATTTTAATACCACATTATAATGAACCATTTGAAATAATGAAACCAATGCTAGATAGCTTAGCAGTTCAACAGAATATTGATTTTGATGAATTAGGTGTAATTATTACAAATGATGGTAATGAAAATGTTTTAGACGAAAAACTATTTGAGTCATATCCATTTAAAATTGAATATTATATAAATGAACATAAAGGTGTTTCAGCAACAAGAAATGCTTGTTTAGATAAAGCCAAAGCAGATTATGTAATGTTTGCTGACTGTGATGATATGTTCTATTCAGTTACTGGATTATGGACAATCTTTAATGAAATTGAAAATGGTGGATTTGAAACATTCATTTCAGTATTTGTTGAAGAAGGAAGACATCCTGACAGTGGAGAAGTATATTATCTATTTAGAGGAGATCCAAATAATGGTGGAATTGATTCCACATTTGTTCATGGAAAGGTTCATAATAGAAAATTCTTATTAAGAAATAAGATTAGATGGAATGATAGTTTAACAATTCATGAAGATTCATTCTTTAATTGTTTATGTCAAAGATTAGCAGATCCAACAAAAGCTAAATTCTGTCCTATGCCATTCTATTTATGGAAATGGAATGATAATAGTGTTTGTAGACATGATCCAAAATATATTTTAAAAACATATAATAATATGTTAGATAGTAATACAGCATTAGTATCAGAATTCCAAAAGCGTGGTAGATTACAAGATGCACAATTTTATTCAGTAAGTATGATATTTGATGCATACTATACAATGAATAAAGATGAATGGATTAACCAGGAAAATAAAGAATATAGAGATAATACAGAAAAGAGATTTAAAAATTATTATTTACAATTTAAAGTATTATTTGATACCTGTCCTGAACAAACAAAGAATATGATAATTCAAGGAATTAGAACTAGAATGTTTGGAGAAGGTTTAGGATTAGAAAAGATTACCTTCGACCAATGGATTAAACATATCGAATCATTATAAAAAATAAAGCCTTATAATAAGGCTTTTTATTTTGTATTTCCTATCAAATTCCTTGTATTTTAAGGTTTTTATTAATTCATAATAAAAGTATAAACACAAAAATAAAAGAGGTTTAAAACCTCTTTTTTATTTATATTAAATTACAAGTAATATATGATAATAAGTTATCTCTACTTAAATCTAAATTACCACTTTTAATTTTATAATCTATTCCTGTTAAAAATTCTATATTACTAATTAATTTATTTTCTGTAAACTTTGATGCTTGATTACTTCTTAAATACCAAACTTGTTTATCTGACATTTTTAATTCTTTAATATAACTTTGATTATTTGTTTTAACTGCTAATAATTGTTTAAATTTCTTTAATAATATTGTTACAACTGCTAATGGTTCAATATCAATTAATTCCATTTCTTTCATCATACTAATAACTTTTTGCATATCATGTAATATTAAAGCATCGGTAAAATTAAATATATTTAAATCTGTTAAATCACAATATCCATTATCAGCATTTATTTGTCTAAATATTTCTTTTTGAGAACCTATTGGAAATGCCTCTATCTTTTTACATTCTTGATCTAATCTATAAATATCATAACCACATATTTGACATAACCATAATATTGTGTTATCATCTAATCCCTTTAATCTATATTTAACAAAGTCTTCAATTTGCCAATTTACAGGTTTAGCAACATCTATATAATCAACCTCTAAATTATCAGGTAATTTTTTACACATAACAATTAGATTTTTAAATGATGAATCAGGATATTCTTTTAATTCATCAACATCAATAATATATAAACTATCATCAACACCAAAAGCATCTTCTTCTGCCTCATATATTGAATTAATATATACTTTTTCTTTATTTCTAAGTTCTGCAATAGTATCTATATATTGTTTACATAAAAATTTATTATCAGCATATTTAAATATAATTAAATCATCATTTAAAGTTTTATCTTTTATTTTTTGTTTTAAAGCTTTTAATTCCATTATTTAGCCACCTTCCATAAATTAGATAAGAAGTTACTCATAAATAATTCTTTATTTAATCGCTTATCAACTAACTTTTTTCTAGATTCAATAGTATATAAATAACATTTTAAACTTTTATTATTTTTATTACCTATAAAATCTGAATAATAACAATAAGTTAAACAATCAAAGAATAAATCTAAATCAAATTTATTATATTCATCCTTATAATTAATTTTATCTGTAATAGTTAAAGTATTTAAATAACTAGCTTTATCTATTTTTGTAACAATAGTATTACATAAATTATACAAATCTTGAACATAACTATCTAAATTAGTTTCAATAATTTTTCCAGGACTTCTTACAATGTTTAATATTAAATCTTCATTATTACAATTCTTGGTAAATTCCTTTAATTCTTCTTTTGTATATTGTTCTAATTCAAATATAATACATCTATTTAAAATGGTGTTTAAAACGGTATTTTTATTGTCTACTAATAAAATTAAAAAAGAGGTATTAATTGGTTCTTCAATTAATTTTAACATTGTATTGGATTCTTTTTCAGTGATTCCTGTGAAATCAATAACATATATTAAAGGATTAGGATTAAGATATATTTGCTTAATAAAATCTGAATTTAAATCTTCAGTTATATCTACTACAGGTAAGTGTAATATATTATCTTTTATATAATTTACTAAGGTATGCTTTCCCATACCTTTTTCCCCAATTAACATTGTAGATCTAGGAAAGTTATCAATAGTGTATTTATTAAGTTGTTGTAATAATTTTCTTTGACCTATCATTTAATCACCTACTTATTTCTTGGATCTGAGGCATATTGATTCCATTTTTTATCTTCTTCTAATTCCTTATAAAATTGCTCCTTGGCTTCCTTTATTATTTCAGCCTTAGTTTGACGCTTTTTTCTAGTTTTAGGTTTGGTATCATTATATACTTTTTCAATATCACTTGCAACAATCTTCAAATTCTCTAAAGACTCTAAATTATCATGATTATTAAATGTTTTCATTGTTGCATTAGTTACTTCAGGATTAAAATTAACTTTATATTGTCCATTTTCACCTTCAATTAGTTCTATTTCATCATCAGTATCTACATCATCTGACTTCAATTCAGCCATTAAATCATTTAAATAACTTTTATTATATTCATCAACTTTCTTATACATTTCAGTTAATTCTTGTTTCTTTTCTTCTTCACTTTTTAAATATAACCAATTAAATTCAGTAATTAATCTTGGGTCTAAACATCCATTAACAATCGCTACTAATTGATCAATTGTAATATCGCCTGACTTCAACATATAAACATTTTTACAAACGTTTAAAAACATTTCCTGTAAATTAGTTAATTTAAAATTTAAAGAATCAATAATTTTTTGCTTCTCTGCCTTAATTTCATTTACTTTACTTTGAGAATAATCATCAGCAGCCTTAATTAAATCACCATATTTTTCTTCATATAAATCGCCAACAATACTCATATTAGATACCCCTACTTATTGCTATAAACATAGCTTCAATTGTTGTTTTTGAGTTAACATCATATTTAATTGCATTTTTAATATCTAATACTTTACCAATTAATTTATTAGTCCAATCTAAAATATTTGGTATACTTGAATAACCTTTACATCTATTATCTAAATTTGCTGGAATTTTAACATAACTAATATCATTATATAAACAATACTTAGCTAAATCTAATGCAAAATCTAAATATTGGTCAACAAATAATTTTAAATCTCTTCCTTGATTGAAATAGCTATTAATTGTAGTTAAAACATTACCTTCATCTTGGTTTAATAAATCACCTGTTAGATTGAAGAATGAATCATAACTGAAGTCACCTAATGCTTCTAATACATTATTGATGCTTAAATCTGTATTAAATAGTGAAGCTTTCTCAAGTGCGACAATGCCATCACGCATTCCACCTTGACATAATTTAGAAATATAATCACAAGCATCGCTATAATTTGTAAATCCTTCTTTTTCACAAATATATTCTAATCTTTGTTTAATTAATTTTGAATCTATTTTAGACAGGTTGAATTTAATCACACGATTTACGATTGTTGCAGGCATTTTTTCAGGATTTGTAGTACAGAACATAAAAATACTATACTTAGGTGGTTCCTCAATTGTTTTTAAGAAGGCATTTCAACCTGCTGTTGTTATCATATGACATTCATCTATAATAAATATCTTATATTCAGCGCCATCAATACATCTACTATTAGCTTCTTCAATAATATTTCTGATATTATCAACACCATTATTAGAAGCACCATCAATCTCAATTATTTCGCCTCTACCTTCGTTAATTTCATTTCCAAATATTCTTGCAATAGTTGTTTTACCACAGCCAGAAGGTCCACAGAAAGCATAACAATTAGTGTATTGTTTCTTTTGTAACTGTTGTTTTAGTATTGTAATAATTGATTGTTGGCTTACGCACTCCTCAAATGTTTTAGGTCTATATTTTACACTTAAAGATTCCATTTAATCAACTCCTTAATAATATAATTATACATTATAATTTTTGTAATACTTGAATATCATCTAAAGATACTCAACCATTTCAAAAGTTATATGTATCCTTTTTATTTAAAACATCGTATCCAATAGCTGTAACTTGAATCATCTTGGAAACAATATTATTTATTTCACATTTAAGATATCTATCTTTTGGCATAAATCCTTTATTTCAATTTTCTTTTAATGTGTTATTATAGAAAAATGAATCATTTAAATATATTAAATATGCCTTGTTAATTTCGATTTTAATGGTTTTTTTCTGAGGTATTATATAAGTGTTGGTTTTCGGATCAAAATTGCTTAAATCAGCAATTTCAACCTTTTCCAACTGTTTTTTAATTAAGTCATTCACTATTTAACAATTCCTTCTTCTAAGTAAGTTGCAGCGAAATCTGCAAGGTGTAATAAAACTGCTAATGGATATTTATTACAGATTTGACTCTGGTCAATATTAGTATTTCCATTACCTGTATTCATGTGATGATTCATAATAGCAACTGTTTCATCATGATTTAAAGGAATGAATCTACTAAGTAATAGTACAGAATTTTCCTCATGAGTTCCAGCTAGGAATCTATCCTCAGGTTCTCTTACAGTCCAACCTTCAACTGAAACCCATTCATACTTACCTAAGTTATCATGTTTAGAACCTTGTTCATTATATATTTTCTTGTTCATTATTGTTTTTTCATAAAAATTAATCTTTGAAATATCATGAAATAATCCACAAACAAGTAAGCTATTTTCATCAATAGGTCCTGTTATATGTTTATATTGTTCATATAAATTAACTAATGAATAATAAACATTTAAACTGTGTTGGCAAAGACCTCCATCATAATTTGAATGATATTTAGTAGATGCAGGAGCAAAGAAGAAATCAGAATTTTGTAAATATCCAATTAATGCTTCCTTATCTACTCCTTCAATTGTTATCTTGTTAACTAAGTTTATAAATGTAAGTCTATTTTCTTCAATTTCATTTGCAGTTAGTTTTTTTGCGTTTAACATTATTTAATCTCCTTTTTCATATTATCTTCTCAACTATATAATCTAAGTATAGCATCATGAATAAATCCTTGTATCCATTTTTCGGATTCCGATCTATCTCCTCCACCTACAAGATAAATCAATAAAATTCTACCTTTATAGGTTAACTTGATATCCTCTCATCCTGCATTATCAAACCATCTTAATTCGGCACCATAGATGCCATCTTTTTTCAATTCAGGAAAGGTAGTTATAATATCTAATTTTCTATCAATTATATATTTCATATCTTCTTTATAATTGGTGTTATAGGAACCAAAACTTATTTCTTCACCATCATAAACAGTATAAAATTGTTGACCATAATCATCCATATAGAAATCAACATGTTTGCCTCTATAATCTAAGGTATCAACTATATCTTTATCTGGCATATTATTTGTCCTTTCCCATTACTCTATGTTTACCTTCTAAAGCTGAACCTTTTTTACGACAAGATATTTGAATAACATTGTTATCAATACCTAACATACAATCATCTATTTCATATTCATTAAATCTATCTGTAAAACATATTTCAACTTCTGGTAAAGCACTAGGATTTAATTTTTCAAATGGTTTACATAATTTATCAATAAATTTTTTCAATTGTAATAGTTTAGTTATTTCCATTTTAACTAATCCTCACTTTCTTGTAATTTTTCTTTTGGGTTTTCATATTTATCCCCAATAACAACTTCCTCTAAATAAATTCTATCTTCAAACTTACCATTAGTGAAAGCCTTATAATTTCTTGCATTACCTAAAGTTGTTTCAGTTTCCCCATGAGTTTTAGCTAAGGCAAAAATAACTTCTAAAATATCAGCTAATTCTTTAACATCATCACTTTCAAGATATTCTAAAACTTCTTCACATAATTTATTTTTTAATGCATTTCTGTATTCTACATCATCTAATTTTCTGTATTTAATAGCAGTTCCTGATGGATTATTTTTTAAAATTATGTTAGGAATATTATCTCTAACTAATTTTGGATATTGACCAAAAGGATTTTTATTAGTTTTTAAATATTCCAATGCTTTATCGAGAGCCTTATCTAATTCAGGATCTATTTTTATATTTTTTAGAATTGGATTTTCAATATTACTCATTATTTTGTAAACCTCCATACTTAGCAATTAATGTTTTAATGTAATCGGAGACTTCTTTTTTACCTATATAATCTGAATAATAACTATCAGGACATGTAGGATCACAATTTAAAGCTAACATTAAATCTAATTTTTGAAATTCTTCATTGGTTAATTTATCTTTAATCTGTTTTAAGGACCTTTGTGCCTTCCAGTAGGTTCTATGACACCAAGCGTCATTATTTATCTGATTTAAGGTAGTAATTAAATTTGATTTCATAATTATATCTCCTTATTTTATTTATTAATTATACAATATAAAATATTTATCATAATCTAATTTACCATTCATAAATTTTTGAAATTCAATGCTATAGTCAAGTATTTCAGGAAAATAGAATATGAGAGGTAAGCTAAATCTTTCATATTTTTTACTTTGATTTATTATACGTTTTATAATTCTTTCTTTTCTCTTTTCCATAATTATACCTTATTAATTATTTCAGATTTAACTTTTTCAATAAGAATTTCCTTATTATTTTCTATCTTGCCTTCAATAATATCATTTAGATATCCTTCTAAAATATTTTTGATTATAGGTCCAGGTTCTAATCCTAATTCAATTAAATCATTACCATTAATTGCTAATTGTTTTAATGAATAACAACCATTACGAACTATATCTTCTAAATCATTACGTAGTTTAGTAGCTTTATATTCACTGATATTACCAATAACCCGAGACATTATTATAGAGGAAACCATAACATAATAACAATAATCTTTACTGTCATTATGTTTTAATTCATGTAATGCTTTTGTAATTATATATCTATCAACATCTTCATGGCTTAATTGTAAATATTGATATTTACCACCAATAATTTCACTATTTTCAGTAACTGTTCTACAAATATCATTTATATAATCTTTATCTTCATTAGATAATATTAAATAGTTAAATAATAAATGTCTTGATTCAATTCTATTAAATAGTAAACAATATGATAATATATAATCTCTATTAAATAGAGGATCACTATTAAATATTCTGGATATTAAATTCATACTGTAAAGATGCGTATCATTTAAAGGTAATACTTGTTTAAGAATATTATAAGCTAATACATTATTTAATATTCTAGCAAATCCTTTTCCACAAACTAATTTATTTAATTCTGTAGTTTTACGTTCCTTTGCAATGGTAAATAAATTATTTTTTAATTCCTCTGCGGCTAATAGAGTATTATTTTCAACTTCAAAATCTAATACTGAAGCAAATCTAAGCATTCTTAAAATTCTTAAAGCGTCTTCATCAAATCTATAATATGGATTTCCAACAGTTTTAATAATTTTATTTTCTAAATCAGTTATACCGCCAAAATAATCTATAATATATTTACCATCATATACTAAGGCATTAATAGTAAAATCTCTTCTAGATAAATCTTCTTGAAGATTAGTTGTAAATGTAACTTCATCTGGATGTCTATGGTCAGTATATTCTCCATCTAAACGATATGTTGTAATTTCATAATTTTCCTTCTTATATCTAACAGTTACGGTTCCGTGCTTTTCACCATTATTATTAATTAATGTATAATCTTTATTTTTAAATACCTCTTTAATTTGTTCCGGAGTGGCATTTGTAGTAATGTCATAGTCCTTAGGAGTTTTATTTAATAATAAATCTCTTACACATCCACCTACAATATATGCTTCATATTTAGTATGTAATTTGTTTAATAAGTTTTTAACTGCCTCTGGAATATTAAAATCATATTTATATTTTCCTACCATATTATCACCTCATATATTAATAATACAATAAAAAGCGCCTTTAACAAGCGCTTTCTACAAAATTATTTTTTATTTTATTAGCATAGCTGCAATTAAAAATGATAATGTAACTAATGTTAAACTATATAAAATTAGACTATTTATTAACTTAAACATGTGTTTTATCCTCGATTTCTTCAGGTGCGAATTTGGAAACAAGTGCAATAGCAATAATAGTTATAAAATGAATTGAGTATAATATTAACCAATACCAACTATTAAGAACTAAACTTAAGATTACAGGTAATGCTACTAAGCTAATACTAATAAATATAATTAAAAACATACACAGTATAGAAAGTAATTTTCTCATTATTTTTCTCCGTTTATTATGTCTTTTACTTTAACAAAGGATTCGGCACAAACTGTTGATAGTCTCCTATATCTACAAATTACCTCTTCAATAAGTTCTAAACAGTCAACCATTTCATCAGCGTCTTTACAGTCAATTTCGTTTTCACTATCAATTCCAAATTTCAAATTACCTTCATTTTGATTTAAACATAAGGTATGATTTATTTTTTCGTATGCATAATCAAGTATATCTATATAATCTTTTTTCATATTAACCTCCATTTATTAAATATACAATTTATTCTTATTAATTGCCATTTATTTTTCTAATATCATCAAACATAGGTTTAATATCATCTAATAATGGTTTTCTTTCTTCCTCAGGTGTTGTTGAAGATGTAGAATAAGTATTTTCTACTAAATCAATAAACATAGTCATCTGACCATCTTCACCTGCATAGTACATATTCCACTCCTCATCAGTTAATAATCTTTTAGGTTCTAATTGTTTTAAAGCTAGGTTATCAAAAGATACAACATCAAAATGATTTACTAATTCAGGTAATTCATTATATAATGCTTGTTTAGTTGTATCGACTAAGGTATTATGATAATTTTCACCACGTCTAAAATCCTTATAACCTAAAATTAATAATTTTAAATTATTATCATATAATTTCTTTAAGGTTTCCACTGAATGAACTCCATTAATAACGTGAATTACAGCTGTTGGAAATTGCTTTATTAGCTCAATAAAATGTTCTTGATCTGGATTTGTTAAGGAAACACCTAACCCATGAATTAAATTATTTTCAATTAACTTAGCAAGTAAATCATAATTTTCCATAAAATGCTTTTGATTTACTGTCATATTACAAATTAAATTTAATCCTTTACACTTTTCTAAGAAAGGAATTAAATCAGGATGTTCTAATGGATTACCTCCACCAATAGCTAATTCTGTATAAGGTAATAGAGTTTCAATGAACTTAGCATTCATTATATCCCCGTGTTTACCATCAGGTAATGAATTTTCATGGCAGTACTGGCACATCATATTACATTTATTTGTAATCTTAACATCCATAGAATCAGGATATTCAGGTATTAATTTATCCTCTTTATTATATTTAATTAACGTACCATCTGAGCATAATATCTTAAAATAATTCCCATTCTTTACTTTTCCAATAAATTTCATTTTTTTTAATCCTCCTTAAATCTAATAACTTCATTATCAACTAGATATTTAATATAATCATCACATTTTCTAATTCCGTTTTGAATATAAGGTGTGCAATCTTCAAATGCTTTTTCTCTTAAATAATATTCAACATAAGGAATAGCAGGCTGACAAAATGCATCATCTAAAATATTTGTTTCGAGTTTAGTAAATGTTTTACTATCAATTGATATATTAAGAGTTTCACTAAATCTTTCTCCACCTTGATAAGTAGCTTCACTTATGGTTCTACAAAAATACCATGTTTTTGGATTATAATTTGTAAATCCTAATTCCTTTAATTTTTCTGCTGTTAATCCTTTACAAACTTCTACTTTATCATCATGAAAATCATATTTACTGTAGTGTTTTTCCATATTATAGCATCTCCTTTAAAACTTTTTTCCTAACCTCTATTGTCTTTTCACCATTTAAGATTTTGCATAACCATTCAGGTCTAATTGAGATTAAGATATATTTATTTAACTCATTATCATAAGCATACATCATATTTTGTGGTGCTTTGGTAATAGGTTTATATTTTTCTTTTTCTTCAAAAGCCCAACCAAACATATTATCGTAGGACTTATCATAAGCCATATACTCACTTAATTCTCTTGGCTCATCAAATATATGTAAGTTCTTAATGTGGATTGCATAACCATTTTTACCTTTTAAGTAATCATATATTTCTTTATTGGTTAAACAACTTTTTCTTAATAATTCAATATTACTAATATTTAATCCCAAATAAAATGGCTCATATTCTTTTGAATTATCATAAAATGCTTGTCCTGTTCCATCTATTGCATAAGATAAATTATAATCTATTTTCGAACACGCTATTTCCTCAACCTCATAATCACATTCAGCTACGATTTTGCCATTTAACAAGTAATCTTGTTTTTCGTGAAACTTATGAGTAGAAGTTATATATTTACTTTCATAAAATTCATAGATATTTTGATTAAATAAATAAGGCTTTGATTTTGTACAATATAATAGTAATTTCATTATTTTAATTCCTCCAAACTTTTATTAAAGTTTTTATTTAATTCACTAATATCCTCATTTAATTTGTCGTTATAATATTTTTTCTTGTCCTCTAATACCTTATCTTTTAATTTTTGCCAATAATCTAAAATAGTATTCTTAATAGCTGTAATATTTGAATTTATATCAAAGTAGAATAAATTTTTGTTTTCATTATTATAATCTGTATCAATTGTAGAATCCCAATGAAAAGGACCATAACCTCTATCTGATTCATGATTCTCCATTAATAAATCATTTACATCGCCGTTAAAAGAATAACAATTTGTGTTAACACAGTAACAAACAACAAAATTATAAATATCTGTATTTATTAACCAACCTAAATAATTATGAGGTAATTCAATACCTTTTTGTGCCACTATAACTTTATCAATTTTAGTATCATCTACACTAACTCTTATTCTATAATATATTTTTCCTACCTCTAAATCTTCAATTGAGATACTATTAGGAAAGTTTTTATTATTTAACTCCTTACTTTCTTCCTTTATTTCTGTTTCCTGTACAGTATTTTTCATTATTTCTTTTTTATGTTTTCTAAACATGGTGATCACCTCTTCAATATAAATATACAATAAAAAGAGGTTATATTAACCTCAATTTTAATCTTTTTTAATATTTTTTAATAAATTTTATTAACCATCATATCCAAATCGACAAATAGTTTTAATTACTTCACCATTAGGAGTAGTAAATGTATTTTGATCTGTTTCTAGATCTTCGCAAAAACTCTCATAGGTACATAAGCCATAATCACCATATAGTTCCTCAGGATTGTCCGTATATTCAGGATTTTCCTCTACAATATATTTATTTACTTCATCTAGGTTATAAAATTTACCTTCTTCAAACTTATTATTCTTCCAACTTCAACTATATTCACAATAAATGGTTTCTCCGTTTACTCATTTATCAAAATCATCCTTCATTGCAATAACCATTGAGTGTGTTGAGCTTGAGTTAGTTTCAAATGTATTTTTTCTAATATTAATCATTATTTAAATTCCTTCCTTATCTTTTTCTAATTTATATAATTTTAAATCCACAATACTATTAGTATTTATAGGAATAATTATTACATTTTCTATACCTTTATCGCTTAACATATTTTTAAGAGCTGTGCAATCCTGACAAATCCTTTCCTTAGATGTATTCACAAATTCTACCTTAATTAAATATGTATTATTAGAATCTAATTCTGTAAAGCTAATATCTTTTGCATATTTAGCAGTAATTTCTTCTAATTCTTTTTCCGTATATGTAGCCATAATAATATCTCCTTATCCAAAATAGTAATCTAACGATGCTTCTTTCTTTTCCGCATTATATTCATAACTATCTAATTCATCTATTGAATAAAATGTAATTGGAAAGAAACCTAATCTATGATGTCTTGTAACTTCCTTATATCTTTTTAATTCTTCCTTACTCATTTCTTGCCAATTTTCAGGAAATTCAACATTATCAATTCTATTCTTAATATAATCTTTGATATCTAGCCAAGTACAAAATTCAGGATAGCCATTAGATTCATGCAATACATTATAAAATAATTTTCCATTTGCAAAATCTATCCAAGTTTTAGCATCGCAAACAACTAAAGAATGTGAACTTGAACTATTAGTTTCAAATGTTGATTTTCTAACTTTAATCATAAAATACTACTTCCTTATCTACATCAATTATTTTATATAAAGCTTTTAATTCAGGATTTATTTCATCACATAATACATAATTAAAACGATTTCTTTCATCTTCACCTTTAAATTCAATAAGATACTTATTACTTTCAGTTGAAAAATCTGATAGCTTTGTTGTTTTAAATACTGAAGTTTTACAGATTAATGACTTACGTGAATCGCTATATAAAAATTGATATATAGCCTTTATATCATCAATATTAATGGATTCTATATGAAAGTTTAAACAAGGATTAGGTCCACCATAGTCATTAGTATATTTTAAAGCATTTATAAACACATTTTCATCATTCTTATTCATTATTCCTCAAAATCCTTTTCTGTAATATTATATTTTGAACATGTACAAGTACTGTCAATATATTCTTTTACTCCAGTATTTAATCCTGGCTTTAAGGTTGGGTTAAATGCGTCATAATAATTTGAATTGTCATTATCAATTACTATCATGCATCCTTTATTAAAAATTATATTAATTAAATCTTCATCATCTAATAAATCTTGACTTTGATGGTCAATACTTCCAAATGGGTCACCATATTCATCAATATTTAACTCAAACTTAACCTCTTTAACATCTGGACATTTTTCTTTGATTTTTTCCAATAAATCTTCTAACTCTTCATTTACAACACCATCAGCAATCATTTGTTCAGCTTCACTATGAGTGGTATCATTCTCTTCTCCTCAATTCAAATGAATACATAATCTAGTTGCAACATAATCTAACTTATCATTAGATGAAATCAGTAGGTCATCAGTACCAAAACCAGTTAAAGATTCAGGACCTGACCAACCATAATCTCTAAAATGGATAGTTAAAACTCCATTATCGGTTGCTAGTTCATACTCAATTCTATTTGGATTTTTCTGTGAATAAACTAATGAGTGAGATGAACTAGAATTTGTTTCAAATACATTTTTTCTTATTTTTATCATAAAATCTCCTTAATGGTTATCATTATCAATAATTAAAATTATGTTTCTATCAAATAAAAATCTTTCATAACCAATTTTTCTAATTTTTGGCATTTGATCATTTTCCTCACCTTCAAATGATTCGTGATCTATATAACCAAATCCTTGAAATTTATCTTCACCGGCTTCTGTACTTACTTCGTTACCGTGTCTACCTTTAAATGTTATAGACCAAGTATGCCAATATGGATGTGAAATATCTTCTAATAAATTAGTTTCAGGTTTTAATTCTTCAAAGCAACTTGTTTCTGAATCATTTTTTACATCACAATCGTCTAATTCAGACCACCACTTATATTTAAAACCTTTAAAGTTAGGATCATATTCTTTTAATATTGCCATAACTTTCTTAACTTCTTCATATTCTTCTAATAATTTACAAGCTTTATTCCATCTCTCATTTGCTTTTTCATCATCATAATTATTAAATTTATAATATTTAGACCAATCCTTATCCTCTTTAACTACCCATTCTTCATCAACTTTATCAGATAAATATTCATTTGCAAAGTAAGTCATTAAATAATTTAATTTTTCTTCAAAACTTTTAATTACTTCTTTTCTTTGCCAACCATAACCTTCGAAATTAATAGTTAGATAACCTTTATTTTCATCATTCCAACCATACCAAAATTCTGATTCGCCTTTTTTATAATAACATTTATTTCGCCAATTTTTAGCGTTTGGATGTTTATATACTAAACTATGACTAGAACTTGAATTGGTTTCAAAAACATTATTCCTGATTTTTATCATCTTTAATCTCCACTTTATCAAAATATTGCACTATCGCAGTAAAGTAAGTTCTAATATCATAAACATCATTATTACCACTACCTTCTGGTTTAGGTAGATAAACTATATTTTGAAGTTTTGGATATCTAGAATTTTCGCCTACATTTAAATTTAATAGGAATTCATTTAATTCCTTTTCTGATTCTATATATCTAACTCTTAAAACAACTTTTTCCATATTATCACCTATTTATTTAAATCATTATCTTGTAATTTAAATTTATCCTTAATCATAAAATCTTCTAATACATTTCTTAATTCAATTCTAGCTGCTTCATTATTTGCCTTATTAGTTGCTATTAATGATTTAATTGCTTCTCTTCTTGCTTTTAAAGATTTTACAGTATTTTCATATTCATTAATTTCCCTATCAATTTTACTTAATTCATCATTATATTTAATTTCCTCTTCTAATGCTGAATTAATAGATTGTTCATAAACTTCTTTTAAATTATTAATTTTAGCTAATGCCTTATCAACATATAATTGATTAACTTCATCACTATCAACCATTAAATCAACTTTATATAAAGTAATAATTGTTTTTCCTTCCCTATCAATAATAAAAGTCCAACCATTTTTATTACATCTAACTTGAACAACATTATTAGATTTTCCAATTACACCAGTATAATATAATTCAGAGGATAAATATAATTTCTTAATTTCATTTTTTGCTTTATTTTCTGCCTCTAAACCAATAATAGGTCTATCCATAACTCTTTCAGCATATCTTTTTAAGCAATGGTCTGTAATTCTAATTTCCACCTTGTCTAAGTCATTAAATAATTCTGTATTTTCCATATAATCACCTCATATAATATTTTATATAATAATATACAATAAAAAAGAGGTTATTACAACCTCTTTTAATATTTTTTAATATTATTTAAATAGAACTGATTTATAAATTGGTAATAAAATTTTATTATAAATTTCTTCTCTATTACACTCTCTTGGTAGTGAAGTATTTTTAAATAAAAGTTCTGATTCTTTTTCTAGATTATGTAATAAAGTATAGAAATCTTCATTAAATGCACCTTTTTCAGTTCTATATTTACCATTTCTGATATCCATTAATAAATCATGTTCATCTTTACGGTAAGTATGTAAATCTTCATCCTCTAAAATTTCATTACACATAAAATATAATCTAATTAAATGCATTGCGTGTTTATTTAAATGTAAGTCATCCTTCTTTTTATTTCTTTGACCTTCAGTGTTCTTATAATCAGCAACTACATTACTAGTTTCTGACATAATTACTCTAAAATATGCTAATGGGAAATGTTCTAAATTAATATCACAATATAAACCATAAGTTTCATTTCCTACTTCACTAATATTAGCATAAGGAGTATTTTCATCTACATAAATTTTAAATTGGTCTTCATTGAAATTTAACTTCTCAACACAATTTTGTAAACAGTTATTAACACTTCTATTAATATGTTCAGCCATTTCTTTTTCAGATAAAGCCTCGCCATCTCTACATAATGCATTCTCTAATCTATTTAATTGAGCATGAGCATAACCACCAAAAGTATAATAAGCACGTTTAGATAAGAATAAATGTCTATTATCTAATAAAATTTTTCCTAGTGGACTTACATAAATATAATGTTCTGGTTTACAGAATAACATTTCAATAATATTTGGATTACAACCTGTAACTAGGTTAATAAATTTATTTAAACTATAAATTACAGTATCAGTTGCTTTATCCTCTCTTTGCTCAAAATGTGTAATACCTAAAATATCTTTTTCTGTATTTAAGGCAACACCTCTAATATCAACATCGCTTGTTTCAATATTAGTTCCATATGAGTGTGAACCACCTAAAGTTAAGAATAAAATCTTATCTTTACCTAAATGTGGATCAGTCCATAAAAATTCATATTCTTTACTATTAAATACTTTATCTTTGATTTCTTCTAATGTCATATTATTCACCTGATTTCTTTCTCCACCACCAAATTATAAGGTAATTTGGAACCCATCATAAATAATATACAGTTGAATTTAATATATTTATCTATTTATCCCCAAAAATTTCTAAGAAAGGATATGCTTGTAAATCAATTCTTGAGGTAGTATATAACATTTCTGACTTAATTATACTAATTTCACCTTGATAAATTTCAGAAGGATATAAATATTTAAATATTTGTTTATCCATATCAGAAATAACATCTGTATCTTCTGTCATAAAAACTATTATATGTTCTTCAATATCCTTAATAGCATCAAAATATGTAATTAAATAAACTATTACCTTTTCTAAATCATTATTTTGCATATTAATCACCATTATTTTAAAAAACTGTTAAATCTATTCGGTTAAAGGTATAATTAGTTACCACAAGATTACCATTTTCATCAGCAACTAAATCTCCGTTACCTCTCAATACAGGACGAATTTTAACACCTTTATCTATAAGTGACTTAACTACTAGTCCTTCACCAAAATCTAGAATATCTAGGTCTGCAATTAAATTGCAATTTTCAATATATAAATTAGTTATACAATGAGACACTTTAATAGGATTAACTAGGTCTTCATCATAGTTTGGCATAAACATACCAAACATTTGATGTGTGTCTAATTGTTCTTTAACCAATGGGTCATTTAAAATTTTATCTTTTACTAATTCTGTGGTATAAATTCTACCATTTTTATTTGGTTTATCCAATACCTCTACAATTTGTCATTTTAAAGTTGTTGCTATATGTTCAGGCATTATGAATTCACCTGTTCAGTGGGTTTTTCGTCTTTTGTTTCAACTTTATCATTTTCATCTTTTTGTTCTATATCTGTTTTATTTTTCTTAACTTTTAAAATCTCTTTAGCATTTTCATCTACATATTTTTTAAATTGAGTTTTAGAACCAAATAATTGATATGCTATTGCTAAAGCTGCACCAACATACTTATCAAATTCATCATCTTTAGAAGTTTTAGCCATTGTTACCGTTTTAAAGTCACCATGATGATGATATCCGGCGTTATTAGCAATTGCCGTAACAATTCCTTCTTCTTCATTAATAACTAGTTGTTTAATTTCCTTTTTTACATCCTTCTTTACTACATCAGTATTTGTAGGATCTATTTTTTCTACTAAATATCTCATTTTTTCTTCATTCTCCTTTTCTTCTTCATTCTTATAATATTCACAATATATTTTTGCATCACTTGGTAAATAATAAGCATATAGTTCTTTCCTAGGTAATGGACCATAATCAATACCTTTAAATAATTCATCAATATCAATATCATTTAAACCATTATCTTTTAATTTTTGTTTTAAATAATATTCTTCTTCCGCTTTTTTAACTGCCTCAGTTGCTGTCGTAATAGAATCTTCCTTTCATTGTTTACATTTTAATTATACATTGTTATTTTCTGTATTTTTAGTTTTTTTACAAGTCTTAATAAAATATATTATAGGAAATTGTAAGTTAACTAAAACCAAAATTAAATTAAGAAATGCAGTAGGATAAGTTCTAGTCATAAAACCATAAGTCATACAACATAAACTACCTAACAAATTAACTAATCTTAGCCATCGTAATTTTTTAAATAAGAAGGATATAATAACTAATCCCATTCCTGCATATCCAATTAACTCTATTCATCAGGTCATATAATCACCTCTTATATGTTAATATATACATTATATAAATAAAAAAAATAAGGAAATTAATCCTTATTTCTTAAATATTCTGTTAGTAAATTAAATAATTGTTCATCAATTATATAATAATTTTCTTCATCAGGACCGAAATTAATTGCAACTGCACTATATTCTTTATTCATAAATATTGCTTCATCTCTGTTTTTTTCAATCCATTCTTTATGAACTGTTATTGAATCACATGATTTTGTTTTTGTTTTACATTCTATTAAAAACAAATCATTCATAACGTCACCTTTTTGGAACATTGTTGCTCCGCTGTTAGCAGTTTGTTTTCCTGAAACAGCTTCTGCAACTGACTTTTCTTGTTTTGACGAATAATATCTTGTAGGCTTTGTAGTTTCTTTTCCTGTAACGTATTTAGCGAATTTTCCTGCCATTATTCTTCATCTTCTCTATCTGCTAGTTGAATTCTTTCTGCTTTATTAATTTCTTCAGCTTCCTTAAGAGTTAAGGTTACACCCTCATCTTCTTTCTGAATTGCAGCAGCTGTTTCTGCATCTAATAAGTTTCCTGAATATTGTCCTGAAGATGCAAGTTGAGCATTTAATTCTAATGTATACTTCTCTGTAAATTCCTTATTAGCTTTAAAGTAAGCATATAAATCAGCTTTTTTACCTCTTAACTCTTTACCATCTGGAGTTTTTAGGATTTCCTTTGTTTTAGGATCTAATATTTCATATGTAATATTATTAAGTCTATTAATTATTCCAAACTTAGTAGCGATATTAAACATATCAGTAGTTACATCCATATAAGCTTGTTTACCAGTTTCATCAAACATGTATGTTATAAATCCTCCACCTCTAGTAGTTGGAGCTGTTTTATTTTTTAAGAAACTAAATGAAATTCTATAACCTGATGCTCCTTGACCTGTTGTAGCATTCTTTTCTTGACCAACTTTATTTGAATTTTCTAATTCTTTACCGTTTGCATCTAGGAATTTTCTTCTTCCAAATCTAATTCTTACACTTGCATAGAATTTAATTGCATCTCCACAAGGTTCATCTAAAATATCTGCACCTGTATAAGTTTGACCTTTTACTCTTGTTTGATTAATAAATGCTAAATCAATATCATTAGCTTTAAGTGTAGGAATAATTTCACGCTGTCACTTATATAGGAATTTAGCAAGAGTTCCTCTCATACCGTTATCCTTCTCAAATTCATTTTCATAATCAATAGATGGAACTAAAGCAGGAACGGAATCAATAATAATTAAAGATAAGTCGCTAATATTATTAGCCATATCAAGTAAAGTTCCTAAAATTAGTTCTCCTGATTCACCTACATCTGGATTGTAGATATATAATTTTTCAGGATCAAAACCATTAGCTTTAGATTGATATTCAACATCATAAGTATTTTCTGCATCTACATATAAAACGGATTTATCTGGATAATTTCTTAAATAATCTGCAATAATTGCACTCATTCCAGATGTTTTACCACTTGAGTTTAAACCTGAAATTTCAATAATTCTACCTCCATGAGGCAATCCTCCTCATGTTGGATATGCAATACCAGGACATAAACTATTAACTCTAACATATTGTGGAATTAAGCTAGATTTTCTTAAAATATTATCATTTTTTCTTGTCTTTGCAAATGCTTTTGCATAATCTGCAAAGGTCATTTTTGTATTCTTTTCTTTTTCTGCCATGATTATTCCTTTCTATTCTGTTATATCATTATTAGTTGATTCATAATCTGTATTATTACCACTATTTTCATAGTTATCTGTTAACTTTTTATCACTTGCTCTTGAAATTAAAATACTTTTTAATGTATCAACAATTCTATGAGCTTCATCTAATTTTGTTTTAATTTGACTTGCAACTAATTTATATAACTTACTTACAACTTTTTCTTTATTAACAGCTAATAAAGCTATATTTTTTCTTTGTTCATTATTTCCTTCAGCTGTATTCCAAGCATTAGCTTGTGCTTCATCTTGAACAATTTCTGCAATTTCAGCTGCAATGTTTGTTTTATCTTTTAATTCACCTAAATCATATGCTAATAATGATAATTTTAATTCAATTCTTCTAATATCTTCATTAGTTAAATTATTAATATCATTTTTAACTTGTTTAACTAGTATATCAATAGATGATGTATACTCTTTAACTATATCTTTTGCTAATGAATTCATATCATCATATATATCATAAACTGTATTCATTGCTTCAATTATATGTTCTTTTAGAATAGCCATATTTAATATCTCCTTACTTTAATATTTAACACTAAATATACAATTCTTTTAACTGAGAAAATATTCTCTAAAATCAGATTCCATATAAACTCTCTTTTTTACAGAAGGTACTTCAACTAAATCATATTTACCAATATGTCTTAATCCAATAGATTTTTCACCATCATTATACATTTTCTCTGCAACTTTGATAGGAACTCAATAAATCTTATCTTTTTCATAGAATCATATAAGTATTCCTGGATAAACATCCTTATCATCCTTATATTCCAACAATCTTTCATATTGTGGAATATCTGTAAAGCTTATTGAGGCTCCTGAATGAGATTTACATTCTATCATAAATAACTTGTTATTCCCTGGAAATGCTAGGAAATCGCAAGGATTTTGGCTTGTTTCCTTAAAACCATTCATTTGATCTTTTAATCTGAATAATCAGGTTCCAGGAAAACATCTTTTTCAATTTTCTTTAAAATGGTCTTCAAAATTCTTTCCAAAATTACTAGCCATTATTGAACCATCTCTTCCTTATCATCTGAATTAGTTTCATCTTCCATATTTTCTTTTTCCATAGAGTTAAGGTATTTAACAATTTCCTCTGTCATTAAATCTTTCATATATTTTTTACTTTCAACATATGCATATTCTTCAGGTAATTCAAAGGAACATTGTAAAGGTTTACAGCCACAGAACATTCTTAATATAGCAGTTAATTCTGATTTAGTATACCACATAACTTGAATTCAAAATGACTTCTTATCCTCTTCTTTTAAAACACTATTAAAATAAGTTACTCAATATTTTGAAAAATCTTCTTCCTTAATTCCTTTAAAGAAGCATCAACTTTCAAAATGTTGCTTATATTTAAAATATAATAGTTTATTTATATATTCTTGGGCTTCATTTGCAGTAGATGTTATACAAAGCATTATATCGGGATTAGCAGAACCTTTAACGCAAAAGAATTTAAATTTTTTCTTTCTTCCAAACATTATTTCTTACCTTGTTTATCATTTTCTTGTTGAATCAATGCTGCCAACATATTTCCATGATTAACTATCCTTTTATAAAAATCTCTTGTTACATTTAACTTTGCATCATAATAGCCAACTATTCTTTGATAAAAATCTCTACCTATTTGATCTCCAGTTACTGTATCTGTATCCACTCACCCTATAATTCTTTGATAAAAATCCCTTACAGGTTTTCTTTCCATCATAGTTAGTATAACTCCTCTCCATAATCTTGTAAATAATCTCTAAGATTTACAAATTGATTTATTGCATCATCAATTGGAATTAGCTCAGCTCTTGTTATTTTCTTCTTAAAGTCATTTAAATATTGGCTAACGTCTTTTATTATCTTTATTTCGTTAAATGCCATTGTTTTTCTTTCTTGATTAAATGTTTTTGGTAACAATTCTACATCTGGAATTCTAGGACCAGAAGTTGCTATTGTAGTTGTTCCTAATAATGTTCTAGCAACATAATATCAAAACATGCCATCATCATTACTAGCTTCAATAGCAAATTCACCTATATTATCCACATCTAGTTCTCCTAGAAAAGTAGCTTCTCCATTATAATTAATTATCATTTGATTTATCCTTAGGAATTATGCCTTTCTTTTCATCAAATTCATATTCAACTACTTTTCCTTCACCGTCAACTGGCTTAATTGTTCCATTTAATAATCCAATATTGAAATCAATAGTATCATTAATTTGTTTTAAATCAGGATTTGCATTAATTTCTTCAAATAATTTTTCTTTTCTTGTTTTTAAAGAATCTAGATACATTTGTAATACTTGTGTTTTTTCTTCATCTGTAGCCTTATCGAATGCTGGTATAACTTCTAAACCATAATCATCTAGTTGAATACCATCAAGCATTTCAGTCATTTGTTGAATAACTTCTGCATAAGGTCCTTTATATGATTCTGAATTAATATGTCCATCATATGTTTGATAAGCTAAATGAACCTCATTTGCTCTAGGAATAATATAATCCTTTTTACCAACACTTATATTTCTTTCTCTACTTAAATGTTGTTCTTTAGATTTACTAACAACCATTGGATTTAAAAATTCCTTGTAATTATTTGAATTTGTTTTAACTACAAATAATCTTAAATTTTTACCAATTTGTGGAGCACATAAACAAACAACATCTTTTTGTTTTCTTAATTCGGTCTTTAATAAATTAATAGCTTCCTTAACATCTTTTAATGCAACTTTTCCAGTTATTTCATCTGTTCTTTCAAGTTTTAAATTTTCCTTAATTAAACTACCTTCCATTAATTCTTATCTCCTTCTAAATAATTATCAAATTCTTTTGGTATTTCAACCAATTCAGGTTCTTTTTTCTTTTTACTTCTAGAACTTGGTGCATTTAATTTATCCATAAATATTCTAGCTGTATCATAAACCAACTGAGCTCTTTCAAAATCTGCTAAAGCATTTTGTGCTTGTTCAGCGGTCATTTCACCTTTATTATAATATTCTGTAACATCTTCCAATATTTCTTTAATTTCAAAATATTGTGTTTCAATATCCTTAAAATAATGCTTAGCATCTACTTTTGACATATTAATATTCCTTTCATAGTTATATTTATTATAATAAATATACAATTTTTTTATACAAAGAAAAGAGGATGTTTCCATCCTCATAAATACCTATATATTAATCCCAACTAATTATGATATTACAAGTACCTTCATCTACTTGTTTACATTCTACTTCATATCCTAATATAGTTAGTTCATGAAGTAATTCATTCTTAAAAGTTTCATTTAAATAATTACCAGTATATACTACTTTAGTTTCACCTTCTAAGGATGCCTCATTAATCCACTTATATAGACGTTTCTTTATTGCTATACCACTCTTGGATTGTAATGAAGCCTTTGATGCTAATACCACATAGGAGTTATTTTTTAATATCTTTTCCTTTTCAATATGGTCATCTAAAAATTTATCATATTCAGGTGATTTAAACCATTCATCCGCAGTGAATTCTTTTCCATTATGCTTGATTTTATAAAGTCTTTTTCCTTGTTCTTCTAATTCTTTTTGTTTCTCTTCTACTTCTTTTTTTAACATTTCATACTTTTCATATTCTTTATCCATACTTATTCTTTCTGCTCTATAGGACTATGATGCTATGGTACAACACGCGAATCCTTATACTAATATATACAATTTTTTATAAAATAAAAAACCTCTAATTAAAGAGGTTGATTTAATGTATTTTAGTAAACATCTAAGTTTATGCTAATATTTAATTCATTTCCAAATTCATCAAATATTAATAATGTTTGTGATGGTTTGCTAAATAATCTTTTACCTAATGCATATTGTTCTGTTCCTACAATTGAACCATTAACATATACTTTAGCTCCTTGGAAGGATTTAGCTTTTTCACAATGATAATGACCCATTGCAATATAATCAATATATTGTCTAGTTCCACCAACTATATTTTGTCAACAAGAATTTAAGTTTTCTAAATGTCCGTGAGCAAATACAAACTTTTTACCATTTAATAATTCAAACATTCCTAATGAATCATCTAAATTATCATTAACAAATTGAATTGAAGTTCCTTTTAATCGTTCTTGTAAATATCAATCAATTAATTTATAGAAATTTTCTTTTTCAATATGTTCATGTAAATTAGCAACTGCTCTGGAATGATTATCTGTAACACTTCTATAAATAATTTCACAATTTAATTCAGTTAATTTATTTAAGGCATTAGCTAATAATTCACTTGCTAACATAATTTGTTCTACTACATCATATTGTTGTTCTAATCTAGCACTAACATGAATTAAACCGTGTATTAAGTCTCCAAGATTTAAAATATTTAATCTTTCAACTCCATTATTTCTACAATGTCTAATAACCATATCAGCTCAATGTTCTAATCTTGCTTTTGCAATATCTATATTATATTTATTATAAAAATTGTTACAATCTACACCAATATGTAAATCAGATAATAAAGCTACACCCTCAACCTTTGATAAAGGTCTATCAATTAAATTAAATTGTTCCATTTGAGGTAATTCATTTAGTTGATTAACTGTTTCTTTAATTGCATCTCTTAATACTTCAATTCTTGCCTCATCTCTGATTGTTTTACGATAAGCATTTAGAATATCTCTATTTTTAGTAAGTATCTTATAATCTTCTCTAAAAGATTCTTCGTCTGATTCCTCTGCGATATCTTCCTTTTGATTCTTAACAAATTTCATTGTTGCTTCTTCAGCAATAGATTCTCTTTCATTAATTAAATCTTCAACCATTGATTCATTTCTATAAACTCAGGTTCTAAAAGCATCAGGACTTTTCTTTAATCCTAAATAATTAACTAATTCTTTTCAATTTCTTTGTTTAACAGGTAATTCTCTAAATTTCTTTCCGATACTTAATAATGCAACCTCATCATAATTTCCATTGAATGAGTCTACATATTGATAAAATTCTTCTTTATTTAACATAAATTCTCCTTAATTTTTAAAATATCAAATTAATTATACAATTTAATCTTTATTAATAATTGAAACTTCTTCAACTGCTTGAATTGCATCGTCAGTATTTATGTAATCATCAGGAAGAACTACAGGATTTTGTAACAAACTTAAAATATCCTTAATTGCTCCAACTACGTTATCTTTAGAATCTTTACTTAATGTAGTTCCTAGATTAATATTAACTTCGTTAGTTGTTCCTCCAGAATTAGCTGCAACTTGTTGAATTAATTCTTTATTTTCTATTGAGTCAACTACTCTTTGTGATTTATCAATTTGTGCAGAAATAACAGTTAAATAATCTAATAGTTCTTTATTAGACATTTGGTCAGGTCTTTTATCGAATCTATCTATCATCTGATTTTCTACTTTAGATTGTAATTGTTCCAATTTTGCTATTCTTAAAGCATTCTTTTTACTTTGATTAATATCAAATAATTCAATTTGTTTTTTTAACTCGTCTTTATTACCTGCTTCAATTAAAGCTTCTAGTATGTCTTTTTGAGTTTTATCCAATGCATCTGGCTTAGCAATTTCTGCTAACTCATTGGATATCTTTGCAATATCATATTCGGGCATAAGTTCACCACCTAACAAAGGTTTTTATAAACCTGTTCAAATTTTTGAGCTAATGTTTTATTTATTACATCCTCAAGTAAATTTAGTTTATTTTTTAATGTGTCTCTTACATTAGTTTCTAAATTAGGATTAGGAACTACCTTATAACGTATTGAATCTAGATTATCATACTTTATATAAAGAGTAAATAAATCAAAAAAGTTAAATTCTGATACAGTTTTATCTGCTAATATATCTTCCTCTAATGTTTCGCATATAGCGTATAAAACTTTTTCATTTAATTTATCCAGAGTCTTTTTAGGTATTGTTGTTAATGTAGAAATATCTTCATTTATATTTGTCATATTATTGTAATCCTTTCTTTAAATTATCGAAAGTTTCCTCTTTCATTTGTAATAAATTTTTTAGTTTTCATAAATCTGAATAAAATCTTTCATAAGCAGTTCCTCATTCAGCTGCTAAAAGATAATAATCTTCATTAGACAATCTTTTGAAATATTCAATTGCGTGAGTATTTAGCTTATCGTTTATAACTAACGTAAAAAGCTCTTCACGGGAATAATTTTTATACTTGGCTAAATCTTTGGAAATATCTATAAGAGTTTCTATAAACATTATTCTTTAGAAGTCCTTTCAAATTCATAATTTTCAATAACTTCACTTACAGTTTTATAAACATCAATTAGCTCCTCTTTTTTAAATTCAGCTGTTGATAAGCTATTTAATGCTTCCTCAATAGATCCGTTGTCAATATTAACATAATAATATAAAATCATAGCCTGTATAAAAAGTCTAAATTCTCTTAATGTTGGAATTTTTATTGTCATTCCTCCAAAATATGTAAGTAACTTTACCATATTATCATTATCTAATAAATATGCAAGTTCACTTAAAACTGAATAATTTGGATTATCTTTTAATTTATATAAAGCAAACATAAGCATTGATGTTGTATCTTGCTTATTAAGTCTATTTAAAGATGCTTTAACTTCTTGTTTTCTTTTTTTAGTTATCATTATAATTCCCTCTGATCTTCATCGTATGTTGTAAATCCTGTTTTAATAATTCCATCAATGATTTCATCGCTTAAATCAGAATGTGTTCTTCCTGCTTTTAATTCATTGCTCATAATTCTCTTTATTCTAAAAACTAAAAATCTTATATAATTTTCCATATGAGCAGGTAAATGTCATAAAATAACATCATGTGTATTTTTATCATAAGCTTGTAACAACTTATATATATCATTTTTTAAAGCTTTCTGATTTAATTTATCCTCTACTGCCTCTCTAAGAGTTACATTTTCAATAAGAGTTAAAACACAAGATATATAGATTCGTTTCATCATTACAGGATCTCTCTGATAAGGACATATTCTTTGTAAAGACCTTTTGATTTTAAATGGCATCTGTGGAAGTAATTCATCTAATTCTTCTTTTAAATCTTTTATATACTGTTGTCTAACTTCTTCTCTTAAATTATCTGCAAGAGCATCAGAATTAGAAACCATATCAGGCATTATTACACAGGAATACATATTTTGTTCATATTGAACTTTATAAGGATAAATAACGCTCTTTATAAAATTCAATATAGATTTTATAGGAACTATTTCTTTACCTCTGCTAATTTCGCCCTTATGTTCTCATTTTTTTCGCATAATACAGAAAATTTCTGCTGTTAAAAATAAAGAAAAATCGTCATAATATTTATATTCTGTGAAGAAATGTTGCTTCTTTGCTAATGAATCTATAATAAAATATATATATTTTACAATAGTATCTTCTAGCGCTTGATTATGAGTTTCCATTAAAACAGGAAAGTTCTTATCAACGAATATACACATATCAACGATTTTAACTTTTTTAGGTCTTTCAAATGTAGGAGTATTTCAACCCATCTATATCACCCTGCTTATTCCATCATGATTTTTTTCTATTATTAATTCACAATCATAACTTATTTCCAATTCATCGGCGTGATGGGAAATAATAAATAAGCTTTCAACATCATTTAATTTTTTAGATAATAGGTTAATTACACTATTGCATCCATTACTGTCAAGATTATCAAATATTTCGTCTAAAATTAAAATGTTAGAACTAAATTGTAAATATTCTGACATCATATCTCTTATTGCAAATTGAATAATTAAATCTACTTTTTGTTTTTCTCCTCCTGATAAATTCTCAAATGCTTTATCAGAATAAGAAATATCAATATTATTACCGTCAAGTACAAACTCAAGTTTATCTGAACCAAAAATAAATGAAGAATATTCTTTAGCTTTCTTATTTATGAAATTAATAATATTAGAAAGTAAGAAACCTCTAAAATCTCTCTTTATTAAAGTATCTATTTTCTTATCAATATTTAATCGGTCTTCTATTATTACTTTCTCATTATTATTATACAATATTTCTTCCTCTAATTTTTTTAGGTTATTATCTATAGATAATAAAGCATCATTTACCTCTTTTAGTTTAACTTGATGATTATCTCTTTCAAGTGTTAATTGAGACAATTGTTTATTAAGTTCTAAAATCTTAGCTTCTTTTAATTGTTTATTTTGTGAGTATAGTTGAATTTTATCTTTTAAATTCTTATATTCAAAGTTTAAAGAAGACACATCTGTATTGTATTGATTAGTAATTTCTTGAATATTGTTATTATAGATGGTTTGTACACTATTAAGCTTTTTTGTTATATCTGCATTATCAGTATCATATAGTACTTGAGCATTTTTTATTCCATTATTGTAAATATTTAGAGCTTCATTAAGAGACCTTGTTTTTAATTCAGTTATTTGACTTAAAGTATTTCTTAATGTTGCAAGTTCTTCTTTTTTAGCTGTAGTATCAGGTTTAGTTACTCCTATTAGCTTTTGTCCGCATGTAGGACAAATATCAGTTATGCTGTCTAATTTTTTAATCTCAGCATCTAAGGCACTTATAGTTGCATTTAATTTAGATTCCTCTGCAATTGTCTTATTCAAAATGTCTGTTTTTGTGGTGTTATAATTATTAGTTAAAGTATTTTTTGATGTATTAAAAGTATTGGTAATTTGATTAACTTTCTCAGTTAATTTACCTTTAGCTTCTTGAAGTTTATTATTTTCTAATAATAAAGCATTGTTTTTATCTGTATTTAATTGATTTATCTTTGTTCCAACTTCTTCTAACTTAGAAGATGCTTCATTTAACGTTGAAATACTTGTTTTTAGAAGGTTTTCTTCGGCTGCTATATTATTTGTTATCTGACTAATTAACTCATTAAAATTAACCGGTTTATTTAATTCCTCTAGTTTTTGTAGATTAGTCTGTTTTTGTTGCAAATATATATTTTTCTCAGAGTTTTTAGTTAACAAAGTATCCTCAAATGTTCTTAATTGGTTATTATTTTCAGTTATAACAGTATTTAATTTATTCTTTATATCTTGAATCATATAATCAGATTTAGATAATTTTTCTAAAACTTCTTTTCTTCCACTTGGACTATTTGCAGTGAATTTACCTGGTAATCCTTGACCTAAAATGATAACAGAAGATAATAGTTGACTTGTTAAATCAGGTAAATATTGATTTAAAATAACTTCAGAATCCCTAAATGTTTTTCCTGATTTATCTACGCCATTAATAACTATTTTTAAATATGTTTTTGGCTCTTTATATCGTGTAACTTCAAAATTATCTCTATCTACAGAAAAATATAATGTTACATAACATTCTTTTTCATCAATATATATGTTTTTTAATCCCGATCTTAACCCATTCACAGTTTCTCCAGTTAGACATCAGCAAATAGCAGATGACCAACTTGATTTTCCTGAACCGTTAGATAATGCATTATCAAGTGGGTTATTATTTATTCCTCTTACTAAACAGTAACTTTTGTTGCTTAAATCAATTTCTGCATGACCATAACTTAAAAAGTTATGAATTATTACTTTCTTAAAATTTATATACATAATTAATTCTCCAATTCTTGGTATCTTAGTATTGTAACTTTAATAGCATTTAATGCTTTTTTTAATTTTAATTCTACTCTACTCAAATTCTTAGGAGTTATTCTAAAGTTTAATTTAATTTGTGTTGAATTAACTCCACTAACCTCGGTTGAATTTACAAAGTAAACTAGATAGTATTTAATCATATATTATCTTATCCTCCTTTATGCCATAATTATTCTTTGAATTTCGTTTAAAACTGCTTCACTCTCTCCTAACTGAGCTATTGTAAATGTTTTAAATTGCTCTAAATAATCCATATCATTTAAAGTAACTAATAATTTATCTGATTCTACATCAGAAAGTTCAATTATTCTATTAAGTTTTGATTCAGTAATATTTTTGCTATTTACTATTAAAGCTTCTAATTCTGCTTTAATAGATGGTAAATATTTAATAGATACAATAGCATTATCTTTTAAATTCTTAAGTTGTTCTAAATCAGCTTTATCTTTTATTTCCAATTGATAAAAGTTAAATGCAAATGGATTCTCAATGAAATCTATTGTTATTTCATTATTAGTGATATCTAAAATGATGATTTCATGCTTATATTTAAAACTGTTTTCTTCAAATGTTTTTCCAGTTAAATCCCCTAAATTAAAACCATTTTTACAGAATTGAGAACCATTATGAATATGACCATTTAAAAATAAGGAACAATTGCCTTCAATATCTTCAAGTTCAATACCTTCTTTACTTAATACAGGTCCATATTGAATTCCTTTTACATCATTATGACTTAAAACAATAACTTTTGCTGTTTCAGGAATTTCTAATTTCTCTCTATATTCCTTTATAGATAGTCTAATATCATCTTGAATATAAGGAATAAAAAGTAGATAAGTATTAGTATCAACTTGAATTTTCTTTATAGTAGAAACTATTTGTCCTATATTGCGTAAAACATTTACACTATTAAAAGATAAATCCTTATTAGATGCATCATGATTTCCAACTATAAATTCATGAGGCAACTTAGCCCATTTTATTTCATTTAATGCTGTTATCTGTTGGCTTGTTAGGTCAGGTTTATCAAAAAAATCACCTAAGCATATAATACCATCACAATTCTTTTCAACTGCTAAATTTTCTGCCCAATTTACACTATTAATAAGGTTTTCAAGTCTTACAGAATATTTTTCTCCTATACTTCTAATAATTGATGAAAATGTATTTCAATGAACATCCGTATATATTAAATATTTCATATTTAACCTCCTTTTATAAGATGCTAGTTCAATATATTTAAATATACAATTAAATCATAAAAAAATAGGTCCTAAGACCTATTTCATAATAATTAATTATTTATTTCTTTCTTGAGAATAATCCACAATAGCATCCTTCATATTCATAAGGGAAATCTTTGTTTTCTAATTTATTTATTATTTTTGTTCCTCAAGATGATGCAGTATATTCAAATCAAGCCTTACAATCATACCAACTATCAGTAAGATGTATACCTTTCTTTTCAGCATAAATATTATACCAATATCTACAAACACTAGGGATTGCTACAATAAATAGGTAAAAAGGACCTAAAATAATATTTTGAATTGTATGTCCAAATTCATGTCTTCTAGTATGTTCAAACCATTTTATATCATAACAAGGACCATCTTTTTGTGCATAACTACCACAAAGAGCCATAGGACCCAATTCAAGTCCACCTCAATTACCACCAATTTCAATTATTCAACTAAATCCATTTTTATGAAAATGTGCTTTTTTATTTAAAAATATTAGAATAAATAATGTTACCACTAATCCTATAAAGGTCATTAATGCTCCTCAAGTTAATTGAAGAAATCAATAACCAATACCTAAAAGTATTTTTTTCATATAATTATCTATCTCCTTATAATAAATCTTCTTGCAGAATCTACTATCTCGATTGTTGGTTTAAGCATTACCTCTTTTGGTTTATAATCATTTACAAATGCTTCCATTATTTTTGCATGATTTTCAGGACCTAACCATTCATTCTCAACAGTGAAATCCTTATTTAATTTAGTTCAATGAGAATAATAAGGACATAATTTTTTAGCTTCTTGAGGTTGATTAGGAAAAGTTTCACTAAATATACATCAATGACATAATGGAGAAGGACTAGGTGTAAAATCTTCCGTTTTAATTTCATCTAATAATTTATTTAGTTTTTTAATTCCTCTTGCAATGAATCCTTTAGTTCCTGCTTCTTGCTTCTGGTCGCAAACAACTAATTCATATGCACAACTAATATCTTGTTCGCTAATATTATATAATTCTTGAGCAGCTAAATTATAAATAACAAATTGTAAAGGGGTAGCTAATTCTTTACTATCTGCAGGTTGAGCCCAAGTTTTAATATCTTCAATAAAATAATGATTAGTTACTTTATTTCTTAAAACTCTATCTATAAATCCATGAAAAATATAACCATTAAAATCTAGGTTAAATTCTTTTTCTGCATCAACTATTTCTAAATCAGGATTTTTCATTAAATAATCATATAATCTAAACATTCCATTATTGATATATTCATTAAGCTTATCTTCATATGTTCTGTTAGATTTATCTAATTCCATTCATTCTTTTGCATATTTAGTTTTTAGAATATTTACTCCATATACTTTTTCTTTTTCATCATTAATAGTATATAGCATATTCACTAATTCTTTGCTATCTAAATGTTCATTATTTTTAATCTTATTTGCAATAGTTTCCTCAATGAAGTGAATTAATGTTCCAAAATCTGTTGCAATACTGCTGGAATCAATAAAATGATTGTCTTTATATACTAGTTTATATTTATATTTACATTGCTCAAAAACACCTATCTTTGAATAGGAGAATTTTTCAACATGCTGTTTAACATTGCTCAAATTTTCACTCATTCCTTTCTTTTTCGATTAATATTATTATACAATTAACTAAATTAAATATAAGTAAAATATAAGAAGGGATATCTATGATAATAGCTAGAACAGATATGGCAAAAGAACTTCCTGAAAAAACTCAGGAATATTTTTTACATAAATTTAAACAAAATAGCAAATACATATTTAAACTAAAAATAGCATCAAACGATTTAAAAATGCGAAATGAGAAGATTAGGTTAAAGTATTTAGAAAAATATATCACCGATACCTATAAAATCAATATTAATATATATAATATAATATATACGATTATTAATAATATTAAATACAGTTTAGATAAATGCTATCTGATAATAGATGATTATGCTATCATAGAAAAAATTCCTCTTACCCTTTTAGCTAAAATTATACTTTATGGAAACCTTGAAGTTAAAGGTAGCCCTTTATTAAAAAATTCTTTAGTTGAAGGTTATAAATTATTGCAGGTGCAAAATATGTTAATTAGTTGAGGTATTTAGTATGAGCGTAGCATTATATGATGAAGCATTATTAAGAAAATTCAAGAGTTGATTTCCTGACCAACAGGATATGCATATATTAAAACCTAATGAGTCAAAAAGATTATTTGAATTATTAGTGGATAAAGGAAAAGATAAGCCTATTGTATTTCCTGTTATTGCAATATCAAGAGATCCTAGTATAGGTTTAGATATAACAGGAAGAAGAGCTTTAAGCTGTAGTGGTGTTGAATTAGATGGATCTGAAGATGTTACCTTAGTATTAAATGCAATTCCTATGAATATATCATATCAAATTGATATATATACAAAGAAATATGAAGATGGTGACACCTATATTAGACAACTACTATTTAACTTAGTAAATTATCCAAAAATGACTGTTTTAATTCCATACAATAATGTTAATGTAAAACATGTAGCAAATTTATGAGTGGAATCTGAGATAACAGATAATAGTGATATAGCAGAAAAAATGTTTGCCGACCAATTTACAAGATGAACAATAAGAGTAAGTGTTCATGATGCATTCTTCTTTAGTGTTCCTGTTCAACAAAATTATCATATTATTGGTGCAGAATTAGAAGTAAAAGATTATCCTCAAGGAGATGACACACTTGAGGTTGTATATGATTGGTCTAAAGATAAAGATTAATTATTTTTTAGAATTATAAATTACTAAATTATTTGATATAATATGTAAGTGAGATCTGTGATATGCACTCTCACCGAATTATTTATAAATATTTTGAAGAGGAGATATAATATGCCTAGTGTAAATATTAGAGAAATAGATAGAACTGGTAACGAAGCGATAACTTATATTGAAAATATGGCTCTTATTTCAGGTGTTAAGATTGAAGTATATAATTCTGATAAAGAGTTAGTTTCACTAGATGGAGAATATCAATCATTAGCAAGTTTCAAATCTAGAGTTACTGAGATTTTTGATATTCTAGATTCAACAGTTTTTGAATCTGGTGAGGAAGAATATGAGGAAGTAAATAATAAATTAAGAAATATTATGTACTTATTCATTAAAGATAAAGGATTTGCAATGGCTTACCTTACATTATCAAAAGGACTTCCTGTTCAATATTTTGGATTATATGATTTAAAATATGATACAGATTTAGATAGTGGTGATGAGTCTGATGTAGAACCAGATTTCACATTTGATATAAATCCTGCAGAACCAGGAGAGGAAAGTCCTTATGCAAATATGCTAAATGATATTACTAATAAATTTGAGGAATTCTCAGATAGAGGTAAATATGATTTTAAATTCATTAGTGCACCATATATAGATATAAATTCTAAACAAGGTCCTTATATTAACGATGATGAGAAGCGCCCTGTAAGAGATTCTTTCGTTAATTCATTAAATAGAATTGTTACTAAAGTAGCAGGAGATAGAGGAGATGCAATAGCATTAGGTTATGCTCCTTCATATTTCAAAAAGTCTACTGAAATTGATTCTTGGATGAATACAGATAGCAATAAAAAATTCTATAGTGCTAATATAGAAAGACCTGCAGTTACTTGGTCAGCAACAGAATCATATGAACAATATGGTTCATATGGAGGAACAACAACTCCTAACTTCATAACATCATTTACAGTAGCTGTTAAGTTAATTGTTGATGGCAAGGTTAAGAATGTTTCTTATGACTTCGTTAGAGATGTATTCCCTGGATATTTAGATTATCTAGTTTGCTATGGTGAATTTGTTAAAGCAAATCCTTCATGGTTTGCTATAGCAGGATCAAATTCAGGAACAACAAGTTTATCACCATTTGTACCATTAAATAAATATGGTGATTCAGATGTTGCTATTTTCCAACCTAGAGAAGCAGGTATTAATGACAAGAATGTAAATCATATTGCATTAAATACAATTACAAATATCAGACCATTTGGTTATATCTTATGGGGAAATAGAACAATGCACCCATTAAATAAACCTATTACAAATAATTCATTAGCTGTTCAATTAGTTGCATCAGATTTCTTAAATATTAGAAGTTTATGCTGTGACTTAAAGAAAACAATTTATAGAGCTGGTAGAAAATACTCATTCTCACCTAACACAGATACATTATGGTTTAATTTCAAATCTGAAATAACTCCATTATTAGATAGAATGAAAACTAATCAAGGCATTAGAAGTTATCAAATTGTAAAAGTTAATACTCTTAAAAAGGCAGTTTTAGCAGCTAGAGTTATTATTAGTCCTATTGAAGCTGTTGAAGATTTCGACATTACAGTAGAATTAACAGATTCAGTTCAAATTAATGGTTAATTAGGAAGGAGATAATATAAGATGGCAAACGATAAATTCGCATTTGATTCTAATAGAGCAAATACAAGTACATTAGGAACTTATCACATTTCAACAGATTTACAAAATTATGAAACTGCAAGAAGCAATTTCTTCCAATTAATTGTTGAAGACTTAGACGAATTACTTTATCCTGAATTTAGCTATACTGACAATAATTTAAGCAATGAAAATTATGTTACAGGTAAAACTAAAGGAAAGAAGAGAATGGGACAAGATGTATTAAGATTATCTATTAATAAAGCATTTGTTCCACATTTCAGTATGTCACCAATTGAAGTAAGAAGAGGTAACTCAGTTGTAAAATTTGCTGATACTCCAACTTGGGATGGTAATAAGACATTAGAATTCCAAGATTTCGTTGGATTAGAAACTAAAACAGTTTTAATGGCTTGGCAAGCATTAGCATACGATGTAATGACAGATACTCAAGGTAGAGCAGGACGTTATGAAATTGGTAAAGATGCTAATGGAAATGTTTTATATAGACAAGGTTATAAGAAAGATTGTACTTTAGTTGAGTATACACCTGATTTCCAACCAATCAGATATTGGAAGTTAATCGGTTGTTGGATTAGCGCAATTCAAGAATCAGATTTCGATGTAACAAATGGTGGTAATGGCGGAAGACAAATTACAGTTACATTTGAATACGATAGAGCAGAAATGCATATGAATGATGATTTCTTCGCTCAAGATCAAGGTGAATAATCAATATAAAATTTACAAAGAGGATATAAATAGTATCCTCTTTTTTTTGGAAAATTCTTATTTAAAAATATTTAAAAAAATTAAATATTTTTAAACTAAATTATATAGAAAGGAATTGTAAAGTTATGAATATTAAGAAAGATAGTGTCTCAAAAAAGAAAACCATAGGATTACCTTTAAATGAAGATATTTATAAGGCATTAGAACAGTTATCTGCTGATTATGGTGCAAGTATTGCAACCGTATGTAGAATGATTATTGTCGATTACTTAAAACGTTATAAGGGTAATTTATTAGAAAGAAAGGAAGATAAATAATATGGCAGATTATACAATAGCAGAAGAATACACATTACCTTCACAAGGAAAGATTTATAATGTACCTTTTGATCCTAAAGTTAGATTAAGAAGTATGACTATTCAAGAAATAATGAGAAGACAAAATAAAACAAAATCAAATAATGCTATACTTTGTGAAATTATTGATGATTGTTTAGTTACAAAATTACCAATTTCATGTTATGATTTAGCTTATCCTGATTATGAATTTTTACTTCATAAATTAAGAATAGTAACTCACGGAAATGAGTATAAAATGGATGTAGGATGTCCTCATTGTGGATCTTATCAAAGAGTAACAACTAACTTAGATGATTTAAAATTTAAAGAAGTTGATATGGAAGAATTTACAAAACATATGATTTTTAAATTACCTTCATGCAAAAAAGAGATAAAGTTAAGAATTCCTACAGCTAGATTAGACGATTCTATTGAAAATAAAATTGCAGAATTTGAAAAGATGGCTCCTGAGAATACTCTTGACATGAGTCCTGTATTTAAGCTAGAAACAATGATTGACACAGTTGATGGTGCTAAAATGTCATATATTGAATTACAAGAACTAATTAAGCATTTATCATATGCTGATTATAACTACATTGACCAAAAAATTGATAAACTAAAAACTTGCTTTGGCTTAGATAGAAAGATTGATTTACAATGTAAGAAATGTGGAGGATCATTCAGCACATTTTTTCGTTTCACCTCAGAATTTCTTAGACCCCAAATTGACTAGTGATGGTAAACCTTACGGTCCGTATAAATATAAAGAACTTGTAAAAAGTTTATTTATCCTATCTAAAAATTTAAATACTTCATACATAGAGTTGAGAGATAAATTAACTCCTACAGAAATGACATCATTATTGTTACTTCTTAAAGAGGAAGATGACAAGAATAAGGAGTATTTAGATAAGATTAAATCAGAAAGAGAAAAGAAAAAGAATTCACAACCACAAAGACATTCTTACTAAATTATTATATAATAATTTAAAATTTTTAAGGAGGTTCCCTTATGGCGTATAGTGATGATGTTATTAACCAAGCATCTCGTCAATCAGAAACTACAGGTGCACAAAAGCTAATAGTTGATGAAAAAGGTGTTTTAGGCACACTTCAAATGATTGAAGCTTATAAAGAACTTGCAGCAGAGTTATCAAAAACATTTAGTCTTGCAGATACTGTTTCAAAAAATGCCTTAAATACAGCACAAGAAATTGCTGAAACTGCTAATAAATATGAAAATTTAGGTAAAACAGCAACTGCTAATCGAGTAGCTAGAAATACAAGTTATCAACAAGCTATAAAAGAGCAAAAAGATAAAGGTAATAATGTAGCAGCTTTAAGATTACAAAGAGATTTTGATCAGAAAAAACGTGAAGAAGATAGAAAATTCTATAACGAAATGATTGAACTCATGAAAGGTGCTTCAGATGAAGATAAGAAAAGTATAAGACAACAAATGACATCTTATTTCGGAAGCGAGGACGAGCTTAAGAAATTCGAAAAGCAAGAAAGTATAGGAAAAGCCTTAAAAATGGTTTCACAAAAATTAACTGCCTTTGCCAAAGAATTAGATGGAACAATTAAATCAGTTGCTAACTATAAAACGGCATGAGATACAAGATTATATGGTTCAGAAAAGAGCTTTCTTGGAATAGAAAATGTTATTAAATATGGAATTGGTGTTAGTCCATTTGTAAAACAATCTGCTGTTATGGATAAGTTAAACACTGCAATCAGCGAAGGTATTTCTTATAATATAGAGCAAAGAGCATTCCTAGATGTTTTAAAAGATGGTATAGCAACTACATTTGAGTCATTTGATACAACATTAAGAGACTTAGTCAGAGTTCAACAACAAGATTCTACAGCATATCGTTTAGGTATGGAAGCATCTTTAACAGAATACTTAAATAAAATGTTTGAAAATACAGAATATATGAACAACTTAGCAAAAATAACATCTGCTAACTTATATGAAGCAACATCATTATTAGATTCAGCAGAATCTATTGGATATGAATATCAAATTCAAAAGTGATTAGGTTCATTATACTCTGTAGGTATGTCAAGTGGTTCTGTTACAGCTATTTCAGATGCTTTAGGTAAACTATTATCAGGAGATATTTCAGGAACAGATACTGGAGCAGGTAAATTATTAGTTATGGCTGCTGCTAACTCTGGAATTGATTATGCCAAACTATTAACTGATGGTATCAATGAATCTGACGTTAACTTATTATTAGGTTCTATGGTTGGTTACTTACAACAAATAGCTAATGATAATAAAGTCGTTCAAAATCAGATGGCAGGAATTTTTGGTTTAAAAATATCTGATATTGAAGCTGCTCAAAACTTATCAGGATTTGTCAACAGTATCTTTGAACAAGATAAAAATTATAGTGCGAATACTGCTAATAATAAACTATTAAGTATGATGGGAACTTATATTACCCGTGCTAATGTTGGAAGTATGCTTGATACATTAATGGATAACTTTAAATATGTAACAGCTTCAAGTATTGCTGAAAACCCAGTATTATATACTATTTATAGTATGGGTAATTTATTAGATGAAACTGTTAATGGTATTCCTATCCCATTCGTTGACACCTTCTTTGGAGGCGTTGACTTAGAGGCAACTGTTGCCGACTTATTAAGGGTTGGTGCAATGAGTGGTACTATTCTGCAAGGAACTGCAGCTTTATTAACAGGATTAGCTGGAGGTATTTCTCCTTTAGCAACATATGGATTGTTATCAAGTAGCACAAGAGATTCTGTTCAAATTGGTAAAGGATTAGGATTAAAGGCTCAAGAAAATGATATTTCTAGTTTAGCATTAAATTATAAATCAAATTCTAATATGGACGATTTTACTTCAGCTAATAATGCTATGGCAGAAGAAAATAAAGAAGTGGCTAGAACGAATAGTACTCAAAATGATGAAGATCAAACAGATTTAAACGATATAAATGATAATCAACTTCAAATAATAACATTGTTAAATGACCTTGTTGATGGAAGTAAAACAATTCATGTTGTTAATGATTACGTTATAGGTTCAAATCCTTGAACAGGAACTAAAATAGATTAATTAGGAGGTTTAAAATGATTAAATTTGAAAGTGATAACATTGTAGTAGGTTATATAAAAAATTTATTAAATACATTTAACCTTCCTATACCAAAAATATACAACTATGAAGATAATAAATATGCTGTTGAAGGTCAAATCTATATTAAAGACGATTATATCTGTCAATATAGAAGAAAGAAAGCTTCAAGCGAATTAGAATTTAGACCTATTGTTAGATATGAGGAAGGACTTTATTATCCAAATTATACCACAAATCTTAAATTTACAGGTATTACTTACGATTCAAATACTCATGAATATTTAGGAGAGTATTTAAGATTCATAAGAGATTATAAAGGTTTAGATTTAATGTCATTATATAATTGTTATAGCAATAGATTTGCAAAGAATCTTGTATACCTAGAAAAAAATATAAACTCAGCTGATAAGAATTACAAGATTTTAATGTTACCTGTTAAATTAAATAGAGAATACACTATAGCAATTGAATCTTCAGTTCCTTATGAAATATTCTGTAGCTGTTATGGTGTAACAAATTATAATTTAGATTTAATACAAGAAACATATACAGTGGAAGCAAGAAGTAACTTCTACGACCTTGTTTATTTCGATAAATTAAAAACTTTAATTGACAAGAATAAAGATTTATATGATGATATTGCTAAATCAGAAAAAGATTTAAAGATGTTTATTAAAATACCTTCTTCAATAAAATCAAGTGTTGTTGTTTTAGAAGGTCATTACACATCTAATATGTTTTCATTTAAAAAGTCAGTTAGCAATAGTGAATCTGTAGGTAAGCGTAGATATTATGACCCTTATCAACTTAACTATTGTAAAATGGTTTATAATTTTAATCCTGAAAAAGAAGCACTTGAAGATACTAATAATGAATATGATTATAAGACTTTAATAGCTAAGATGCCAACACGACATCAACTATTACAATTAAATACAGGTACTAATTATCCATTTGCAGATAAGTTAATATCTTACTTATGTGACAATACAATATGTAAATTAGATACTATAAACGATAACATAAAAAGATTACAATGATATTTATATACACAATATACAGAAAATACGCATGATGGAAAGTGCGATATAAGTTATGGATTAAAAGATATTTCTTCAAATTATGGAATATGAGAGGATAAATATAATCTTGTAATTTATAACTTAGCAAAGGAAAAGAATTTAATTAACACAAAATTTGACATTCTTGGAAATGTAGATAGAGATATTGAAAAGTATGTTGATAAAGATTTTGATATATATTCTAAGGAGGATTAGTTTATGTCTGAATATGAACAATGAAATTTACCTAATAACTACATTTATATATCACATTTAAAAGGTGAAATAAGTACTTGAAGAGATTCAAATGGCGACATACATAATGAAGTTATAGACGAGCCTTATTTTATAATCCCAACATATCCTGATTCAATAGCAGATAGCTTGGAATCAAGATTTGATCAATCTAATGCTTTATCTAGATCTGCTCCTGTTTATACATATTCATATTCAGGACCAAGACAAGTTCAATTTACATTTAAACTTCATAGAGATATGATGGAGCAATTTAATCAAGGTGTAAGTAACTATAAATTAGGCGAAGGCGAAGATTATGTTGATGGTTTAATAAGATGCTTACAATCAATAGCTGTTCCAAGATATAACTTATCAAATAAATTAGTAGAGCCACCATTAGTTGCTGTAAGAATTTCTAATGATATATTTATTAAAGGAATTGTTAATGGCGGTGTTACAGTTAACTATGAAAAACCTCTATTATATCCTGACGGAAGATATGCTGTAATGAGTGTTACATTTACAGTTTCAGAAGTAGATCCATATGATTCTACAACAGTATTTAAGAATGGTTCATTCAGAGGAATTACAGCTGCAATGAAACCAAATATGGGGTTTAAAACCGATAACAACTAATAGGAGGTATACTTTATTATGGATGTATTAAAAAATAAAAGCTTCGGTAAATTTGACTATATATGCAGGTTTGCAGGCGTACCATATTACTATCATACTTTAGATGATAAGTATATTTATGGTTTAACTTCAAATTTAAAGAAGGATGTTCCTTATACTTTACACGAAGTAAAACCTACAGATACATTAGATAAATTAGCTTTAGCTTACTATAATAATCCAACTTTATATTGAATTATAGCTCTTTTCAATGATATTCAAGATGCTTTCATTAATTTATCTGATTACTATAAAGTAATAAGAATACCTAATTACACTACTCTTGAATTTGGAGATGAGAGATAATGGCATATTGGCATGATAAAAACTTAATATCTACCACTAACAGAGTAGAAATTCCATATATTAAAGTTACGATTGGAAGTTATACTTTTGGATGTGCTACAAAACAAACAGCATATGTAAAAACTGCTGATGGATGAGAACAAAAAGCAGGTATAAAATATCCAAATTTTATACAGAGTTTAAATATTACAAAAATTAATGGTCAAGTAAATGAATACTCCTTATCTATAGTATATCCAATTAGACCAGGAGATGACCCTAACTTTTTTGAAAAGGTATTTTCAAGTGTAAGTGACACAAGAAAAATAGTATTTACTTATGGAGATATGTCAGCACCTGAATATGTTTATAGAGATGAACAAGCATTAATAATTGATGTTGACGAAGATATAAGTGTAGAAACATCTAAAATTAGCTATACAGTTAAAGCAATTTCATCTTGTACATTAGGTTATTCAGGTAATCATAGATTTCCTTACTATGCAAAAGCAAAGCCTAGCGATTTAATTAAGCAGTTACTTTCTGATCCAAAGTATGGTTTAAATAAGCTATTCTATGGAATGAATCCTTGAAAAAAGGTCGAGCAACTAGGTCTAATAGCATCAGATGACCAAGAGGTAGAAATTAGAGCTCAGAATAATATTAGTGCTATGGATTATTTAAATTTTTTAGTTGATTCTATGATTCCTATTGGAGTAGAAAATACAAAAACAAAATTACAATCCTTTTACGTAGTAACAATTCACGATGAAGCTGAAAATGAAACAATTAACGGTGTTGCAATGAGAACTCTTGGCGGTCCTTATATTAAAGTTACAAAAGTAACTAAAAATGTAAATAGACCGGATGCTTATAATCTTACTATTGGTTATCCAACAGCTAATATTATTATAGGTTTCAAGATACAGAATAATGAAGCATATTCTATTTATTTTAATTGACAAAGCGAATTAAGTACAACAGACCTAGTACAAAGAATAAACGATGATGGTGAAATAGAGGAGTTATATTCTCCTAGAATATCTTCAAAAAATAGTCAAAGTTATACTAGAGCAGACGATAAAACATGGTGAAGTAAGGTTACACAATACCCTATTTCAGCAACATTAACAGTAAAAGGATTATTAAGACCTGCATTATTAATGCAATATATTAGAATAGACACACTATTCCACGGAAAGAAACATAATAGTTCAGGATTATATATAATAACAAAACAACAAGATACCATCGGATTCAATGGTTACAAAACAGTATTATCATTAACAAGAATAGATGGATCAGATATGGAGATTAGTTAGTATGATTCAAAGAGGAATTGTTTGAGATTATGGAAAAACAGTAAATAAATTGCTAGTAAGAATACCTTACTTTGAAAAAGCAGGAGATGATATGGCAATATTTGAATGCTTAATTGCTGTACCATCAGGAACAATTCCTGTTTATAAGAAGAAAGATATTGTTTATGTGGATTTTGAAAATAATGATTTAAATTTTCCTGTTGTGGTATCTAAACTTTTTACAAATAATTTTGATTATGAAGATAATCTTAATTCTTTATATTCTGAATCTTTAAAAGTTAATGGTCCAGTATTATTAAGTGCAGATTTTAAAGTAGGAGATATAACATATTCCGACTTATACTACTGTAAAAAGGCTATACAGGAATTAACTGGAAATGCAGAATTAGTTGATAGAATAGAGGTATGAAAAAATAATTCTACAACAGCACCTGAGCCTGAAACAAATATTATTATACCTCAAACAAGTATTGATTTTAGATATTTAGTTATTGAATATAGAAATTTTATAGAAAGTGAATCTCAAAATTTCATAGCTAAAAAATTTATATTTAATGCATACAACTATGATACTTCTAAAAGATTTAATTTAACAGATTCTAATATGATAACATCTGACGAATCTAATTTAAAAGTAATGTTTTATGAAAGACCTTTTGTAATAAGCACCTTTTTAGATTCTCAAGGAAATAAAAGAATAAAAATAAACTTTATGACTTGTACTTACGGAGAAATTGGAAGCGACGTATATGAGGATAGCGATAGAGAGTATTTAGTTCCAATGGCTATATACTTAACTAATAATATATAATAAATTAACTAAATTAAATGATATGTATAATTGGAGGTAAATATGAAAAGTATTGAATTTCCAAAAATGTTAAATAGTAATTCAACTAGAACAGTTACCGATTTAGAAGCAACTAAACAAAATAGTTTATTATTACTTCAAGTTGAAGAAGGCGAAATGTTTGGAGATCCTTTTTTTGGAATCGCTCTTAAGAAATATTTATTTAATCAAAATAATGTAATATTAAAGGATATTCTAATAGATAATATATATACTAAATTAGCAATATTTATGCCACAATTTAAAGTTAATAGGTCAGATATTAAATTAATATTTGACAAAGGTAGATTATATTGTAGATTTAAAGCAGTTAATCAATCTAATATGAAACTTGATGAATATGCATTAGTTTTATATTATGACGAAAATAGTAAATAGAAAGGTTAGAGATTTATGATAACAACATCAGATTTAAATATTAATAACAAAAGTTATATTAAAAAGGATTTTTATCAGATATATCCTGAAATTGTTGATTTAGTAAAAGAATTAACTGAATATTGAGATCCAGAAAATACAAATGAATCAGATCCAGGTGTAGTTCTTTTAAAAATAGCAGCTTTCGTTGCAGATAAGTTAAACTATAACATTGATAAAAATATACTAGAAGCATTTATAACATCTGCGACACAAGAAGAAGCAGTTAGAAAAATTTGTGAATTAATGGGTTATAATATGAAATATTATAATTCTGCAACAACAGAAGTTTCTTTCATGTGAACAGGAGAAGAACTTCCTGAAACATCAGAAGAAGCTGTTGAAAATGGAGATAGTATTACATTACCTTGATTCGATACAAAGTTAACTAATGAAGCAGGAGACATTATTTACACACTAGTTAATACAGTTGTATTAAATAGAAGATATGTTGTTAATAATACTGCTAGAGCTATTCAAGGAGATGTTGTTGACCTTGAAATAAATGAAGATAATGTATTAACGGCTGATAATCTTGATAGTAGAAATAGATTCTATTTACCTGAATTAGCAATAGCTGAAAATGGTATTTGAATATTTAACAAAGAAGATATTTCTGAAGACGGAGTTTGAACAAGAATCGATAACTTAAATACAGAAATTTTAGGAAAAACAGTATGGAAATTCGGATACGATTCTAAATTAAATAAACCTTATATTCAATTTCCAAGTGATATTGTTTCATTAATGAAGAATGGCTTAGTAATAAAATATGCTAGAACAGCTGGTAAAAATGGTAATATAAAAGCCAATACTTTAACAAAACTTCAAAATCAAACATTATATACAAAAAACAATCTTGATAATCCAATTCAAGATGTAGAGGCAAAATTACTTGTAAAAAATTTAAGTGCCACAACTAATGGTACAGATATTGAAACAATTGATGAAGCATATGAAAATTACAAAAAAACAATAGGTATATTTGATACTCTAGTTACATGCAGAGATTATGCAGCAGCTATCTATAAGATGGTATTCGATGAAAAATTAAATAATAACCCAATTGTTTCTAATTGTCAAGTATCTGATATTAGAAGTGATATCAATTTTGCTAATAATGTTGTTAAATATGGCAATTTAGGAACATACTATGAAGATGTTGCTGAAACAGAGCAGAAAGAAATTACCGCAAAATTAAAAAGTTCAGGTGAAGAAACTCAAGTATATATTGAATCACCAAAAATTAGTGATTATGATTTGTTATTATATCCATTAAATCCTATATATAATTCATATAATGAAAACACTTTTGTTAATTCTTTTACTCCGTTAGTAGATAATACAGATTCTGTAGCTACTATAAAAAGACAATTACTTCCTTACAAAACAATTTCTCATAAGATAAAGCAAGTTTCAGATATAGATAATTCAGGAAACAACATTTATCTATATAAGAATCTATATAAGTTAAATGCAAAAGTAATTACACAAAATAAAGTAAATACATTTGAACAAGAGGAAATAAGACAAAATATATTCAAGGCACTTTATGAGAATTTTAACCCAAGACATCTTGAGTATGGAGAAGAAATTCCTTATGATAGACTTTTATCTGTTATGGAAAAGGCTGATCCTAGAATTAAGTTAGTTAATTTAGATGAACCTGTTATTCAAAGTTACTATATGACAGATGATGGAGAAGATCATTTATTATATTCAAATACACAAGCAGCTTCTTCAGACGGATACTTGAAAATGGTAGCAAAGAATATTCTTGGCGCAAGAATTCCTTTATTTGATTATAATAAAGATATTACAGTGTCATTTGATTGCACAAATGTTGAAAATATGCCTATATATGATAGATCTTACGGATCTAAGAATATATACTTTGATGGTAGCGCAGGACTTACTGTTGACAACTGTTCTATAACTCATGCAACTACACACATTGATTTATCAAATGTATTAGAGTCTAGTTACAAACTAGATGACAATGAGGTAGTACAATTAGTAACAGGAAGATTAGTTACAGATTATGCTTATCCTTTATATACTAATTACTTTATCAAGTTAAATTCAGAAAGTGAAGATTTATCAAACACTTATATTAAAGCAAATTTACCATATAAATTAAAACAAGGTGAAATTTTATATATAAATTATACTGATGGTGATGATAATAAAGAATACTGAATTGAATACTCAAGTGACAATAAGAAAACAATTGTTAATGGTGTTGAAAAAAATGAAAAATTCTGTGGTATAATTCAAACTAATTTTGATTTATATGATTCAAAATATAGTGCCGTAAATAAATGCAAGAAATATAGTAAGAAAAAAGAGTCAATATTACCTGAATGAGCTACTGTTGAAGGAATGTTCTCTTTACAAACTACGGAAGAGATTGATATTATGTCTTATGCATTTACTCAATTAGAAAGCGATACAGCATATTTATACTGAATAGCTAATAATAACAATACATTAACTTTCCTTAAATATAAAGTAGAAACAAATTATGTAGTTTACAGTTATATACTAGATGATGGCGAATATATTTTCTATACAGACAGTTCAAAAACAAATTTAATTACTATAGGTTCAGGAAATAGAATTAATATAAGAAAAGCAATAACTTCTTCTAGTAATATTCTTGATAGTATTACTTGATACTATAATACTTCTAGTGCTGTAATTTCTGCAGATTCTGTTATGGAAAAAGGTATAGGAGCATTCTCTGACATTGACTGAGTAGTAAAACATTTCTCTAAAGATGAATGATTACAAGTTGATCAAATGGAGATTAGAACTATTTCAAGTGGAAGAACTATTAATGAATTAAAATTAATTTTCGATGATGGAGACGATGAATTTGAAAGCTCAAAATGAAGATTACTAGATAAAATTACATATGATGACGCTTATTCTATCGAGACAACTGATGCACAGAAATGATTTATTAGACCTATGTTAAACTTGAATATCGGACCTAATAAAATTCAAAAGATAAAATCAAATCATGCTATTTCATTTTATACAAGTTGATATTATTTAAAAGATGATGAAACCAAAACTCCAATTCCAAATAACAAGATTTATGATTATTTAAAATATAATCCTAGTAAAATTGAGGAAAACATATATATACAAACACCTATAATACGTATTACAGACTTAGGAGATTCTGGCGATGAAACATTTATGGCAATTAAATCTAACCTAAATGTTCAAAGAAGTGGTGGAACATTATTCTCATTACATACATCAGGAATAAATGCTTCAAAGTATGATAATCTATCAATATTTACTATTGACACACAATTGTCAGACATTATTGCAACACCACGAGAAAGTACAGAAAAAGTAGAACTTAATTCCGCTGATATTAACTTTACTGAATATTCATCTGCAACTTTCCCTATATATGTTCCAAATAATAATTATAACATAATATCTATATACTACAGTGCTAATAGCGATGTTGAAAAATTTGAAATTAAAGTTAATAATGGAAGATTTATTGAATATACACACTTATTCGACGACAATATTCAATATAATACTTCTAAGAAATACACAAGAGGATTACATCATTTTGTAATATTTAGAGATTCCAATGAACACTGCACTATGGAATTATCATCAGCATATAAAGGAACAAAAGCTATTGTTGTTGCTAATAAGTTAGTTCAATACAAAAAAACAGAATATAAAGGTTTAAATTATAAGGCATTTAACTTAATATCTCCTAATGATTACAAAACTTTATTCAATACATATATAAAGAATCAAGATAATTTCTACGCAACTGTTGATATTGAAAATAATATGCTATTAGATTTTGATAACTTAACAGATCCATATTGTTTATTTAATTATAATAATATTATTAATCATTTTGTATTATCTGAGCTTGATGTTGACTCGTTTGATAACATACAGATAGCTACCTCTTCAAAGGTGAATAGATAAGGAGGTATTATATATGATAAAAAATCAAAACATGATACCTGAAGTTTACTATAAGAAATCTAGGGATTTTCAATTATTTGGTAGACTTTATGATGTTGTATTTAATTATTTAAAAAATAACACATTAACAATTGATGATTTAAATACTAACACAAATCCTAATCAAAATGTACTAGAGTTATTATGTCAAACTTTAGGATTTAAGATAAAACATGATTATAATAATGATGAATTAAGTGCATTATGCTCAATATTCTTAACTTGTATGAAAAATAAAGGAAATCAAAAAGCTATATCCTTACTTCTAAATATGATTTGTAACATTCAAGGATCTGAATCTGAGCCAAGTATTGAATATGATAAGGACGATGGAGAAGGAAATGTAATCGATATCGCCTTATCAGTTCCTTCTAATATAACTGACTTTAGTTTAATTAGAGATGTTTTAGACTACATATTACCTAGTGGTTCAATTTATATTTTAACTCGACAAACTACATATAAATATGATAATATTGAGGATGAATTTGGTACAACTGACGAATTAGAGTTAAACAAAGAAAGAATATTATTATGGAATCCTTCATCTTCAGGTATAATTAAGCTAAATAACGATGGCAAAGTTATTAGTAATAACATCCCACTTGATGATACTACAGGAGAGCAACAGCCTGCAGTGGATAGCTTAGATAAAGATAATGCAGATATTTCGTCTGTTTACTCGCAAATACTTACATTCAACTATGATGGCAACAGCGAAGACATAAAAGCTCAATCTGATAATATAAGTAAGAAATTAAATGAAGCTAGAACTGAAATAACAACTAGTACTAATGAAAATAATGAGGAAGAAGGTAATCAATAATGATTAATGAAGATTATATTAAATACTCAGGCGAAGTTACAGTTCGCATAATGAGACGAAGCGAAGTATTATATGAAAAGGTATTTCATAATAAAGGCAGAAAACCTTTATTCAGACACATTGCAAATTGTTTAGCAGGAAATTATATTTCAGCAGAGGAAGATAGACCTGTAGTTCTTAATATATTTTCTGTTCCTTATTCAGACACAGAATCAGGAAAGAATCCTGAATCAAAAGCATCATTTGATATAAAAAATTATGCGAAGGTAGATAACTTAGCGAATTCCGTAGTAGTTACATTTATTAAAAAACCAGAACTTCTTTACACTAAACTATCTGATGTTAATTATGATAAAAAATCAGGTGTAAAATATTACTTTTCAGTTCCTTTTACATCGTTAACATCTTTCGATGGATCTAATAGAGGCTGAAGTGGCTATAAAATAGCTCCTTTAAACCTTGTTGCATTATATTCAAAAGGTAACGCAACTAATTACACAGATCCTTCAGCATATTTCTTTATAACAGATATATCAGATAACTTAACTAGTTTACTTCCAAAAGAAATTTCTTCATCCATAGGAGATTATAGTTTAACTATAGAGTGAAAATTAACAATTACAAATGCAAGTACAACTGTTAATAACTAAATTAATTATAAGAGATAATCTTTTAAAAGGAGATTGAGATAATGAGTTTTGTAAAAAGCAAGAATATAAAATTCTATCCTACGGGATATAGAGGAAATATACATATTGGTGAAGAATATTATTCATTTGATCCTGAAAGTAAATTAAATACTGAAGATAACAGTAGAAGAGCTTTTAATACATTAATTAACTATGAAGATAAGTCTGTTTATAAAAATAAAGGAGATTTAGTTATAACAGCCGATTATGATTGACAATCATGCTTACCAGATCAAGAACATCAATTAGATTATGCTTATAATAATTTTGAGTTTATTATTGATGGATATTATGTTAAAATAATAGATAGCTATGAAGCATTCAAGGATTTACTAACTTCATCTACACAAGAAGTTTATGCTATATTAAGAGTTACTAACAAGGGTTTAAAAGAACCAGAATCAAAAAATCAATCATCAGAAGACATTGATGTTAATAATACAGGAATCATTGGAAATGCAGCTGTTTCCTTATCATCAATGTCAACACAAAGTTATTCGCCTTCAGTTGTAGATGATGCACAATCAGGAAGAGAAATTTCAAATTTAGATATCAAGAATAACGAAGATGTTAGTGAATTTACAGCTATTGATTTTGTAACAACTCTTCCTACATCAACAACAAATTTACATATATTTAAAATATTAGAAAAAAACGGTAATACATGAGTAGTTCCTAATTCAGCCAAAATGTTAGTTGCATTAGACGATATTTATGGTGGAGATGCTTTAGATGCTGCCAGTAAGACTATAAAAACTGATACTGTAAAATCTACTACCGTAAAAACCACAAATACCGTTACCGAATATATAACAAAAGATACAACAGTTGCCGAAGGTAATAAATCATATATAAAATTAGCTGATGACTACATAAGAATAAACAGACAGAATGACGATTTAGCATTAAGTTCTAAAATTGATGTAAAAACAAATGAAATACAACTTGAACAGGGTACATCATATGGTAATTCTCATATTCGAATATCAAAAAATGGCGAGGATAACTCAATTATAGAACTCTCTGCTGATGGTTATGGTGATTTTGACCCTTCTTGAATACAAATGAAAAAGGGACAAATACAATTAGCTCAAGGTCCTGGAGATAATGAAATTTTATTAACAGATACAACTGAAGGTAATAAAATAGAAATTCATTCTAAAGATAATATAGATATCGGTATAAATGAATCTTCCTTAAATTATTTATATTTAACTAAAAATGATGGTAGTAATGCAAATTTCTATAAAGCATATAGCATAGATAATACTAATTCAGAGGATACTGATTATGTAAAAAGTTCAATGAACGTAAGTCAACGTAATATGTACCTATCTAGTTCTCGAGAAGGTGAAAAAAACGGTAGTGCCTCTATTCAAATATATTCGCTTCAAAATGAAAATATCTGACCAATGATTCCAGGAATACTTTTGAAATCAACTTCTGAAGGTATCTTAAAATCCTCTGAAATAACATCAGAAAAGGTCGAAACTCCTTTAGTTTATTTAAAAGATGAAACACTTTATTTTGGAGCTGAAAATGACACAACTCCTTATACAAATTTACCACGTATACGTTGAGTTGAGAGTAGTCCATATAGTTATTTCAAATTCGAGAATGTAGGTCAGGCAACTAATATTAGTGCAGCTAGAGTTGCAATAAATGATACTGTAAATGGTAACTATCGATTATCCGTTACAGGTGATGCTAAATTTGTTGGTCAAGTTCAAGCCAATTCATTCTATGCAACATCAGACAGAAGATTAAAGAAGAATATACAACCTTTTGAATATGATAAATCAATATTAGATTTACCTGTTTATACATATAATTATATAAATGATAATAAGAAACAAATTGGATGTATGGCTCAGGATTTACAAGAATTATATCCTGAATTAGTTAATGAAAATGATAAAGGTTATTTAAGTGTAGATAATAGTAAAGTGGTATATTTATTATTAGAGGAAGTCAAACTACTAAAAAAGGAAATTGAAGATTTAAAAAAATCTAAATAGAAAAAATAAATATAAATATTTATACTAAATTAAATGATATATAACTAAATATATTATTTTGATTTAGTATTTTTATTTTTGTGAAGGAGTAGAAGAGATGGAATGATATAATTGATTTACTCTTTTTGGTGGAAGCGCTCTTTTAGGTGCTATTGCTGTTGATATCTATATGCGACTTAAAAGTGGTGGTAAAAAAGCAATAGATAAGCATAAAGATGAAAAGATTCAAGAAGAGAAAAAATTAATAGCCGATGTAGTACAAGAAGTTATGGCTCCTTCATGTGCTCACTTATCAGTAATTAAAAATGAGTTAGGCGAAATAAAAGAGGAATTAAAAACCAATAAAGCTGCTACAGTTACTGGTTTAAGAGCCGATTTAATGTTATTAAGGGATAGATTTAGAGATCAAGGATTTGCATCTACAAATGATAAGGCAGCGTGAATGCAATTATATCATGATTATAGCGATTTAGGTGGTAATCATTTTAAGGAATATGTTGATCAATGAAAAGATGAAGTTACAAATCAACCAATAACACCAGACCCTACAAAAGATAGAAGAAAACACTAATTAGTAAAGGAGAAATTTTATGGATTGAATTACAAATGCACAAGCATTAATTGCATTAATTATTGGCTTTTTTAGTTTATTATCAGGAGCTATTACAGCATTCCTTTCAATTAAGAAGGTTATTAAGGCTAATAAAGGAAAGTCATTAAAAGAAATATGAGCTTTAGTTATGAAATTAGCCGATGCAGCAATGATTGAAGCTGAAAAAACTGCCTTAAATGGTGCAGCTAAAAAGGATAAAGTAATTGCAATGGTTAATGCAGCCGCTAAAGAAGCCGGTATTGATATATCAGCATTTACAGAACAATTATCTGAATATATTGACCAAACAATTAATTTTGTAAATACAATGTCAAGATAGGAGGAAATATAAATGAAATTAACCTTAATCAAATCCTCAGACAAAAAATTATCAGAAGCATTCACTGAAGATAAAAAATTAGCAGAAGCTGAAGAAACTACTGATACTGAAGAGGTAGTAAATGATGAAGAAACTACTACCACTGATGACGATAGTTATTCAAATTTTATAGATGATGAAAAACCTGCTGAAGAAGATACTAGTGACCCCAATGCTTTTTATAAGGTTCCAAGTGATAATGATACATTACCCGTTGAAAATTCAGAACCAGTAGAAAATAAGGATACTAATTTTGCAGATGATAGTAATGAAGTAGTTGTTAATAACTTTAATAATCTTGTTAGTCAATTATGAAATACAATAGATGTATTAAAGGGTAGTAAGGCATTTATTGAAACAGAAACTTTTTTAGTTAATAATAAAGATTCAATAAATAATTTAATTGAAGATTTAATTGATGATTTAACAATTGACATTGGAGTTGTTTATAAACTAATTGAATTAGCAAATCCAAAAGTATCGTTATTAATAAATAAAGGACAAAATAAAGCATCAGAAAAGATATTAGATACAACAACAGATGGTGTTGATAATTTATCTAGTTTATAATTTCAAATTTAGAGGTTAAGTAATACTTAACCTTTTTATTTTACTAAATTATATATAAGTATGTAGATAAGGAGATTGTGTATGACTAATCTTTTTGATAATTATGAAAAATACAATACACCTATTGCTGATAATAGATATAGGTTTTTACCAATAGTTCCTGAATATAAGGATGTAATTATAAGAGGTGCTGAAGTAGAACATTGTTTTAAAATACCTCATAAAATAGAAAATATTATAGGAGCTAGAGTTGTTTATTATCAAGGAATTGAAGAAAAAGTAATAATTCCTTTTAGTAGAATACAACTAAAAAATGAATATAATTCAGAAGATACAACAAATGATATTTCTAAAAATTATTGTTGAGCTTACTATACTCTTACCGAAGATGAATCATTAAGATTTAATACCTACAATAAACAGGTTCAAGTTCAATTAGCTGTTGTGGTTTTAGAAAATGATGAACAAAAAGTAGAATATAGTAATATATATAAAATTAAAGTTTTACCTACACTATTTACTTTCGAGGATGGTGAGTAATATATGGCAAGTATATCTAAAAATAATATTATAACAATGAATAGAGGGGATACTTTTAAATTTCCTTTTACCATAACAATTGGTGATTCAATTAATTATTTTGTTTATGATTTAGTACCTGGTGATAAAGTATATTTAGCAGTTTTAGAACCTAATCAAAAATGAGAAGATGCAATACTTAAAAAAGTATATGATGAGATTGATTATCTTTATGAAGATCATCAATTAATAATTAGATTTGAACCGGAAAATACCGAATATTTAAAACCTGGTACATATTATTATCAAATAAAACTATATAGACCATCTAACAACGTAGGTGATGGATTTGAGGCTATAGATACTTTAATACCTCGAACAAAATTTATAATTCTAGAATAAGGAGGTAACTAATAATGGCAGTAAAAGGAAATATTTCAAACACTCCTAATGGGGTTATTGGACATATAAAAGCAGATATAAATGTTTATCACGGAGTTGAAACAGATTCAGCAAAAGTAACTATTGATAATAAAACAAAGAAAATTAAAGTTGATGTTAAAGAAGAATTTCTTGATAATAAACAAGACAAGTTAATTGCCGGTGAAAACATAACAATTGATGAAAATAATGTTATTAGTGCTACTGGTGGTGGTTCTGAGGTGATACCTAATCCAGAAGTAGTAGGTGATGAACCTTTATTAAATAGTATTGAAATAGATGGCGATAAATTTAAAATTAATAATGAAGATAGTGTTTATCATGAAGGTGAAGGAATCCTAATTGATGAACAAAATAATATTTCAGTTGATAAAGAGGAAATACAAGAAAAATTAATTAGTGGTACAAATATTAAAACTATTAATGATCAAACACTATTAGGTCATGGAAACATTGATATTCAAGGCTCTGAACCATTTATTTATAATGAAGTTAATGAAGGAGGCGATCAGGAAATATCTCTTCCTAAAAATACAATAACAATTTATAAGAATATTAATCTTACTAGTTTAACAATTAATTTTACTGAAACGTATTTGCAAAAAGCTGGATGAATTTCAGAAGTAACCTTTAGAAATAATTATCAACCTACTTTAACCATAAATCCTTTAGAAGGGCAAACAATTAAATATATTCAATTTGGTGGAAATACTAATTTGGATTCAGTTAAAGAACATTTATCAGTAAATGCAGCAATAGATATGATATTCTATTATGATGGAATAAATACAATTTGTTATGTAAGTGAAGTCTTAGATTAAGGTAGGTGATTATATGAACCTATTAGAATTTAAAAGATTTTGTTTAAAAAGACAAAATTATGATTATGTATTTGTAAAGATTGAATCAGATCATGATTTAAGTATAGGTCCAGCAGTTATAGAAAAACCTGAAGCAAAGTTAGTTACAGTAAAATATAATGATACATTTAATATTAGCCCTTATTTAAATGTAGTTGATTCATTAAGAATTGGAAATAAAATAGATCAAAGATTAAATCTTTCAAGTGGTATTAATGTTGTAGACTTTAAAAATACCAGTGTTAAGATGAATCAATTTGTAAATGTTAGTAAATTAGGTTTATATGTTGATAATTCTGTAAACGTTAGTTTAAGTAAAGATTTTATACAAATGAAAACTAGATTAAGTGCAAGCTCTAAAGATAGTGTAAAAGGAAGTTTAATAAATGATTTGTTATTGGAAAATAAGCTAAAAGCTGTAATAGCAGACGCTATTGATATAATAACACAACTTCCACAAAAGATTGAAATTAAAGCTGGAGCTAATATAGCAGAACCTTTAGAAATGAATGTTATTTCTAATAACCAAATAGATTTTATTACTAAAGTAAATACTGCCGAAAGTAATAAAATTAATATTGGAAATTTAGATTCAACAAAATTTGAAAGTAACATTTTAAATACAGATGGTAATGAAGTAAATTCTACAACTAATCCTATAATGGGAACTTATGGAGGATTCAATGTTGCTAGAAAAGCCTATTTATCAGATTATTCAAATGATACTTTAAAAGATATGGTAGATAAATATGTTGTTAAAGAAACAACTTTATATCAACTAAATTATTATATAATTCAATAAAAGGAGAAAAGTAAAAATGATTAATTCAAGTATTAAAAATAATTTCTTAAATTTATTAGTAGGAAATGCAAATTCAATGTCAGGAGTTGGTGGTACTGCTTACATTTGTTTAGGTTACGATGTTCGAGTTAGTATTGCGGGTAATATCGAACTATTTGAAGAACCTCAAAATGGTTATAAAAGATATTTATTAGGTAATTATAACCAAGACTTAACACAAAAAGTTACAGTGGTAAATGGTGTAGCATCTAATAAAGATACTTTATATTTTGATGAAGCAGAAGCTGATTGAACTACAGAAGATCATAAATTAAAATATTTTGGTATTGCTAATGATATAAATAGTAAACCATTTGCTTACGGTCATATTGTTGATCCAAATTCAAAACAACCAATTGAATTAGATGTAAGAGCTGGTCAAGTTCCAATTATTAAAGTTGGTCAATTAACATTATCAATTAGCGATAGTGAAAAATTACCTTTCGATAAATATTATATTCAAGTATTTACAGAAACAGCTGGAGCTTATAATCAAGTAGCTAAGATGGAAGTTATGACAACTGCTAAGTTCTTATATGATAAATATCAAGTAGCTGTAACAAGTGTTACTGATATAAATCCTTATACTACAACAATTGAAGTTGGCGACAACTATTTAATTGCTAACCTACCACAAATGGTTGATTTAGAATTAGATCCAGAAAGTAAGGATCAATATATCACATTATACACAAACAATAATGTAGCAACTGATTATAAAGTATTAATTTTCTCTGAAGATCCTGATAGAGAATAATTAAAAATTTAAAACTTTAAAGGAGTGAAAAGATGGCAAAGTCAGTGAATTTAGAATTAAATTTAACTCCTGAAATTGAAATAGCTCAAACATTATTTGATGAATGAAGACAAAGTATAGATGGATTTCAAGGTGAAAATCCATCTAACTTTGAAATAATTGATACAGCTATTGGAGAAATAAATGAAAAGTTAAATAATTTAACTATTTTAAAATTTGAACGTGTAGAGCAATTACCTCCTAAACAAGATGCTAAAACAGATATTATATATTTAGTTCCAGCTTCTGAAAGTGGTGAGTCTAATGTTTATGATGAATACATTTTCTTAGAAACTGAAAATAATTATGAATTAATTGGTTCAACACAAATTATCTTTGATCAAACACCTACTGAAAATAGTCAAAATGCAGTTACTTCTGGTGGAGTTTATACAGCATTACAAGATAAAGTAGATAAAGAACAAGGTAAAGGTTTATCAAGTAATGATTATACAAATAATGAAAAGTCAAAATTAGAAGGTATTGAGACTGGTGCACAAGTAAATGTTCAAGCTGATTGAGAAGAGGAAAATCCTAATAGCGATGCCTATATTGCTAATAAACCAACTGTTCCAGCAGCTCAAGTAAATGCAGACTGGGAAGCCGATTCTGGCGTAGCTGAGATTTTAAATAAACCTGATTTATCAATTTATGCAGAGAGTAATGATTTAGCAGATGTTGCTTTCAGTGGATCATATAATGATTTATCAGATACACCTGATATTGAAGATATGATTGCTGAAGAACAATCTAGAGCAATAGCAGTTGAAACAGAGTTAGAAACTAAAATAGAGAAAAAACAAGATAAATTAACTGCTGGTGCTAATATAACAATCGATTCTAATAATGTTATTAGCGCTACTGGTGGCGGAGGTGTATCATCTATTGAAGCCGGTAATGGTATTGAAATTACTGGTGATGATACTAAAACAATTAGTATTGATAATAATGTAGTTGCTACTAAAGATGATATCCCTGCAAATTATGTAACTACTAATACAGTTCAAAATATTTCAGGTTTTAAGGTATTCACTAATACTAATGGTATTCAAAGTAGATCATCTGCTACAAGTTCTAATAGAGTAATTATTGATGGTACAAGTGAATCATGACCTAGTATTGAAATACAAAAGGGTGGAGCCGATAATGATAACTTACATATTTATCCAGGTTCTTTAGAATACTTACCAGATAATGGATCTAGTAATACAGATTTTAAAATAATAACACATTATCCAGATAGTAGTAGTAAAAAATTTACTTATACATTTAAAGCACCTTTATATACAGATACTGCAAAAACATTAACAGTAGCTACTACAGATGACATTACTGCAATCTCAGGTACTAATGATGGCACTAATTGGACTTCATTAACAATTGGTGAAGATACATATGGTTTAGCCTCAGGTGGTGGATCTGGAATGGACATCACAGCTCAAGAAATAGAAGATTATTTCAATGAATATTGTGATATTGAAGCCGAAGTTACAGAAGAAACTATTGAAGGTAAAAATGTTAATGTTTTAGATCTAGATAACGTTGATATAGAAATAGATAAGGATTCTGAAGGAATCTATCAGGCCTTAAATTTAAACGCTGATAATGTTTCTGCTGCAAATAAAATTTTAGATATTGAATAAGGAGATTTTAAAAATGAGTGATACAACAAAAATTGATAAGGTAAGAGTAAATGGAGTGTTATATGATTTAGCAGATTCAGGATCAGGTGGTATTTCAGGAGCTTATTTAGCTCCAAAGACATTAGTTTCTCCAAACTATACTGGTTTTGAGCAAGCTGCTATAAATCCTATTGCTTTAGTTGAACAATTAGAAAAAGCGGGTGTTTCTGTAGATGAGCCTGTCATGGATTCAGATGAAAATAACGAATATTTAGAAATTGGATATGTATCAACAAGTAATGGAAACGAGGACCCAATGATTGAAATAGACATATCTCGTGGTTCTTCTGGCGGTGGTGTTGCTCTTCTTGCTGCATCTGATACTAACGATGAGTCTGTTTTTACAGTAACAGTTCGTGTAATGGGTGCTTTTACTGAGGGAGAGGTTTATGACAAGACAACATTACGTGAAATAATAAATTATGTTTTTACAGAAATGGCGCCAGATCTTAATTTCTATTTAGATAGCAACTCTGGATATTTAGAGAATTTTATAAATATATATTACGAAGCTGCACAAGAGACTTTACATTATTATATTTCTAATATGACAAAGTTCTGTGAAGAAGTTATTGTAAAATACAATCCTGGTTCTAGTTCTGAACCTGAGCCACCTGTAAATGTTGCCAGGTAGGATATTATGGTAGATGTTGTAGTTCCATACGTTGATTTTCAAGATGAAAATTGAATAAGAACTGCAAACAAAAATGGAATTGATTATTCAGAAATAAATCGTTTTAGAGGACAAGGCGATTTTTTTAAATATTTCTTTAGAGGAATAGCTAAAAACTTGCCTTGAATAAATAATATATTTTTAATAGTTCAAAGTAAATCACAGATACCAAAATGATTAGATATATCTAAAATAAAAGTAGTTTTACATGAGGATTTTATTCCTCATGACTTTCTACCTTTATATAATAGTTGCACTTTAGAAATGTTTTTAGGTAATATAAAAGAACTAGGTGAACAATTCTTATATTTTAATGACGATATCTATATTTTAAGAGAATTAAAAATTAGTGATTTTTTCGTAGAAAATAAAGTGCGTCAACATTTTTTGAAGTACTTTTCTTCAAGCGAGCCGTTTAAGTGGCATTGTATAAATGGGTATAATTTAATTTTTAATGACGAAGGTGCTATGACTCCAGAACATAGTGTTAAGCCTCTTTTAAAAAGTAAAGTTATTGAATGTTTTAATCTGTATAAACAGGAAATATATAATTCAATAAGTACTTTAAGAACCAATAAGAATATGAATGTTTATCTATATACATATTATTTATTACAGCAAGACTTATGTGAAGACTCATCAGTTGTTTTTTCATACACCTGTGCTTATGATAACAGATTTATAAGAGGCATTCTATTGAGTGATATACTTTGTATCGGAGATGAAAAAAGTAACTTGAATGTTTATCGAGATGCTAGAATTAATAAATATTTTGCAAAAATTTTCCCTGAAAAAAGTAAATATGAATTATAAGGAGGAGTTACCTTATGAAGTATTATATAAGAACAACTCTTGAAAGAAAATTAGATGAAACCTATTCTCAAATTGAATATGATTTATTAATAGATAAAGAGCACAAGCCTGTTGAAAGTTTTATAAAACAACTAGAGTTTATTTCAGAAGAAAATGCAGTTTTGCTGGAAGATGATTTGATTTTATGTAAAAATTTTAAACAGAAAATTGAAGAAATAATAAATCAATTTCCTGATAGAATTATTAATTTTTTTACTTTTCCTAAGATTTATTTTCAAACTCGAGAATCTAAAAAATTTCTTTGAAATCAATGTACGTATTATCCAAAAAATATAGGTAAACAAATAGCCTTGGTTATGAAAAAAATTAAAAAACAAAAAGATGAGATTGGAAAAAATTTGCAATATGATGTATTAGAAAGTTTAGCTCTTGAGGAGTTAGGAATGACACACATTCAATATAGACCTTGTATAATTCAGCATTTGGACGGAAAAAGTTTAATAGGTAATAGTAACTCAGGAAGAATGACAGTTTATTTTATTGATTATCTAGATGAGTTAAATATTACCTATGAGGAAGCTCGAAAACAAGAAAATAGACTTAAATTAAAATATAAACTATTAAGGACAAAAAGAGAAAGGAAAATTTAGTTATTATGAAGTTTATCATATGTTAAAATATAAAACTAAATTTAGTGATAAGGAGTAATTTAATATGGATGATAAAAAATATACAGAGGAACTTATAAAGAATATAGGTAAAAAGTTAAGAGGAAAGCAAACTGCTTTAAAGTTTGATAATACTCCTACTAAAGGAAGTGTAAATCCAGTTACCAGTGAAGGTATTAAGGAATATGTGGATAATCATGGTGGTGGCGGTGCTAACTATGAAGCTGGAGAAAATATTACAATAATTGATAATGTTATTAGTGCGAAAGATACTAAATATACCGCAGGAGATGGTATTAATATTGATTCTAATAATAAAATAGGAATTGATAATACCGTAGCATTAAAGAGCGAATTATTCTCAGGAGATTATGACGATTTAACAAATAAACCTACATTTGCTACAGTTGCCACTACAGGTAGTTATAGCGATTTAAATGATAAAATAATTATTAATCCTACTCTTGATGATAATGAGGAAAAATTGACTGGACTAGAAGTAGAAAATGTTAAGTATAAAATTCCAGAGTTAAAAATATTAACTAATTTTACTAATAAGTGAAAAGTTAAAAATTGAACAGGATTACAAACTCTTTATGGCAATAAGGTCTGGACTGACGGAGATAATATTTATTATTCATATAGTTCAGACCAGTACGTTTTAAACAAAACAACTTCAACATGAACACAAAAAACATGGAATGGCTTGATAAATTTTAATGGTAATCACATATGAACTGACGGAGATAATATTTATTATTCATATAGTTCAAATCAATATGTATTAGATAAATCTACATCAGCATGGAGTGAAAAAACTTGAAATGAATTCAGTAATATTAATGGTCAAAATGTTTGAACAGATGGGGAGAATATTTATTATTCAAATGGAACTAATAATCAATATGTATTAGACAAAGAGACATCCACGTGAACACAAAAAACCTGAACAGGATTAACCAGTTTTAGTGGTGACCGTATTTGGACCGACGGCGAAAATATCTATTATTCATATGGCCCAAACCAATACATCTTAAATAGAGCAACATCAACATGGACAGAAAAAACATGAAATATAGGATTTAGTGGCGACTATATTTGAACTGACAAGGAAAATATTTATTATTCAAATAGTTCACTCCAATATGTATTAGACAAATCAACTTCAACATGAGTTGCAAAGACATGAACTGGTTTAACCAGTTTTTATGGTAATGATATTTGGACTGATGGAACTAATATTTATTATTCAAACTCAACAAGTCAATATGAGTTAACTCCTAACTACTCTAATTCTAATATTTTAAAAAAGATTGCTGAAACTTCAGATTACAATGATTTAATAAATAAACCAATGATTGGTAAAGTTGTTGAAGGCGATAATGATGGAACCTA